ACTTCGACGGGAAGCAGCCGCCCCGCTTCGACGAGCTTCTTCGTCTCGACCTTCAGCGCGATCGGGCCGAAGAGATCGTAGGTGAGAAACTCTTTTCGATCAGCGCGCCGCTCGTCCGCGGAGAACGCGACGCGGTAGCGCGAGTGAAAGTGATCGATCACCTCGGTGAAAGTTTTTGCCGCCGCGTACTGAGCTTCGTCGAGCACGACGAGGCCGAAGTGCTTCGCGTACTCGTGCGCGCAGTTCCGGAGCGTCGCCTGCATCCCGATCGTGATCTGTCGGATCCCGCGCGTGCTGCCGCGGATGATCCCGATCTGATCGGTGCGGAGCCCGAGCTTCGTCACGCACTCGTCGACCCACTGCTTCAAAAGCCCTTCGGTGTTCACGACGATGAGCGTCGGCAGATTCAGGTGATGAAAGAGTGCGAGCGCCGCCGTCGTCTTCCCCGAGCCCGCCGCCGATCGAATGACGCACGACTCCTCGCGACACGCGGCCGCGACCATTTCGAGCTGCGTATCCCACGGCGTCACGCGAAGTTCCCCGCGCGCTTCGCCGCGGTACCCGTTCTTCCCGACAACGCGATTGTCGATGAGCCGCACGTTCGGCCCGAGGATGTCGCTCACGCGCTTCAGCCCACCGCGGGGGAACGTGAGCCGCCGCACTTCACCACCGCCGACGGTCTCGGAGTCGAACGTCTGGATCTCTTTCGGCGGGGGCTTCATCCGAAACCGCATCGCGCGATACTTGTGAAAGTCCGGGTTCGAATGAGTGAACGCAGCGAGGAGCGCCTTGTGCTGCTCGTGCGAGATGTCCCCGAGCGCAACGCGGATCCGGTTGTCGACGACGATGCTCGGGATCCCGTCGAGCGATCCCATCTCAATCCTTCTTCCCGATGTTGACCGACGTGCTGCTACTGAGTGCAAACGCGAGAAACAACGTGTAGACCGGATGCGCTTCGATCGCCGCGAGCAGGAGTTTCATCGCTTCGGCCATGGTCAGTGCTTCCGAAGCAGTGCCGCCGCTTGCATCTGCCTGTTCGTCGCTTCGAGAAATTCTAACGCCTGATGCGCGAGCGCGTTCTCCTCACACGGGTTCGCTTCGAGCGCACAACTCTTGTGCGTCCGGTAGAACGCGATCTGCGCGCCGTTCGGGTGCCGCACCGTGTGCGTGCGGATGTTCCCCTTCGGATTCATCGGCTGATCGCAGTAGGGGCACGCGACTTCGGGCGATACGTCGCGCGTCACGCCCGAGCGCACCGCGAACCCAACCTGACTTTCAACGAGCTTCGTCGGCATGGTCTTCCATGTATGCACACAACCGATCGGCGATGTCGTGGTACGGGCCCGCGAGGTTCATCAACTTGAGCTCCACCGAGAAGCCCGCCGCGCCCGTGTGACCGTTGCCGCCGTTCGCGCGAGCGAACCGGCTCACGTCGAACCCGTTCAGACCGCGGACGGAGTACGAGAGACGCGGCACGCCGCCGGGCGCGTCGACGACGAACGAGAAGCCCGCCACGAACTTGCAGTCCGTTCCCTTCTCGCGAAGCGCTTCGGCGACGTCGGAGGTGAGCCGCGCGCCGCACGCTTGTTCCTGGAACACGGCGCACCGCGAAACTCCGTTGGTGAGGTACACGATCTGATCGACCGCTTGGCGCACGGCTTCGAGGTGCGCCTCGTACAGCGTGCGGCCCTGATCGACTTCATCGCTCGTAAGAAACGCATCGGTGAAGAGCCGAGGATCGCGATCCATCGACTCGCGCGGATTGAGCCAGTGATCGGCAGGCTTCGCCATCAGGATCTTGCTCATCCATTGTCCGCGGATGAACTTCGGATCCTTCGTCTGCCACGTGTCGCGCGCACCGATGCACTGAGCGAAATCGCGCACAGACGAGATGTTCGCAGGGGGATCGACCACCCCACCCTCGGTCGAAACTAGGTGAGTCAGAACCGCGTCCCACACTTCGCGGAACGCGAGCACCGCGCCCGAGACTCCCGGATCCTTTTTCTCGTCTGCGAAGATCCCGTTCTCGCCGAACGATCGGACGAGCTCTTCGACTCCCTTGTGATGATCGAGCACGATCGTGAGCGGCTCGTCTTCCGGGTCGCAGTGATAGTCGGGCGCGATGTCGCAGAAGAGCGCGATCCCACCATGTGAGGGATCCCAGCGCTTTCCCTCACGCGGCGTCGCGAGGTGCTTCTCCTCGGTCCCGTGCTTCAGGAAAATGATCTCGGGAGATCGCCCGAGCATCCTGAACGCGTCCTTCAGGATCATCGCGCTCGCGAGTCCGTCGGGACAATCGGCGTGCACGTACACGACGTTCACGCGCTTCAGCTTGTCGATCGAGATCACGACTTACCCCCGATCGTCATCGCGGGATGCCACGTGAACTCGCACGTGCGCCAGTCTGCCCCGAGTTCGTGCTCCGCCTGCCCTTCGTAGCCGCGCCGATAGAGCGGCCACTCTTCCGCCGTGATGTACGTCGGGCACTTGAATCGAGACGGCTCGCCCGTCGCGCGCTTCGCGTCGTCGTCGCGTGCAACGAGCCCGCCGATGCTCGCGAACGGAGCGTTCTCTATCAGATCCTGGACGCAGTCCATGCGACCGCGCTCGAATGGATCGACGGCCGTCGTCTGCACCGGTGCAGCGAACGGGTTCGGCGTGATGGATTCGCTGCCACCGCCCGGACCCTGCGCAGGTCCGCGATTCGGGTCGCGCCCGTACCACTCCTCACGCTTTCGCACTGCCGCGTCGAACGCCGCGAGGCACGAGCTCAGATAGTTTGCGAGGATCCAGTCCGGAGTATTGCTCTCGTTCTCACACGAGTTTCGGTTCAACAGGCTTTCGAGTTCGTCGCGGAACACCGGGTTCATGCCCGAGAAGATGCCGCGCCCTTCTTCTCGACGATCTCCGGGACCAGGGTGAGCGAGTCCGGCTCTCGCCCCGTCGCCCGGAGCACCACCGCAAGCACCTTCGACTCGATGAGCTTCTGCCAGTTCCGAACGCCCGTGTCGAACCGAAATTCGGGAGTCTTCCAGATCTGGACGCCGCGCCAGATCACCCGGAAGACGACGCGCTCACTCACGTACGATCTTTCACGTCGAACAGCGTACGGGTCATCCATCCGATCGTACTCTTGATCAGCCCGAAGTCGTTCGCTTGTTCGATCTCGTGCTCGCTGAGCAGCTGCGAGACTCCGCGCCGCTCGACGCCATCCGTCCAGATCCCATCCAAATGGAAGACACCACTGCCGCGATGCTCCGCGTCGTACCTCACCGTGAGGTGAACCCCGCGCGGGAGGATCAGAGACGCGTCGATCTGTTCCGCAAGCGCGACCGCCTTCGGGTGCGGGGGCTGTTGTTGGAATCGATCCTGCGGGACCGCGACCGCCTTCGGCTCTGCGCGGAGCTCATCCTCGCACTCACGAAACCATTTCGCGATGTGCTCTCGCTCGCCCTCGGGCACGTGCCGCGCGATCACGTTCTGCGCTGCGCGGATGATGTCTAGCTGCGTCTTCATCGGGTTCCCTTCAGGACCGACATCGATGTCGGTCAGTACCGTTCGAGCGCCATCGCGTCGCGCGCTTGAACGAACTCCGCCTTCTCGCCCACCGTGCTGTCGCGAGGCACCGCGCACACGAGCCGCACCGAGTGCACCGCTTCCGTCGCTTGCTGCGCCGCGATGATCCCGCGCTGCAGCGGGTCGACCGCGCGCACCGCAATGAACGCCGTCCCGAACGCCGTGCGCCAGAGCTGCCGCTCCTGCGGTGTCATGAACTCCAGTCTGCCCATCGCGTTCGCACGCGCGGCTTCGATCGGCGTGATCCGTTGCGGCGGAAGATTCTTCACCGGGCCCGGTTTCCTTCGTGTCGCCATCACTCCACCAATCGATCCGCGTACGCGGTCGCCTTCTGCAGCGCTTCCCGCACTGCTCTCTCCGCCACTCCCACCGCGCCGCGAACCGCCGCCTGCGCGTCGAGCAGCGCTTCGCGTTTCATCGCCGCTCGTGATGCCTCGTCCTGACAGAGCAGGAACTCCGCGATCACTTTCTCCGGCGAGCAATGCCCGATCACTTCGCCCGCGGCCACGGTCTTGTAGAGCCGCCGCGCTTCCACGAGCGCGTTCGCATAACGCTCGTCCTTCGGGCGCTTCGCAAAGTCGCCCTCCAATCGGATCGCCACGTGCGCGTCTAGTTCGGCCATCCCGGGCAGGATGCCGTCACTTCACCCCGCGCAGCACCGGCTCTCGCATGAGCTTCTTTATCGCCGCCCATTCGATCTGACGCACCCGCTCCCGCGTCAGGTTGATCACCTCCGCGAGCTCGTCGAGCGTCACCCCGTCCCGATCCGCCACGTCGAGCGCGCACGTTTCTCGGAGCTCCCACAGTTCGAGATCCGGAAAGTTCATCTTCAACGTCCCCGTCGACGGGCTCACGTCGATGAACAAATGAAACCGACACCCAGCGAATGGACACGGCCGTTCTCCGTTCTCGCACTCGCTCCGCGTCTTCGGCCGCGCGTACTCGGCGATCTCTTCCACCACCCCGAGTCGCAGCTCCCGCCGCTGCTCACGCGCGAGCGTCCGCACGTTCACCGAGACCGCGCGCACTTCCCGCTTCCGCTTGTTCCTCAATCGATCACGATCCCTGTACGGCTCGTTGTTCCACACTTTTTGATCATGCCATGATCGCCCCCATGAAACGCATCGCCCTCGCCCTCTCACTCGCTCTCACCGCGTGCTCCGGCTCCTTTGAAGAATCACGCGGCGCCCTCTCCCCGACCGCGCGCTGCGCCCAGCTCGATGATCGTCACGCCTTTTGGGGAGGCTTCTCGAAGTTCTCCGCCGCCCTCTCAGGCGCTTCCGGGCTCGCAACCATCCCCATCACGGGCGACACCGCCAAAGTGTCTCTCGGTGTCAGTGGGGCCGCCCTCGCCGCGTCCGCAGTCGGTGCCGCCTTCATCTCCGAATCCGCCGGCACGAGCTGGGCTCGCGAGTGCGCCAAACCGTAGAAACACGAACACCGAGCGGGGATCAAGATTCGCTCGGTGTTCGGTACCGCTGTTGATCACGTCGAGCTTCGAAGTCGCGGTTGCCTCGGGCCCGGCACTGAAGGCATGATCGCCCTGCTGACCAATGACGATCGGAAGTGTCTCACGCGCCGCACGGATCCGCCAGAACCGCGATCCGAGTTTCGCCGCGACCAGATCCACGTCTGCGGACCTTCCAGGGTCAAAGCGCGTTCGACAGCGCTCAAGTGCTCCCGTCAGTAGGGCGCGCGGCGGTAGCCGAAAAAGTCGCAGCGTGAGGATGGCCACCGAGGTGGGTTCTCACGCGCACAGGATCAACGCGTCGTTCAGGTTCCCTCGTAACCACCATGTCCCCGGCCATGGCTCGGCGCACCTCCGCACGGTAAGAAAGCCCGTGCGCGGTCCCGTTCACTCATAGGTAGTCATCAGAGCCCCCACGACCGAAAGAGACCCGGCCGTGAGTGGTAGCAGTGACACGGGAGATTCTTTGATCCCCAAACGCAGAACGGCCCCGATGGTCTCTCTCGGTTAGCCGGGGATCTGATCCGAAATAAAAGATTGATCCGGATCTCTGATCTCCGAAGCATGGATCGATCCGATGGACCCCGATGACTTCGTGAGTGTCGCGATGTACGTGCATCTCGTGCGCACTTCGCTCGCGTTCGGACGTCGCACCGTGTTCGTCATGCATAGCTACCCCGAAGCGATCGCGTCTCTCCTGCTCACGACGTGGCCCGGGCTCTCGTGCCGGATCTCCGATGGCGTGCTCATCGTTTCCCACTGGCCCGTCTGAGTCCGACGAACTCGCGATCCTGCCGTGCGCGCTGCATGTCGTTCTGCACCTGCCGCCTCCCGAGGATCTCATCGAGATGCGCCGCGAGCTCACGCACGCGCTGCAGGCGTTCGGAGGGGTGCGCGATTTCTACCACCGGTGGGTACGGAATTTGGATCGGGTCCATGTGCAGCCCCTGTGCACAATCCGATCCGCTACGTGCATCCGCACGCTTGCGAGCGTGTCCCCGTTCTCTGCGCAGTGCAGGAGCGTCTCACCGTTGCCGGGCGCCCCTTCATTTCTGTCTTAGTTCGCGGCCCGCTCGGGGAAAGGAAAAGACCCGAGCGGGCCCGCGAGTTGTCCAGAAACCGAAAACCACACGCGCGTTCATGATGCGACGGAACTAGGGCGCAGTCGAGTGCGCTTCCTTCGCCGCCGCGTCGAGCGTGCACCGCACTCGGTTCTTCTCTCGGATGATGAGCCACCGCGCGTGCATCGCTGCCGTCACGCGATCGACCACGCCCGAGCCCGTGCACCAGAGACACCGCTTCGATCGGTAGCGCTTCGGATCATCGGTCGGGACGGGATACATCCCCGCCCCTGCGCACGCCCCGCAGAAGAGAAGAGTTTCCCGATCCTCGCTCCGCTTTCGAAGACGGAGCTGAAGGCGTTGCTCGCTGTCGCGTCTCTGCGATCCCACGGCAACGCCTTCTCAGGCGCTTAGCCCTGAGCGCCCTGCACGCCCTGGAAGCCCTGCGCGCCTTGTGCGCCGGCCGCGCCCTGAGCACCAGTGACTCCCTGAGCGCCTTGCGCTCCCTGCGCGCCGGTGTCGCCTTGTGCGCCGGTGTCGCCCTGCACGCCGTTCGCACCGAGCGCCGCGAGCATCACGATGTCGCACGTCGTGGGGGGCGCGCCGTTCGCGCGCTTCGCCTGAGCGATCGCCCGAGCGTCCGCGATGCCCGCCGCGCTCGAAGACACGAGCTGCCCGCCGGCCGTCGCGATGTCCGCGGCTTCGGGTGACGTCGAGTCGAACTCGGTGCCCGCGTAGTAGAGAACCGTTCCGACCTGGGTGGAGTTGATCAGCGTCTGAGTCGACAAGGGGGTGCCCTTTCCGGTGAGGTGTTCGAGAACGCTATCACCTCCGCGGGGGGAGGGGATAGCCGGGCCGACCGACATCGATGTCGGTCCGTTTCCCCGAGAGTTTCGGGAGGTCCGAAAGAAAGATCGAGAAAGGGGTTGCATGGGGGGCGGTTCGTCCCCTATAACGAGATTCATGAAGACGCTGAACCTTTCCCTCATGTCCCTCGGTGACGCGCTCGGCTCGCTCCGTTACCTCGGCTCGTGCGCGTGCTGCCGCGACCAGTTCATGAGCACGCACATTCAAGTGTGCTGCGCCGGGGGGCGGATCTTCTGCACCCGCGAGAAGTGCCTCACCGCTGCCGCGACCGAGGCGCGGAAAGAAGCGATCGCGATCTTCAACTACACCGAGCAGCGGATCCGCGATGCCGGTGGAATCACCGACCCGAGTTCGTACGAAGTCTGAGAAAAGGAAACCCCGCACCATGCGCAGCCTCACCAAATTGATGATCGACGGCCGCCACCGCGCGGTCGCGGTCGAACACTTCCCCGCGGGCTCCACCTCGTATCTCTTCCCGCACTACGCGATCCGCTACCTCGGAAGCCCCGATCGCGTCGTCGTCGCTTCGTCCCGTGTCACCCGCGCAGACGACGCGGGCGTCGAGCTCGATCCCGAAGGCTTCCCCCGCGGGATCGGCCCGCGCCAGATCGCAGAAGTCCGATGAACCCCTGCACCCCCATCCCGCCCGGGCGCGCCCTGCGCCGGAACACCCCGACCGGGAGCGCCTACACCTACAGCGCGACCGCCTGCCAGCTCGGGGGATGGGGGTACCTCGGGTTCGCCCGCTGTTCCGTCGTCACGAAGTACGACCGGGTGCGTCACAAAGAAAGTTGAGAAAGGCATTGCATGGGGGGCGGCCCGTCCCCCATACTAGGACCCATGAACAACGCAGCCCGCGCCGAAACCCTCGACGTAGCGAACACCATCCGCGACCAGATCGGCGGACGCGCCTTCTTCATGATGGGCGCGAAGAACCTCCTCGGTTCTCCCGACTCGCTCGCCTTCCAGATCCGCGGCTCGATGAACGTGAACCGGATCTCGATCACCCTCGACCCGTCCGACACGTACACCGTCCGGTTCGTGCGCGTGCGCGGGCTGAAGGTGAAGGAAGTTGCGACCGTCGAGAACGTGTACGCCGACGCACTGAAGCCCGTGATCGAGAAACACACCGGGCTCTACCTGTCCCTCTGAATCGAAAAGGAAACCCCGCACCATGACCCCCGTTCTTCGCCGCTTCTCCGACACCATCACGATCGAGTGCACCGACGCGCTCGAAGCCGAACACATCGCGCGCGACTTGCTCGACGTGCTCGCCGCCGTTGCCGACGATCTGCCCTCGCACGAAGTGCGGGTCGAGCAAAGCGAGCGCCGGGTGTTCATCACCGGCAACCTGAACCACGCCGAAGACGCGGTCCACGTGATGATGGATGTCCACGACGACACCTGCCCGAACATCATCTTCGCCGAAACCGGTGTCGCTGATTACGAGGTGTCGCTGTGACGCTCGCCGAAGTGATCGAAGGCGCGGGCTACGATCTCCGCGCCTACTCCGGGCGCGGGATGTATCAGAAGCAGTGCCTCGCGTTCGAGTGCAGCGACGAGCTCGGAGATCTCTTCGCGAACCTGCTCACCGCCGGGCTCGATGCTGAGCACGCGGTCGTTGTCCGCGAGATGAAGATCGACACGCTCGGACGCGGCTCGATCGTCTACTTCGAGACCGTGCCCGCTCCCGCAGATCTGATCGACGAAGACGACGAAGGGAGCGACGACGAATGAGCACCTCACCCGCGTTCGTGTTCGCGCCGTTCCCCTACGGCGTCGATCAGTTCAACGCCCCGATCGAGTGGGCGACTCCACCGACGCCGTACCAAGCCGCGACCTGGCGCCCGCTCGATGCGAGCAATCCCGGGATCGCGTTCCGCTTCTGCCAGCTGTGGCTCCTGTGCGTGCGCTTCCAGCGAATGGATCTCTGGAACCGGATGCTCGTCCGTCACGCGCGCGCCGGTGCGTGGCGCGAGGTGTCGCCGTGACGCGCTACGCGATCCGTGTGCAACGCTGGGTCTGTTACGAGACCACCGTGCTCGTCGAAGCCGAGACGGTGCGCGACGCCCGCGAGAAGGCGCTCTGTCATCCCCAAGTGACGATCGCGCGTGGCACGATCACGAAGAACAAAACCACGATCCTCGATCGCGAAAAGGTGTCGCCGTGAACTACCCCGAAGATCGAATCGCCTGCCAACGTCTGATCGCGAGAGCCTTCGGACACTTCACCGAGTTGAACCGCATGCTGTGCGAGAGCCCTGAGAGAATGTACGACATGGCCGGAGCTTCTTCGACGCGCGACACCCTGCCCTGCTTGTCCCGGGCGATCCGCCTGGCCCGGCTCGGCGCCGTCGCGTTCTTCCTCGCCGCCTGCGGGGGAGAGCCCTTCGCCGCGTCTAACGGACTGGCTCCGTTAGAACCCGACTCGGGAGCTGCCGGTGCTGCCACAGAATCAGGCTCAGGAGGCGCGACCGCCGTCGAAGATGCCGGCGCACCTGGCTCGGGCGGAACGCCTCAGGGCGGGGCGCCTGGCGCGGGAGGCTCCCCGAGCAGCGGCGGTTCAGGAACCGGGGGGATCGTTTCGGCGGGAGGCGCCCTCGGTTCAACGGGAGGCGGGATCGTTTCAGGAACCGGGGGAGCTCCGAGCGCCGGTGGTAACCAGGGCGCGGGGGGTTACCAGGGAACCGGGGGAACGACGACGATCGACCTGAGCACCGTCCTCGCGAATCATCCCGACTGCGTGCACTACGCGATCGCGTGTCACGAGGGATCGCAGACGGGCGAGATCGTGCAATGCGCGAATCAGGGAACCTCGCTGCAGGCCAACGTGTGCATTTTGCAGTTTGGTTCGCAGATGGGTCTCGGCGTTTGGTGCTGCGTGCAACCATGACGAAGGTGGCGGGAATGAAGCATCCGGAAGAGAAGAATCCTGCGGAAGCAATCTGCGCGAGCTGCGGGAAGCCGCAAAAGGACCACTGCACCCCGCAGACTCTCGGGCAGGCAACCGCGCGCGTCGCCGAGATGGCGCACCTCGGGTACACGGAATCGATCGTCGTGGACGACCTGAGAATCAGACTCGAAAAACTGGAGAGCAAGATTCGCGAGCTTGAAACCACGAACGCCAGGCTTCGGGTGCAACCGTGAAGCATCAGAAAACGGTTATCCGTAGGCTGTTGTGCTGGGCATGGCTGTGCCCGCTCCAATGGGATACGTGGCATCCGGAAGACAAGGGGCCGTTCGGGTACTTTCTCGTTGGCACTTGCCCGCACTGCGGGCGGTCCGTTGCTGAGCGCCCCGATGGTAGTCGCGTACCCTGATCGATGAGGAACACATGGCACCCCTGAAGCAGCCGGCCACGACAACTCCGACCGAGCCCGTCACGGGAGCGGCAGATGCTCCACCTACGGACGAGCAGGCGCGGTTGCTCCGTCTCGCGGACGGTCACGGCTACTTCCTTGCTGCCAAAGGCACGGCCATGGATCTCGACTGGATGCTTCTGGAGCGCGCCGGTTGGGCTAGGGAGTTTCGCGACGGCATCACCATCCGCACCTGGTGCGTGACCGATGCGGGACGGGCCGCGCTAGGTGGCGCGGTGCCCGAAAAGCCTGCGGTGCACCCCTGAAGCAGTGGATACCGGCTGTCCGTGAGGACCGCGTCTCGCGAACCCTGAACCTTTTGAGAGGAGGGAACTGAATCATGAACATCTACGTCGCGTCGTCTTGGAGAAACCTTCTGCAACCCGGCATCGTGCACGCGCTCCGTCGCTGCGGTCACGAGGTCTACGACTTCAGGCACCCGGCCGCCGGCAACACCGGCTTTCACTGGACCGAAGTGGACCCCGACTGGAGCTTCGAGGGACGCGGCGTCGTCGAGCCCGAGCGCTACCGGAAGATGCTCCAGCACCCCATCGCTGCGGCTGGTTACGAGCACGACATCACGGCGCTGCGGAAGTGCGAGGCAGTCGTCTACGTGCTCCCGTGTGGGCGCTCCGCATCATGGGAGTTCGGCTACGCGATGGGGCAAGGCAAGCGCGGGTACGTCGTCGCGTTCGAGCCCACGGAGCCGGAGTTGATGTTCAGGGAGGCGACCATCATCACGAACATGAACGAGCTGTTTGACGCCTTCGGGGAGCCCATCGAGCGCGGGGCGCTAGCTCAAGCACTTGGGTCTGTTCCGTGAAGCAGTCGGTGCCCGCTGCTCGCGCGCGATCGATCCCGCCGAGCTAGTGCATCACTTGAGCGAGCTCGATCGCGGCCTTCGCGATCGCCGTGATGAGCGCCGCGAGTGCGCCGAGCGCCGCAACGATCGTCGGCCACTTCGTAGCCTTCACCGACTCGCGAAGACTCTTCGGATCACTCCGCGGTCGGTCGCTCTTCGGCGGAGTCATCACATGAATGTGGTTGTGGATCTCGGGAGCGCTCGGCATCGGCTCGCGCTTCGGTGCGAGCTCCGCGACGTTGTGCACGCCCGTCGGTTCTTCTTCCCCTTCGAGCTCCGCGGCGTTCTCCTCGCGCTCTGACTTCGCGAGCAGCTCGTCGACGTCATCGTGAAGCGGGAGCTCGTTCAGATCCCGCCGATCACGCGTGCCCATTGGCTGCCTTGCCTTCGAGCTCGTCGAGCCGCATCTCGATGCCCGGGATCTTCGAGAGCGCCTGATCGAGTTTGCTCTCGATGCTCTGAAGGATCTTGTTCGTCTCTTTGTTCCCATCGTCGATCGCGGCGTGGATCCCTTTCATCCGCGCGTGAGTCATCTTCAGCGACTCGCTCAGCTTGCCGATCGCTTCGCGTTGATGCCCGATCGCCGCGAGTATCCTCGGGCGCTTCTTCTCGGCACCCGGCGAAACTGTCGTCGGTCCGTCGCGCTCGCTCATGCGACGCCCGACATCGATGTCGGTCCTACGGCTGCGACCGGTTTCGGGTTGCCGTACGGAAGCGGGCTTTCTTTCAACGCGTGGTGAGTGCCGATCGCCGCGAGCCCCGAGATGATCCCGCCTGCGCTCTGCACGAGCGCCGCGAGCACCGCATCAATCGGCGCGCCGTTGATGTTCGCCGAGAGCGCTCCGAGCACCGCACCACCCGCGAGCGCGGGCGCCGCCTGTACCGCCGTTGGAAGCTTCGCGAAACTCGCCGGCCAGAACTTCCGCCACACCCAGATCGCCCCGAGCAGGAGCGCCGAGAGGATCGCGTTGAAGAGCCCGGGGTGCACGCCATCGAGAACCGTTCGGAGATGGACCAGCGCTGGGAACATTCTTCGATGGTAGCAGGCGCTGATACCACCCGACGAGCCCCCACGTGAGCTCACACACGTCGGTTCCGCGCGGCGTACCTCCCACACCGAGGAAGTTGTCCCCGCGTCACTTCAGCGGCATCACCGCGAACATGAAGACCCGTCTCATCGTCGTCGATGACTTCTACCCCGACCCCGACGCCGTGCGCGTCGTCGCTCAGCGCTCGAACCTCGAAGCCGATCCGGCGAACCATAAAGGGATCCGATCCGTCGAGATGCCGATCCCGGAAGGCCCGTACAAGATCTTCGAGAAGCTCACCGGTGAAAAGATCAAGTCGGGGTACTCGTGCTTCCAGCTGTGCATCGCTGGCGATCAGCTCGTGTACCACTCCGACGAGCAGCGATGGGCCGCCGTCGTGTTCCTCACTCCGAACGCGCCGCCCGAAACCGGCACGAGCTTCTTCAAATCGCGCGCGACTGGGTTTCGCTCGGGCGAGGATCTGAAGTCACCCGAAGACGCGATCCACACGTACGGCGGGAAGCTCCTCGACCGCACCGCGTGGGATGAAGTGGATCGGATCGGCAACGTCTACAACCGCCTCGCGATCTGGGATGCCCGCCTGATCCATTCCGCATCCGACTACTTCGGCACCGGGCTCGACGACGCGCGCCTGTTTCAAATGTACTTTTGGGATTCGATCGCGGCATCACCGCCCGGATGAAGATCAGTGTCGTCACACCGAGCCACGATCCGAAGTTTCTTGGCGAGGTGTGGGAGTCGCTCGCCGCGCAGACTCACCGCGACTTCGAGTGGATCGTTCTCCTGAACGGCAAGGGCGCCGAGAGTTCGATCACGAACGACGATCCGCGCGTGCGCTTCTACCGCACCGGGCTTCGCTTCGGCGGTTCGGTCGGCGCTCTGAAAGCGTACGCGTTCTCACTCGCCGCGGGCGACGTCGTGCTCGAACTCGATCACGACGATCTCCTCGCACCCACTGCGCTCGAACGCTGCGCCGAAGCGTTCGCAGATCCTGCGATCGACTTTGCGTTCTCCGAGTGCGCAGACTTCCCCGATCCGCCCGGCACCGAGCCGACCTACTTCTCGCAGAAGTCTCGGCTCGCGTGGATGCAAGACGGCTGGAAGTTCGGCACGTGCGAGGTGCCCGCGAATCTCCGCGCCGCGGTGAAAGCCGAGAAGCTGCCTCACCCGATCTGCTTCGAGCCGAGCGCGATGAGCGTGTCGATCATCAGCTACGCGCCGAACCACTTCCGCGCGTGGCGCCGTTCGTTCTACGAAAAGATCGGCGGGCACGACATGGGGTTCGCGGTCTGCGACGATCTCGAAATCCTGCAGCGCACATACCTCGCCGGGCGCATGAAGAAGATCCCCGAGGTGCTCTACTTCTACCGAGTGCGCGGCGATGGCGCGAACACGTGGCAGCAGAACGTCGGCAAGATCCAGGAGACGAGCCACGCGCTACGCGATCAGAATCTCACCGCGCTCGTCGGGCGCGAGTGCGAGCTCCGCGGCTTGCCCGCTCTCGACTTGGGAGGGATCCACAATCCCGCAGGCGCACCGTGGATCGCGTTCGACAAGTCGCTCCCGTGGCCCGAGGGAGTGCCGAAGCGCGAAGACTTCACAGAGAACGAGCAGCGCGATCACTTCGGAGTTCCGCGCCTCGATGGAACGCTTCTCACTTCGTACAAGTGGCCGTTCCCCGACTCTTCGATCGGCGCCTTCCGCGCAGCTGACTTCCTCGAACACCTGCCGAACAAGCTCGCGACGATGCGCGAGATCTATCGCTGCCTCGCTCCCGGTGGATGGCTGCTCTCGTCGACGCCCGACGCTGCAGGCTCGGGCGCGCATCAGGATCCGACTCACTGCTCGTACTGGGTCGAGAACTCGTTCCGCTACTACACGGAAACGCGACTCGCGAAGTACATCGACAACACCACCGAGCGCTTCATGGTGTCGCGGCTCTTCACGGCGAAGGGAGAGATCCCCTACGTGATCGCCGATCTCATGAGCCTGAAGGATGACGACGGGAAGCTACCGGGCAGACGCTCGATCTAGATCAGCTCCCACGAGTCCCACTGCACGAAGGGCTGATTCAATTGCCCATAGCCGAGCCCGATCTGATCGGGCGCGCTCCCGAAGAACCCGACGCCGATGTTCCAGTTCTCTTTCCAGACCACGCCGTCGCCGCTGTAGAACCGGAACGTCGCGCCGTCGAACGTCACGCGGAACCACGAGTAGTCGCCGACCTGATCCGTATCGAGCCCGCCCGCGGGCGTCGTGTCGTCGGTCCATGACACGCCGACGAGGAGCGCGGGCTTCGTCCAGCCCCACACGATCGCCTGCTTCGTTGCCGCGTTCCGGATCACGATCCCGCTCGTGCCCGTGCTGCCGCCGCCCGCGCCGACCAACGTCGCCACGTGCGCGCGGACGTCGAACGTCCCCGGCATCGTCGTCACCAAACCCGAGAGCACATCCGCGCCGCTCGAACACGTCGCCGTGATGCGCCCCGCGTCGTCTGCGAACGTCTGCGTCGCCGCTGATCCGAACGCGGTCCACGTGCCGACCGCGGGCACCTGCTTGCCGACGCGCCCGAGGATCATCGGCCGCCACGCGACGCCGTCGTCCACCCACTCCGGGCCGCCATCGCTCGACACGTAGCGCGCGCCCTGATGCCCCGCCGAAGGGCGCGCTGAGTACAGACCGAAGCCGCCGATCGCCGGGCTGCCCTGCAGCCCCTGCGCGCCGGTGAGACCCTGAGCGCCCGCCGTGCCTTGTGCTCCTGCCGTTCCCTGCGCGCCGGTGAGACCCTGAGCACCCGCCGTGCCTTGTGCGCCTGCCGTTCCCTGCGCTCCTGTGACGCCCTGAGCGCCTTGCGCTCCCGCGGCTCCCTGCGCCCCGGCTGCGCCTTGCGAGCCCTGTGCGCCCGTCCCTGGCGCGCCCTGAGCACCCTGCGGGCCCTGGCTCCCCGCGCCGCTCGCCGCGAACGCCGCCGCCATGATGGCGTCCACGCGATCGCGGTTGCTGCTCTGCACGAGGATCGCGCACTGCTCGGCCGCTTCTCGGAGCCCCGGGATCGACGCATCCGCGAGCGTGCCGCCGATGCCCTCGATCATCGTGACGTCGACGTACTCGTCATCAATCAGGCGCCCCGCGTACAGAATGTCTGTACCGAGGATCACCGTGTTGATGAGGTAGAAGAGCGCCATCGACGGGAGATCAGTTCGGCGCGCCGCGAAGCGCGAGGCTCACCGTGAGCGTGCCCGGGTGAGTCGTGTCGCCGACTTCGGCGACGAGCACGCGCACACCCGACGCCGCTGCAGGAACGGCGATCGTCTTCTTCCAGAGAACCGGCACCGTAGCGCTCGTGTTCGCGAGCCCCTTCGTTTCCGAGATGTACTCCGTCGTCGTCGCGACGCTCCCCGATGTCGTCGGCGTGCCGACCGCGATCATTTCGTAGTAGCCGCCAACGCCGTTGATCTCCCACTGCACCTCGAACTTCGGTTGCCCCGAAGACGCGGCCGCCGCTTTCAAGTAGCTGAACGCGATCGTGAGCTCGCGCGGGAAGTTCGGCACGCCCGATGCGAGTCCCGTGATCGGCGTGTACGCCTGATCGGAATACGCACCCGAAGCGGGCAGGACGGCGTTGTAGTTTGGGTCCTGGATCCACGTGTCGCGCTGCATGCCGAGAACGGTATCACAACCCCCGACCGAGCTCAGAGCTGCACGCCGAGCACGCTGAACGCAGCGTCATCCGTGAGAGGAAGCGCGAGCGTCGAGACGAGCGCCGGGGTGCTCATCGAATAAGCGTACAGGGTCTTATCCCCCGTGATGTCGTCGGTCCCGCAGAAGATCGCGAGCCCTGCTTCTGTCATGAGCGCGGGCTCCGTCCGCTGCGCCGTCGGCGCGAACGTCTCGGTGCTCACGAAGTCGGGGATCCCCGTCGCCCTCGGAACTCGCATCGCGTGGAACGATCCGTCCGTGAATCCGTAGAACCAGAACGAATCCGAGTCGACGTCGTACACACCGCCGAAGAGCAGCGGGTTGTCCCCGAGTGATGGCCCGATGAACGTGGGATCGAGCGTGTCAGGAGCCCACGACACGATCCCGCCAGACGCGCCGCTGTAGAACTTCGACGCACTCGCGACCCACATGAGAGACGACGAGTCGCCGAACACTTGCTTGTCCGTCGTCGCGAGCGTGACCGACGAACCGCCGACCGTCGGATCGATCTGAAAGACAACCGTGCTCGGACTCGCGTCCATCCCGATGTGAACGGTGATCGCGTACAGGAACCCATCACCCGGGAAGCAGAACCCGAACGGGTAGAAGCCGAGGTACGTGGGGAAGTCGAAACCCGACAGATCGACCGGCGTGTCGAACGTGAGCACCGCGTCCACCGATGCAACGCGCGGGTTTGCGCTGCCCGTGAGGAACCACGTCTGCGCCTGCGTCGGATCGCCGATGAGCTTTCCGAAGTTGACGAAGCCGGTCATCGGATCCGGCACCGCTCCCTGCAACACCGTCGCAAGCGTGTCCGGATCGAGCTTCGCGATCTGCGGGATCGCCGACTCGTCGCATCCGTACACGTACAGCTTCCCATCGAACGCGACCGCGCCGCCGTCCACTCCCGCGAGCACACCCGCCGCGGTCTTGCTCGCGACCAGTGCGAACACGCCCGCACTGCTCACCGTGTAGCGAAGAACGACCGGCTCGATCGAGGGAACTTCGACGAAGCTCGCGAAGACGAAGAGCGCTTCCGTCGTCACCGGCTCGGGCACGGGGTTCGGGATGATCTCGGGTTCCTGCAGAGGGATCACTTTGAACGGCGGGATCGGTTCACCGAGCTTCGGCGGGATCGCCGTGTAGAGCTCCAGCGCTTCGAGCTCCGTGATGAACACCGCGGCGGAGAGCACGTCGGAGAGCCCGACGCGGAGCACGTGCGCGATGTTCTTCGCGAGCTTGATCGGAAGCGGCTGCGCGGTCTGATCGATCCGAACGAGGAGCTCGGGCGAGACGACGCACGCCGCGGCAAGGTTGCCGAGCGTGTAGCCGTTCTCACTCGCGAGATCGAGCAGCCGCCCCACGGGTCAGAGCTTCCAACCGGTGACGAGCAGGTTCGGCAGATCGCGCGTTGCGCTTCCGGTGAACGGGATCGGAAGCCATTCGACGATGAAATACAGATTGTCGTTCGCGTACCCGTTCGAGCTACCGAGGATCACACGCGGGATCCATGCCTCGAAGAGCACAGTGCGAAACCCCGTCGCCGGATCGAACGCCGAAAAATTCGATGAACCGATGTACCGCCCGATCAGCTGTGTGAATCCCGCGTCCGCGTAGACTGCGATCTCGTTCGTGTAGGTGAATCCGACTGCGACCGTCCCCGAGATGCGAGACGCGAGCGCAACCTTCACCGCCTTCGCCATCTTCGGGAAGTTTGTACCCGCCACGAGCGCGTACTGATCAGCGGAGCCCACCGCAGTAGGCGCGGGACCCTGCATGAACGCACCATCCGACGGCACCGTTTCGCCCGCGCTGAGAGTGATCCCCACAGGCACCGGGCCCGCTCCGAGATCTGCACAGATGCCAGCCGCGAGGAGTACCGCCGTCTGCGATCCCGTGATCCCCGTCGCCGTTGGAGGGGGCACCGTGCCGAACCCGAGATCCGTCGCCGCACCGAATTGATAGACCGCGAGGATCCCGCGACCGGCGTTCGGGATGCGCGGCACCGTGGGCGAGTCGACGTAGCGCACCCAGCGCGGAAGATTGCCCGGGAAGATCGCCCACAGGTACCAGGGATCGCCTGCCGTGAACGACGCGCCTGCCGCTTGATTGACCGGGTCCTGCAGATCGATCCCGATGGCGCCGCCCGCGAGGTACATCGCCGCGCGCGAGTTGACGACGCCCGTGAGGAGCGTCTTCGTCGTGTCCGTGAAATCGTTCGAGTTGAGGTACGAGCCCGGATCGATCGGCTGAAGGATCGATTGCAGATCCGTCCCCGCCGCGATCCGATCTTTCACGAGCGGTCGCACATCCCAGAACGTCATGTCGTCGACGCTCGCCGCTGCGCTCGGGACGCTCGCCACGCAGAGCGGGAGCCAGCCCTGCACGTTCGCCGGAAGTCCCGCGCCGGGCGTCCCCTCGCGCACGCGGTAGGTGAGCTCGCCCTGGATCACCTTCGTCACCGCGATCGGGGAGAAGAGCCCCGTCGACGGATTGAAAATGTCTCGGTTGTCCGTTTCGAGCACCGTGCTGTTTCGCTGCACCTCGATCACGTCGATGCGAGTCTGCCCGCCCGAGCCCGCCGACATCACGAGCGTTCCGAGGTTCGTGACGCCCGGATCGTCGACGATCTTGTAACGGCTATCGTCCGGATTCGCGGGGTTCGGATCGGAGCTCCCCGTTTCGCCGTCCGGGTCATCGAGCCCCACAACACCGGGCGAGACGAGCAGGTTCAACGAGCCCGCTTGGGGGAGGACGACGAGCCCGTCGATCACGTCCCCGCGTAGCGGCGTGCCGACGGCTGCCGTGTTCTGCAGCACCGTGTCGACGTAGCTCCCGAACTCCACCACGCCGCCGCCGCCGGTGAACACGGCGTTGCGGTTGTTCATCAGGAGCCGGTACGACTCGGCGCGATCGGCTGCCGCGAACCGTTCCGCGCGGTTCTGATCTTGGGAGATCACCCGTTCCCGGGTGTTGTAAATCATCTGCTTCGCGCCGCTGCCCATGGGTGATCTCTCCTGAGGGAATGGACCGACATCGATGTCGGTCGGCAGGAGTCTATCAGGGTCAGAAGCAACCGACGTCTTCGACGTACAGATCGAACCCGACGCCGCCCATCCGCGCCGCGTTCACCGCATCCCACACGCGCCGGTTGAGCACCGCGCTCGTCGTCGGGAACCCATCGAAGAACGCGAGGTAAGGCGCCGCGTCGAAGAAGTTGATCTGGCTCGTGACGTCGAACGCGATCCCGAAATCCCCGAGCGCGGGAGGCGGAACACCGACCAGGAAGAACGCGCGGAACTCCAGGTAGTCGAGATCGAGCTTGAAGCGGTTCGTCGGATCGAGTCCGCCCGCGACACCCGCCGGGGTGAATCTCGCGCCCGAGACATCGCCCGTGATGGGCGTCCCCGCCTCGAACTCCCCGCGCACCCCCGCGAGCCCCGTGAACACCGGAAGCCCCGTCGCTGGATCGTAGGACGCCGTGACGATGCCCGTCGCCTTCGACCCGTCCCCCTTCGTCTGCGTCGCCCGCTCGCCCTCGAACATCGCGGGAGGAAGGAGCGCGCCGAACGACACGAGATCGAGATCGTAAGCGTAGGTGAACCGCGCTTCCTGCACCGCGACGTCCGCGAACATGCCCGGGAAGAGCGCGTCGATCTCGCCCACCTCGCGCACGCACGCCGCGACGCCGAAGGGAGCGAGCACGCGGTTCGCTGCACGCTTCACCGCGTTCGGCGACACGACGTCGGGGAGCGAGTGCACGCGCAAGCGATAGGCGTCATCCGCTTCGCCCGAAGTGCGCTGCACGCCGCGGTCGAAGCCGCGCGCGTCGAGCATCGGGCTCTTGCCGCCGCTCGGGCTGCCGGGGTTCGAGATGGCGAGCCCGAGATCCGAATCCCAGCGCGCGATCCGCCAGTCGACGGAAGTGTCCGCGAGAAGTCCGGGCGCTTGGTAGACGGCCGTCACGAGAGCGATCGCGCCGCTCCGCACGCCGACGAGCTGATTCGAGCCGGCTGCGATGTCGTTCGCCGTCGTGCGCTCGTACACGATGAAGCCAGCTGTCGCGACGTCGAGCGTCCCCGCGGCGAGCGTCGTCTGCTGCTCGATGTTCTCGCCCGCCTCGAACGCTCCGCTCACCATCGTGATCCCGATCACGCCCGTCGCCGCGAGCACCGCCGTGCCGCCGTTCGACTGATCCGCGGGGGCCGGCTGATAGCCGATCATCCGGCGCACTTGTCCGAGGTTCGCGCCCCCGAGGATCACGTACTGCCCGATCTGATTCGGCGTGAGCACGTCTGCGAACGACGAGCAGATCAGGTTGTGCGAAGGGATCCCCGGGACGATCTGCGCGCCGACGTTGGAGAGCGACGCGCCGAGCTGCACGATGAGCGTGATCGTCTCGGGGAGCGGGAAGTTGTAGCCGTACCCCGGACGTTCTGCGATCGCCTCGAACGAAAGCCCCGCCACACCGGGCGCGATCGTGAGCGGCTCTTCGAGCACGTAGATGCGCCCCGTCGGCACTTCGATCCCGCCGTCGGGCCCGTAGTCCGTCGCGACTTCTTCGAGCTCGGTGCCCCGCGCGAGCGTCACTTCCCCGAGCGCGCTTCCCGATCGAGTCAGAACGATCTGCACCGTTGCGAACCGAGCGCCGCTCCCAGGGGGCGCGGTCTGGCTCGAATGGGGCATGATGAACATCGCCTGCGAGTTCGTCTCGACCGCATCGCTCACGACCGCAAGCTGTTCCGCACCTTCCTCGATGAGCTCGATCCCGCTGTTCGGGTTGTGCTGCAGCGGCTGCGAATAGCCGGCGTCGACGGCGCTCTTCCAGAGCACCATCAGATCGGCGCGCGTGAGCTTGCCCATCAGAGCACCGTGACGTCTTCGAGCCGTGCGCGGAGCGTCTGCCCCGGGTCGGGATAGAGATCGCCGAGCGGGCTCGCGATCGTCGCCGCGTCCGGGATGAGCCCATCGCTCCGGAAGCGCGAGAGCACGGCGCCGAGATCGTTCCTGAGCAACGGCTGATTCACTCCGAGCGAGTTGATGAACCCGACGATCGCCGCACGCACGTTCGCCGAAATCGTCACCGTGTCGGAGCCGACCGCGAACTTGAGAGCGAGCAGCACAGTCACGAGCTCGGGCACGCTCGTCGCGATGATCACCGCCACGCCCCCGCCGCGGTATTCGAGGAGCGAGGTGCGCACCACGTTACCGAGCGCGACGTTCGACACGCCCGTCCCGTCTGCGATGTAGAGCAAGACGACGCGCGCCGGGTTCAGACCCGTCGTGACGACTTCCTCGGCTCGCGCACTCTCGACACCGGGCACCGCGAGCGCGCCGAACTCGATCGCGCTGAGCACCCCACGCCGCGCCGTGACGAAGAACTTTTGCGCGCGAGCGACGAGCAGATCGTTCGACTCGCGATCGGCACCGCCCGCGCTCCGCTCCGCGTTGTTGATCGTGATCGACGGGTCGAAGAGCTGCGACGCATCCGCAAAACTTCGGATCTGATTCGCCCCGACGTTGTAAGAGATCCCCGCGAGGACGCTTTTCACCACCACTTCGACGCCCGACGTCTCCGACGCGCCGAAGCTTGCCGGCGAGACCGTCACGAACTCGGTGCCCGAAAGCGCGAGCACCTTCGTGTTCGTCGGGATGGTGCCCGCTCCTGCCGCTGCCGTCGGTCGCGCGAGCTGCACCGTGTCGTACGCAGGCGCCGCCCCCTTGCGCGTCATCCCCGCGAAGCTGTCGAAGACGAGCCGGTCGAGCGACTCGTCCGGCATGCTCGGATCGAGGAAGTGTTCCGAGTTCTCCTGTGCGCTTTGCTGCGCCACCTTCTGCGCCATGAACGACGTGGCGCCCACGATGAGGTTCACGTCCGAGCCCTCGACGTCGATCATCGCCGCGTCGATTTTGTTCGTCTTCTGAACGACGTACTGACGACCGCGCTCGTACAGATCGAGCCGGGAGGGGATCGCTACCATGCGAAGAGCTTATCGGTTCGAGACCGCGACGTCGAAACTTGAAGGGCCGAGCTTCGTCTGGGCTCGAACTTGGAAGAGCGTCTTGCTCCCCACCTGCGTCACCCGCACCGAGACCGAAAGCGTTTCGGGCTCCTGCATGATCTGATCTTCCGCGTCCGCCGCCACCGCTTCCCGAAAGCCCGGACGCTGCAGCCGCTTCACATCATCGGGCAGACCGACGCCGTACTTCGGCAGGTGAGCGAACGCCCCCTTGCGAGTCATGAGCCGCCGCGTCACCCGCTTCACGTAGCCCGTGAGCCCGGCGTCGTTCGCGTAGTCCCCGGTCCCGTCCGGCTGGTACGTGCCGAGCACGGAGCTCGGGAGCTGCCCGCCGTTCGGGAGCCCCCTGAGCGCCGCGAGTGTTTGGGGATTCGCGATGTCCCGCCCCGCGAGGATCTGATCCTGCAGCTGCGTGCGCGGCCCCGCCTGCACGCCGTAGAAGAGCGCGCTCGAACCGGGCGCGAGCGGGAGCCCCGTCGGCCCGCGGAGTCCCATCGCGATCGCGCGATAGATGCACGGCCAGTGCGAGAGCGCGCGATCGGTGATCAAGTCGATCGCCGCGCCCGCCGAACCGACCACCGCCGCTTGCTCGACGGCCGCGATCAGCACGTCGCGGATCGGCTCGCCGTCGATCCCCGTGCCGCTCACTGCGATGATGCGATAGCGCGCCACGTTCGACGCGTCGCTTGGATCGAGGATCCCCGACCAGTAGGGCGCTTGATTGAACGTGAGCCGGACCGCGTTCTCGCGCACCGCCTGCACGCTGAGCAGCGAGAGGACCGCGGTGCCCGCGCCCCATGGGGTTCTGCCCCAACCGCCGCCGCCCCAACCTGAGACCGTCGTCGTCATCGAGCGGAGGATATCACGCGGCGAACGGCGTATCCCCGGCCGAGTACCGGTCGGAGCTCCCCGCGTAGCGCCCGCCCACCGTGCCGCCGTCGTTCACCGCGTGCTGCCCGAGGAACCACCGAGCGCCGCCCGTGAACTTCAGATCTTGGAAGTGGGTCCAGTCGATCTGCGTCGTGTTGTTGTTCGGCTTCGAGAGCGTCGCCTTCGTGCCGGCCGTCGCGCCCTTGATCGTGAAGAGGTTCGACACCGTGCCGAGAGCGATCAGGTCGTTCACGACGTTCGTCGTATTGCTCGTGATCAGGAGCGTCCGCGGCGCGCCGGTGAGCGTGACGTTGTGATACGTGCTCGAACCGACGAGCTGGAACGTGCCCGTTCCCGCGCCGGTGCCGAACGTCAGATTGTAGTAGGTGAAACCCGCGCCATCGAAGAGCGTGTTCGAGCTCGATGCGGTGCTCAAGACGATCGAGGAAGTACCCGCGTTCACCGTGAGAGTGCCCGGACTGATCGCGCAGTTCCACACGGTACCGGCACCACCGGTGAGCGTGACGACTGAAGATCCGAGATTCAGCACGCGCGTCGTCGCGCTGATCGGCCCAAGCCCCGCCGCGGTGATCGTCATCGCGAAATTGTTCGTGTTGAAGGTACCGCTTTGGAAGATGAACGCCGCAGTGACGGGGACCGTCGCGTTGAAGGCGTCCGCGAGCTGTACCGTGCCCGTGGAGTTGACCGTGAGCGTGCCGCCAAGCCCGATCCCGTTGCTCGTGATCGTCTGCGTGCCAGAGCCGTTCATCGCGATCGCACCCGTGTTCGATCGAGTCATGCTCGCGCTGAACGTCAGGTCGCCCGTCATACTCGCCGCGTTCGTGCCGCTCCATGTCCCGGTGAAACCGGTGAAGTTGAGATGCCTACAAATGAAGCTCACGTTGCTGAGCCACGTGCCGGTGTGATTCGTCACGAAGACGTCCCGGAATGTCGGGGGCGAGCCGGACCAAAGCCAATTGTCCGCAGACGTTCCCGCATACTCGACATCGTTGTAAGTCAGCCCGCCCGCGAGGAACCCGTTGTTTCCCGTGCTCGACCCGCGGAACACGATGCGCGACCCCGTGGAAACGAACGTGAGGTTTGTGCTCGTGCTCAAGCTCCAAGAGTTCGTGATCGTTGTCGGGGTGAGCGTGAACGTCGTATTCGTGATGTCGAGCGTTCGCACGTTCGCGTTGCTGCCGCTGAATGCCGTGCATTGAACGGCGAAGCCTAGCGTCGAGAGTGCGCCGTTCGTGAGCGTGATCGTGCTCGACAGCGTGAGCGCGTCCGCGAGATTCCACACACCACCCACGCCGTTGAATGTGAGAGTGCCGAGCAGCGTCTTCCCGGCCGTTGTGATCGTACGCGTTGAACCGCTCGTGTCGTTGAAGACGATCGGCGACGTCATCGCACCAGCGATCGACATTCCGGTGACTAGTTTCAGGCTGCCCGAGATGTTGATCGTCGACGTCCCCGCCCATGCACCCGTGAACCCGGTGAAGTCGAGCGTGCGCGATTGCGCCGTGCCCTTGAACGAGCCGCCGCCGGTCGCCGTCACGAAGATGTCGCGCGCGATGAATGTACTCGCGTCGAAATTTCCCGAGCCCGTGCCCTGGAAGTAGACGTCGTTCAGCGCGTTCGCCGCGACTCCGATCGCGACGGTGCGGTTGTTGGAGTCCGCGCTGTTGTCGAAGATGACGGTCGATCCCGTGATGTTCATCGTCACGTTCGACGCGGGGTTCATGTTCCACGCGGTGCCCGAGCCGACCACGGTGATCGTCGAGTTGGTGATCGTGAACGTTCGGACGTTGGCGTTGTTGGAAAGGAAGATGCCGACCGAGACCGCCTTCGCGTTCGTGTCGAACGTTCCGGCCGTGAGCGTGAGCGTGCGCGTCGTGCCCATCGTGAAGGCGTCCGCGAGCTGCACCGTCGCGCCAACGGTGTTGATCGTAACAACGGCATCGATCGTCACGCCGTTCGACGTGATGGAGGTGGTCCCCGACGTGCGGGCGAAAGTGAGCAATCCTGTACGAGTCACCGTCTGCGTCGACGAGAGCGTGAGATTACCGTCGATGCTGAACGTCGCGAGACCCGACCAGAGCCCGGTGTAGCCGGAGTTGAAAGTCAGATTGCCCGAAAGATGAACGTTGCCCGATTCGGTGAGCGTTGCGCCGTTCGAGTTGCTGACCGTGATGTGACGCGCGGCAAGTGTTCCCGTCGAGCTGGCGAGCGTGAGCGTCCCGCTGCCCGTCCCAGCGAGCTCAATGTCGCCATAGGTGATACCGGTCGGACCGAAGAGCATCGTGATGCCCGTCGACGTGGAGTTCGTGAACTTGATCAGCGATCCACTCGCGTTCAGCGTGAGCCCCGTCGTGACGTTCGTGTTCCAGGGATTCCCGGACGTCCCCGAAATGGTCCACGTGCTGTTCGTCATCGTCAGCGTGCGAGTCGTCGCGCTCGTACTAGCGAACGAAGCACCCGCGACGTTCTTGCCGTTCGTGTCGAGAACGCCGTCGGTATGAACGATCCCGTGTCCCGTGCTGTTGATGAAGTCGTCCTGAAACTGGAAGGTCCCGCCGACGCCGTTGAACGTCACACCGTTGTCCAGTGTGATCCCGTTGCACGTGATCGCGAGCGTGCCGCTCGTGTTCGCGAACGTGATTGCACCGGTGAACGTGCGCGTCATCCCCGTAGCGAGCTTGAACGTCGAGCCCGTCATGGTGAGCGTGCCCGCACCACCCCACGTCCCGACGAACCCCGTGAAATCGAGATTGCGCAGCGAAAAGTTCGCGCTCATCGTCGCGGTACCGGCGCCGCTGTTCACGGTGAAGAACGCGTCGTCGCCCGTCGTCGGAGGACCCGCTCCGCTCGCACCACCGTCCGTCGCGGACCAGTTAGTCGCGCTGCTCCAGTTACCGGTCCCGCCAGCGACCCAATAGTACGGAGTCGCCATCGGTCATCACACGACGTCGCCCGCGAGAATGTCGCCGCGGGCGATCAGGAAGTTGTAGATCGTCGCCTTGAAGTCTTCGTAGTGCGAGAGCCCAGGCGTGACCTTGTCACCCATCAAGCCGAGCAGCTCGGCGCCGCGGATCTCGAAGCTCGCCGGATCGCCGACCGCGACGAACTCGTTCTTGTCGTTGCGGTAGCCACGCTCGATCTTCCCGTTGATGCGCGTGCTCGCGACGTCGTTCGGCGGGAGCCCGATGGTGATCGAGGTGATCACGAACGTGTCGAGGACGCGCTGTTCCTCGACCACCGGTTGCGGGATCTGGATCGTGGTGAACTCGGTGACGCTCTTGGCGACGATGGGCATGGGCTGAATCCTAACTCACGGCGTGCGCGTGTACGTGACCTTCGCTTCGAGAAGTCGGATCGTCGCCGCGAGTGTGTCGGCGCCCGACCCCTTTCGGTAGATCCTGAACTGCATGTGACAGTTCGCACCGGGAGAACCCGCCGGGGTGATCGCAGCGGAGAGCGCCGTCGTGTTCACGGTGAGCGTGCCGTTGTTCGCGTCGGTGACTTCCTGCGCGGTGCCGAACGCCTGGTCCAGCAAGTCGCCATCCGCGTAGCCGCGACACGCGAGCCCGAGCACGACCGGGTTCGTCGAGCTCGTGTTCGCCGCCCACTGGTACATCACGTAGATCGCGCCGCCGTCGTAGTCCGACGGCATGCACATCTGACACTCGAAGTAGCTGAGCGTCGCGGTGAGGAATCGCGCGGTGAAGGAGTTGACGAGGAACGTCGTTGACTCGACCTGTGCCTGCGCCTCGTTGCCATTGGTGAGCGAGCTCCACCCGCCAGCCGCGCTGAGGTTGATCTGGCCGATCGCGTTCGTGCCCTGCAGCCCTTGGAACCCCTGCGATCCCTGGACGCCTTGGAATCCTTGGAACCCCTGCAGCCCTTGGAACCCCTGCGCGCCCTGCAGACCTTGGAACCCCTGCGAGCCTTGGAACCCCTGCGAGCCTTGGAACCCCTGCGAGCCTTGGAGCCCGGTGTCGCCTTGGTTCCCTTGAGAACCCTGAAAGCCTTGCCGTCCCTGGAACCCTTGCAGCCCTTGGAACCCCTGCGCGCCGCCGGGAGGACCCTGCGCGCCGGTGCCGCCCTGTGGTCCCGTAGTGCCCGCCGCACCCTGAGCACCAGGCCCACCCTGCGCGCCTTGTGATCCCGCCGCCGCGGAGATCCACCGACCCGGCGCGGGGAACACGATGTCGTTCGGGAGGATGATCGTCGTCCCGTTGTCCGCCGCAGTCTCATCCGGATCCCACTCGTACGAGAGCACGCCGAAGAGCCGCGCCCACTGACCCGCCACGAAGAACTCGCTCGGCCCCGCCGAGCGGAGCGCGGCGATCGAAGACGCGGCCACCGTCGGACGCGTGGGCGTGTTCTCGTAAAAAAGCGTCATGCGGGAGTGAGCCGGAACTGGATCGCATAATTCGCCGCGCTGTCCGCGACGAGATCAGTCGTGGGATCGATCGTGCTCGGAGGTGGCGCCGCCGCGCTGATCGCCGTCGTGAACGTCGCCGGGTGCGTGTTGCCGAACACGAGCGATCCGTTCATCGCCGCGATCACCTGCGTCGTGTACGCGACCATCTGCGCCGCCGTGCCACTCACCTTGCCGATGAGCACGTAGAACACACCCGCAACGAGCTCCCAATTCCCGCCCGCCGCAGGAGAGAACTTACTTGAACCGGTGCCGAGCGGATTCGCGTCGAAGTAGCCGATCAGATTCGCGACACCCGAGCCGCCGCCCGTCGCTTGATAGATCGCCATCACGACACGCGGCGAACCGGTCGCGAGCGTGCACCGGATCGCGATCTTCTCGACGTTGCAATCGCGCGAGAGTTTGAACGCGCCGCCTGCGAACGTGCTCGACAGTGTGCGCGTTGCGTCGATGGTGACGCCCTGCTCGGGGAGCGGGATGATCTCCGAAGTTTCAAGCGGCTCACCACCCTGGAAACCCTGGAACCCTTGGAAGCCCTGCCGTCCCTGGATCCCCTGGAAGCCCTGCGCTCCCTGCGATCCCGTCGTGCCCTGCAGCCCTTGGAATCCTTGCCGCCCCTGAAAGCCTTGGAGCCCTTGCAGGCCGATCGCTCCCTGCGATCCCGTGCCGCCTTGCGCGCCCGTCGTGCCCTGCACGCCGATCGATCCTTGGCGACCCTGGAAGCCCTGCGCACCGGTGCCGCCGACCGCGCCCTGCGAACCTTGCCCGCCTTGCGCGCCTGCGCCGCCCTGGACGCCTTGCTGTCCTTGCACGCCCTGCGCACCCTGCGAACCTTGCGCGCCATCTGCAGGGCCCTGAGCGCCTTGCGCGCCCTGAGCGCCGCTGCCCTGCGTGCCCTGGAAGCCTTGCAGCCCCTGCGCGCCGGTCGTGCCCTGGAAGCCCGCCCCCTGCGTCCCCTGGAAGCCCTGCACACCGGTCGAACCCTGGAAGCCCTGCCGTCCCTGAAGACCCTGCAGACCCTGAGCACCAGTGCTGCCAGCTGCACCCTGCGCACCGGTCGACCCTTGCAGCCCTTGCGCGCCCGCTCCCTGCGTTCCCTGAGCGCCTTGCGCGCCGGTCGTGCCCTGGAACCCCTGAGCGCCGTCCGCGGGCCCCTGAGCGCCTTGTGAGCCCTGCGCACCGGTGCCCGCGTCACCTTGCAGCCCCTGCGATCCCTGAGCGCCCGAGGTGCCCTGATGCCCCTGCGATCCGGTGACACCCTGGAAGCCCTGCGAGCCCGCGCCGGGAGAACCCTGAGCACCGCTGCCGCCCTGAGCTCCCTGCGCCCCTTGCGAACCCGCACCCGTGACGATGATCAGCCATCGCCCTGGATCGCTCGCCTCGATGTCGTTCGGTTTGATGACGGTCGATCCATCGTCCGCGTCTTCGCTCGCCGCGTCCCACTCGTAGAAGTTCGCACCCGCAACGCGTGCGAGCATCCCCGTCGCGAACTGCGAGCTCGGTGCCGCCGTGCGAAGAGCCGCGACCGAGTCAGCCGCGATCGCCGCCTTCGACGGCGCGCCTTCAAAGTAAAGGGTCATGGCGTGTACTTCACGTCGAAACAGAAGTCAGCGTCGACGAGCGATCCGCCCGCGTCCGCGCGTTCGACCACGAAGCCCGTAGCTCCCTCATCGCGCACCGAGCACGAGCCGCCCGGAATACCTCGCGCGGTTGCGATCACCACGAACGTGTCCGTCGGCATGTCGCGCGCAAATGTGATCCGCACCTGACCGACATCGAGTCGCTCGGGTGTCGCGTTCATCGCGTTCACCACCGTCGCCGTGACGCCGTCGTTCGCGATCCGTCCGTGGGCGTAGCTCTTCGCCTGCCACATCCGGAAGATCGCCGCGAACCAACGGAACCACTCTCGCGACCATCCCTGCGTGTTGCCCGATGGCTCGATCACGTCGGGGACGTTGTGTTCGAGCATTTCGCTGAACGCAGGACCGCGGCGCGGGAGCTCCGCAGGGTCAGGGTTCAGCGGGACGCCAGGCGCGCCCGCGAAGAAAGTGATCCGCACGACGTCGGTGTCGAGCGCGCCGAGTCCTGATCCCGAGTCGACCGCGAGCTGCACTTCGTACGTGCCCGCGACGTCGATCGGATTGATGAGCGTCGACGTCGCCGTCGGTGTGCTCATGAGCGACGTCGCCTGCGCGCCGGCCACGATGTCGATCGGCTTCGCGATGAACGTCCATTCGTACGCGAGGAACGGGCCGCCGCTCGAAGCGACCGAGACCGCGGTCCCCGTGTCGAGATCTTCTCGCGCTTGGCCCGCGACGCCTGCGCTCTTGCCGCTCTGATTGATCGTGATGGCGAGTGTCACGAGCAGGAGCGTATCAGAGGTTCCCGCGGGGCGCGCCCGAGGACCGACATCGATGTCGGTCCGCTAGAGATCTGCCGTCGTGTTCGGGTCCGCGTCTGCGTCCGCCTGCGAGACGCGCCCACCACCGAACCCGAACTGAGCGGAAAGCGGATCGCTGAGATCGCACTTTAATCCGAGGAACCACGAGAACGTCGGAAGCGGGGGAGGAAACCCGGGGAGACGAAACGAAACGTTGAACGTGAACCCCGGAAGCCCGAAGCCGCAGAGACTCGGCCCCGTGGGGCTCGGAGAGAATCCGGCGTCCGCCGACGCGCCCGCTTGATCAGCCGGGCTCGCTGCGTTCTTCGGAGGTGCTTGGCCCATGCCGGCATCATGGATCGGATGGCCGAACCCACAGAACTAATTTTCGAGACGAACGAAGAAGCCGCGCACTGGTCGCGTTGCTACGCCGCGATGATTCCTCACATCATCGTCATGACGCTGCCGCTCTTGAATCCCCTCAAACATCCTGAAGCAGTGGCGCGCGCGTTCGAGAACGCCGCCGCGATCGTAGACATCACGCTCGTGCACTACCGAAAACGAAACCGCAAGGCGGGCTAACCCAATGGAACGGTTCATCGTGTTCGAGGAAGCCGATTACGAGGGCGCCAAACTGCCGAGCAAAGCGAAGAGCTTCGCGACACTCGAAGAAGCGCGCGAGTACGCACGCAGCCCAGAAGCGGCGAGATGGGCCGACCTGTTCGAGATCTTCGACTGCGACGAGCGCCGCGTTGTCGAGACTCTCACCCGATGAGCAGCCCGGGAGATCCGATCCCCGGGAGTAGCTGCCCCGTCGGCGTGTTCGGCTTCTGCGTCGCCGTCGCGAACGCCGCCTGAATCCCCGCGCTCACCGCAGGCGAGATCGGCGTCGTCTGCGCGATCGGGAGCGCCGCGATCAGCTTGTCACTGTTCGCCGTGAGCAGCGTGAGGATCGCCGCGCCCACTGCTTGCGCCGTCACCGTCGGGATCGGAATCAGGATCGTCGAGAGCGCCGTACCCACCGCGAAGAGCAGCGAGAAGAACGCCTCCGTTGTCAGCACGTGTTCGAGCGGAGGATTCGCCGCCGTGCTGATCGTGAACACGCCCGGGATGACGAGCGTGCTCTGCTCGGGGCTCGCGTCGCTCGCGCTCATCGTGAAGATCGCATCTCCGATCTGCAGCACGCCGTGCCGCCCGGTGAAATCGATCTGGAAAAGAAACTCGGGCGGAGTGTCCGCCGTCTGCGGGCCCTGCACTTGAAACGCATCGGGCGAGATCTGGATCGCCGCGTTCTCCGCATCCTTCAGCGTGATCGATCCGTCGACGGCGATCTGAATGAACGCGCCCGTGAGCGCGCTCCGCCACGTGATGGGCCCCGCGAACTCTTCGATCGCCGGAGTGCGCCGCCGCTTGAACGCAAAGTTGTTCAGCTTCGGGTCCTGCCCCGCAACGCTCGTCATCGGGAATTTGTCGATCGCGTTGTTCAGCCGGTGCGTGATCACCGAGTCGCGCTCGCTGCCGCCGACGTGCTCGACGAGCACCTCATCGTTCTCGATGAACGGGAAGTATTCCGCCTCGCCATTACCCGCGACGCTCGAACCGATCCGCGCGTACACCTGCCGAAACGACGGATGGAGCGTGACCTTCACGAACACTTGCCCGCGCTCTTCGTCGAACGTCACCGGGTCGCCGTCGCCGAAGCCGACCGTGCCGTACGAGTTCCAAGAATGCCCGGGCCCGTCGGTTGCCTCGTGCGCCGTGCGCGCGTCGAACGGGAAGTGCCTCATGAGTTGTCCTCCACGACGACGGGAACCGGCACAGGAGCGAGCTCGCTTTCCGCAGGCGTGATCTCCTGCCCCTCGGGAAGCGACGCGTCCGCGCGCACTTCCACGTAGTTGATGCACCCCACTTCGAGCTTCACGCCCGAGTCCTGATCCCAATCCGTCGACACCGTCTTCAGGCGGAACGTGCGCGGGAACCCGATCGCGCTGTACGCCTTCGCGTACGCACCCGCGAAGTCTTCGGAGAACCCGAGCGCGATGAGCTTCTGCGCCTGCGCACTCTCGCTCGCCACCGCCACCACCGTGTTCAAGTTGTCGTCCTCTTTCGCCTGCGAAGTGATCACGTCGACGGAGTCACCCGGGATCGCGTCGAGCATGTCGGGGTCGATGTTGCTGCCGCCGAGCGATCCGAGATTGCGTGTGAGCATCGTCACCGCGATCTCGTTCCGCCCCCACACCTCGTAAGCGCTCTGAGCGAGAAGCCGGAGCGTGTCTTCGCTGCCGATCCCCGAGACGCGCACGACTTGATACTTCTGATCCGCGTTCTGCCCGGGCAGGAGCTTGCTCTGTCGATCGATCTTCGCGGGGTACCGCACGACGAGCGTCTTCTTCCGGTCGGGCAGGTACGAACGAACCTCGACGTTGAACGGCGCCGCCTTCGTGAAGTGCCGCTCCATGTCGTATTCCGAAATGTTCTCGCCGTACAAATAGGTCCGCGATCGGAGCTCCGTTCCGTCGGGCAGGAGCCGCCCCGTGAAGACGTCATCCGTGCGCCCCGAGTAGCCCGCCGCGTACAGCGTCCGCGCGCGCTGCACGATCACCGTCGTCCCCTCGATGCGCACCGTGTGCCCGAGCGCGCCCACGACGTCCGTGATGTAGTCCCACGTGCTGAGCTTCTGCGAGCTCGCTGCCCCCGCGCCCGCGCCGCCCACCGGCGTGGGCCCGAGCTTCGGGGGATAGGCGTTCCGCCCGAGCACTGTCGCGAGGTTCGGGATCTTGCTCCGCGCCACTGCAGGCCGGTACTCCACCGAGAACCCGCGGAGCTGTGGGAACGCGCTCATGTACGTCGCGATCGCAAGGTCGATCGGATCGTCGACGCCGATGTAAAGACGCGGCGGAGCTTCCTGCTCGATGAGGATCCGCGTGTTGTCCGTGCACGAGAGCTCGATGATGGGCGCACCGTCGTTCGGTCGCGAGTTCCGCCAAATGTCGACCCACCCTTGAAAGCGGAGGTTCGTGCGCTGCTGCCTGCCGTCGAAGTACGTGTCCGGGATCACGTTGTACGGGAGCTGCAGCCCGTCGCTCGTCGCGTTCGCCCGGATGTTCCCCGCCACACCGAGCGCGTACTCGTCGGCGCTCACCGTGCCGAGGAAGTACTCCACCGCGCACGAGCGGATCGGCCGCGGATCGATCGGCAGATCGAGAAAGCTGATCGTCGCCTTCAGCTGATCGGCGATGCGGATCCCGTTGCGATCGTGCCGCGCGTTCTTCGGGATGATCCCGTCGATCACGTGCGTGAGCCCGTCGTCGCTCGTCGTCTGCTTCTGCGGGCCGAGCTTCTCACCCGGCGTGTCCCCTTCCCCGAGGAGCACGAACCCGGAACCGTCCTGCACCACGCGGAGCTTCGTCGTCGCGCCCGAGTCCTTCACGCCCGTGCGGTTCTGGCTCGGGAGCGTGGGAGGCTTCGGCGTTCCGGGCGCGCCGTAGTCTTCGAGCCGGATGATGAGTCTCAGGCGCGCGCTCGGGTAGTAGCCGCCCTTGTCGAATCCGAAGGACACGCCCCGAGCTTACACGTCACCCGAGCACGATGGGCTCGAAGTCCGCGCAGCCCCAATCCGGCGAGACGGATCCCGTGATGTTGTTCATCGCATCGCAGCCGGATCGGAACGGAGCTGCACGAAGTGCGTGCACTCGTCGCAGCGCACGCGGCTGAATGTCATGTCGGCACCAAGCCCCGTCATCATGCAGAGCTTCGGCCTTCTGTCGTTCACGATGTCGAGCGGCATCAACGCGCCTTCGGGTGCGCCTTGAAGTATTCGACCTGCCCGAGCCGCTTCGCCGCCTTCTTCTTCGATCGGTACGTCCCGAGGTTCTTCCCGCTCTTCGACGTGACCTGAAACTTCGCGCCCTTCTTTTTGATCACGGCTCTCCCTTTCAACGATGGCGAGGCATGAGCGGCCACGGGCCCCACGGCATCGCGATGCCGAAGAACGACGCGACAAGCCCGAGGAACCACAGGGCCACGACGACGATCGCGATCACCCGCACGGCCTGCTTCAGCCGCTCGTTGCCCGGCATGAGCACGAGCAGTCGATCGCCACCCCAAACCAAAACGGCGAGCACGAGGATCGCGAGGAGGATGTTCATGGGTCCGAGGATGCCACAGGAAACGATTTGATGAACTCTTCGACGATGCCGCACGCTTCTTCCATCACGGCTTCTTTCCCGACTCCGCTGTCATCCCGATCGTCATGTCGCCGCCGATGTTCAACGTCGCCGCCGCGCCGCTCTTGAACGTGTCCGCAATCTTCAGCGCAACGTCCGCCCGCTTCTGCGCTGCGACCGCATCTTCCGCCATCGCATCCGCGAGCCCTTGCAGGACATGGATCGCACTCGCGTCGAACGTAGCGCCGACAGTGATCGTCGCGTCGCCGAGATTCACGGTCGTCGTGTGATGCAACGGCCCCGCGGGTTTCTTCTTTGTCGCCATCCCCCGAGGATGCCGCCGACCGACATCGATGTCGGTCGGAAAAGGGTGGGCAGGGATTCTCACCCTGCGTTCGCGGTATTTGTGCGCACCTATTCCCGCGCTCCGACTAGGCCGGTGCCGGCATCACCGACAAGCCACCCGCGCAATGGAATGCCGCGCTCAATTGAACTGATTCAGGACCACGCGTTGCGGGAGGATGAGCGCGATCCGGGGAGGCGTGATCGTCTGCCCGGGGAGCCCGTTCGCCCGCGAGAGCTGGAAGCTCAGATCTTCCCCGTACTCCCTGAGCGAGATCGAAAGCATCGTCTCCCCCTGCTTCGGCAGATACGTCTTGATCACGTTCGCGGAACCGATCGTGCTCGGGTCGCTCGCGCTCGGCCGCGCCTGCGCTCGCCGTAGGGCCGCCATGCGCTGGAACCGGGCACTGGACGCCGCCATGAACTCCGCCTGCGTCTGCGCCCCGTGATAGTAGGAAGCCGCCCTGAGCAGGCTCCTGACGTCATTGGAGAGGCTCAGCTGCTCGGGCCCCTTCCGAGAGATCGAATCGACGAACTCGTTCGCGACCGAGACGGCATCGCTCGCCGCCGCCACGACTAGGTTCGCGACCGCGTACGGCTGGTCCCTCGCCGTCTTGATCACGTTGGTCAGGTGCCCGAGCCGATTGCTCACCGCCTGAGCGAGCCGGGAGAACTGCGACACGAACGCCCGAGGAGCGTCCGCCATGTTCTCCAGATCCCCGAGCGTGAACGTCGACGCGCTCTTCGGGTGATCGGCGTTCTCCGAGATGATGCGCGACGCTGCCTCGTAGCCCGCTGCCGTCGCTGCCTTCAGGTTCGCGTCCCTTGCCGCCGCGAGAATGTCGTCCTGCTGATTCGGCTTCTGCGTCGTCGTGTTCCGCCCGGTCCACTCGAAGTTGATGTCCCACTGAATGTCGTTGGAACTGCGGTGCTTGAACGTCGTGGTCTCCATGCGACCGAAGCGAGTCACGCGCCGGCCCTCGTTCGCCCACACCACGACGAGCGGCTGCCCTTCGCGCTGAATGCCTTCGAGCGCGTCGCGGAGCTCGTCTGCGAACACGACGTTGCGAGACGAGCCGCCGTTCTGGGAGAAGAGACACGGCGCCGCGATGAGCCGCGTCGAGTTCCATTCCCCGTTCCACTTGCTCGGGAGCTCGATGGGAGTGATCACGTGCTGCACGCCGTCGGGGTTACCGGGGTTCCACGTCGTGTCGATCTTCGTGCGGCTGCCCCACTCGGCCCAATTGAACGGGAGCCCGCCCCCGATGAGATCGACCTGCCGCTTCTTACCGGAGAGCTCGCGGATCGTGATGATGCTCGTCGCCACGCGAGGAGGATATCACTCGTCGAGCCCGGGCACCGGAGGCGTCAGATCGTAGAGCGCTCGCAGCCATTCGACCGGCACCACGCAATCATCCTGCCCCGAGTGCCGCCGCTTCATCGCAACGTACTTCGTGACGAACGGCTCGATCGCGAACTCCGTCGCGCACTGCTTCTGCGAGAACTCCCGACAGAGGACCGCGACGTCGAGCGCCGACTTGTGCAGCACGTCCTCCCCGAGCAGCTCGGAGAGCTGTGCGAGCGCGAGCGAGAAGATCGACCGAAACCGGATGAGCTGATCGCGCATGAGCGTGACCGTCGGGATGCCGGTGATCTCCGGGAGCTGCGCCTCCGAGAAGAGCGGCACCGGGAAGAGCCGTTTCTGGATCTCGTTCTCGAACTTGAGCCACTCGCGCCAAGCATCCCCGCGTGCGTACTTCTCGGCCGTTGCGATGCGAACCATCTCGTCGGCCTGCCACCCCGGCACGAACCGCGCGCCGCAATCGTCACACGACCACTCGTCGTGCCGCAGCCCCGCGGACTCTCCGATCACGTGAAGACTCACACGACGGTGCGCACAGGCAGGAACGTCGGACATGCCCCGAGGATGCCGCCCGACATCGATGTCGGTCCTCAGTCCCCGAGCATCTCGCGCATCCAATTGTTCAACTTGGCCTGCATGAACCCGAGCATCTCGAACCACGGCACGCGAGGGGGCGAGCGCGTGTCGGCGTTCGCGTTGACGATGATCTTCATCCCGACCGCACGGCGCGCCGAGAAGATCACGATCCTGTCGTCCTCGCGAACGGCTTCCTCGAACCGGGCTCGAAGATCTTCGATGTCCTTCGCTTCCCACGCCGCCGTCCCGTCGACGACGGAGAGCGAGGGAGCTTCGGGCATCCGCGGCAACTCGTCGGTGTACGCGCTCCGTTCCAGATCGCGTCGCACCTCGGGCGAGTTCACGATCCGCCTGAAGTTCGCGAGCCCTTCCGCGCGCCGTTCGTCGGTGAGCCTCGGCCCTTCGTTGATCGTCACCGCCGCGATGCGTTCGACCACGCCCGGCCGCGGAGCTCCCTGCGCTCCGCGCTCGTACGCTTCGGCAGTCTTCGCCGTGAGCGTGTCGATCAGTGCGAGCAGTTCAGCAAACTCGATCGCGCGATTGCAGACCGCGCACCGCGCGCCTTCCTTCGTGTAGTGCCCCGTCAGCGTCCGCACTTCGATCCGCCCCGGACACGGGAGCAAGCTTCGCCGGTCGAGCGCCCCGCAGATCATGAACGGAGCTCCGGAAAGATGTTGGTTGGATCCCACTTCACCTCGCCGCGCTTCACCGCCATCCGCATCCCGAGCGGGGGCTTCACTCGCATGAGCCATTCGGCCATGCCGCCGTTCTTCCACATCACTCCACCGAGCGTCGTCGCGAACTCTTTGAGCGCCATGTCCGTGCGCGTCTTCAGCGCTGCGATCCGCGCGTCCCTCGGTTGCATGAAGACCAGCGCGTCCATCGCGTACCCGACCTTCCGCGAAAGCGCTCGCCTGCGCCTGAGCCGCTGTCGTTCGCGTTCTACTTTTCCCATGGCAGCTTTACCTTGGATGCCGCCGCCCGCTGCCGCGCCTGCTTCTCAGGGCTCATCGCGCTGAAGATGTTCTCGCTCGGCGCCGTCTGGATCCCGAGTCGCTCAGCGACGCCGCGGATCCACTGAGCTTGCTTCACCGTGAGCGCGTAGCCCTGCGAGTCCATGCGCCCGAACGCTTCGCGCTGCGCATCGGTGAGCCGCTCAGCGAGTTCGGTTTCGAGCAGCTTCGTGAGCAGCTCGGCGTCCGTGAGCGGCTTGCTCATCGCTGCGCCTCGCGCTGCTTCTGCTCAGCGGCATCGGCGAACCGGATCACCGCCTGCGCCATCATCCGATGTATGGCGAGCACGGTGCGGTAATCCGTCACGCACAGGAACTCGTCCGTGAAGATCCGGTCCATCGCGTAGCGCTCGCCGCGGATCATGATGTACCGGCGATACAGATTCGCCATGCGATGCACGTCGCCGCCATGCAACTCGACCGGCGCTTCGTCGATCGGCTCCTGCCGTGTCGGCCGCGTCGTGTTCGCCTGCACCCGCGTCCGGTTGATCCACGGCTCGTCGATCCGGTTCCAATAGACCTGCCCAAACTCCTGCGACTTCGAGAGCGCTTCGATCGCAACGCCGATCGGGTCTTTGACGATGATCGGATCGGGATGGTCCTCGCGCCACCACGCTTGCACCCGACGCGCGAAGAGCTGCAGCGCTTTCAGGATGGGCCGCATCCGCGACCGCAGGCGCCGCCGTGCGAGCTTGTCGACGTGCTGCCGCTTCTTCAATGCGAGCCGGGTCATCGGTGCTCAGGGCACCGAGCCGCGCCCGTGGTGTCGTCGACTTCCCACCCGCGGAGAGCGGGCGGGAGCCGCGCCTCGAACTCGTAGTGCCCCACCTCGTTCCCGTAACGCTTCGTGAGCGTGCACGCCGCGCGGAACTCAATCGAGCACGAGCACCCGGGTGCGTCGCACGTGACCAGGATCGGGATGGTGATCATCGGAACCCGACTCCCATCTTGCCGCTTCCGAGGAGACGCAGGGTCGCTTCCGTTCGCGTGCCGACCGTGTTGCCCCGCCCGACGAACTCGCCGAGCGTCTTCGCGACCCATGCTTCGAGCTCGCGTCTCTGCTCGAACGTTGGAGCGCCTGCCGGGTCATCGGCGATGATGATCGAATCCGTGTCCGCGTAGTAGTGCGCCGACGCTTGCGGCCACGGCCACGGAGGATCGACCACGCCGTACGGCGGAGAACCCGGGAGCTTCACCACGCCCGGCATGAACGAGTACGCCCGCACACGTTGCGGTTCGGGCAGCACGAGCGCGCCGGCTGCCGCTCCGAGTGCTGCGAGGAACGAACGACGGTTCATGATCGCACCCACGCAACGAACTCGAACGCCCACGCGAGAGCCGCGATGAAGAGCAGTGCAGCGACTGCGTACACGACGATGGTTCGATCTTGGTCGGAGGGAAGCTGTGCCATTTATTTTGTCCTGCTTTTCGAGGATGCCACGGGAAACAGGTGCACGAGTCTCGCGAGGAGAGCGCTTGCGTGGGTCGGGCAGAGCGCGATCGAAGTGTATTCCGTGACGATGATGATCACCTTCGCGTCCTTCCGAATGCGCCCCTTGGGAGTGAACAAACATCTGCAGCCGAGCTCACTGCAACCCGCTTGAACAACGCTCACCCGCTCTCGATAGACTTCCATCAGACTCGGCGCGCTTTCTCCCACTGCTCGAACACAGAACTGGGTGAGCTTTTCGGGTGCGCCTTGAGCTCGGTCCCATTGAACACACCGCGCACGGGCCGACCGAAGCGAGCAGCGTGGACGCACAGGTCGGTCGCGAACTCGGTGAGCACTGCGCCGGGGTCTGCCCTGAGCAGATCGGTCTCGTGGATGAGCGTCATCGCCTGGCGTTCTCGGCGCTTCATCGTGCGATGTTCTTCGCGCGCGTTGCGGATCTCCAGTTCGAGCGCGGGGAGATGTTCCGCACAGAGCCGCGCCCGGAAGTTTCCGATCTCGAACTCGAAGACGTCACCGACGGAACCGATGTCTTCGGGTCTCGGGCCGTGGTTCTTCTTGCACCCTTCGGCCATACACCCGCCGTGCTCTCGCGCCGCGACCCACGCCATCACGCCCTCCGAGACGCCCGGCTGTTCTTCTTCCTGCTCTGCTTGCCGGCGTGACGGACGCGGGAGCCGAGCTGCCGTGTGCGCTTCCTCGCTTGCCGTTGGTTGAACTTGCCGTGCCCCCCGAGCTTGCCGGGCATCGAGTACCCGAGCTTCACCCGCATCCCCGCGGGGAACTGCTGCCCCTTCTTCGAGCTCGGAGCGTTCGGGCGATTCGCGGGAGGCACGTGAGCGCCAAGGCTCGGCATGCCCATCATCGCGACCATTGCCATCAAGGCGCGCTTCGCCGCTGTCGTGGTGTCTCTGATCTTCATGGTGTCGAGGATGCCGCTCAGCGGTCCGAATTGGCGAGAGCGTGCGCCATCGCGAGCGAGATGCGATCGACGCTCTGCTCACGGTTCGCCCCGAACGTCTTCGCGAGCGCGTCGACAACGAGCCCCGAGATCTGCGCACGCACTTCGGGCTTCGCGAGCTCTTCCCGGATCACCTCGATCGCGACTCTGAGCAGGGCGTTGTCGGTCGCTTCCTGCAGCTTGCTCGGCTTCTTCGCCGCCCACCTATCGGCGCCCTCCTGAGGCTTCATGAGGTTCGCGAGCGCCTCGGTGATCATCTGCTTCCGCTCGTCGGGGGAGATCTTTTGGAAGAGCGCCTCCACCACGAGATCGCGCAGCTGTTCGTCTGACAGGTTGAGGTTCATGGTGTCGAGGATGCCGTCCGGTCAGGACCGACATCGATGTCGGTCCATCACTTCGGAGCGACGGTCATTCGACCGCGAAGCCCTTGTCGAGCAGCCGGCTCTCCATGTCGTCGAGCGCGGCGCGCACGCAGTCGGTTTGCCGGTTGTCGAGGAGCGCCATCAACGCCTCCAACCGAGCGCCGCCGTCGAGCACGGCGCGACCGATGCGCACTAGGTGCCGCTGCCCGAGCGCGACCGTGTGTTGGTGCGGAGTGAGCGCGGCGCGGTACGGAGCCGGGGGGTTCTTCTGAGCGTCTGCCATCTCCGGAGGATGCGGCCCGATCACCGTCGGCACTACCGCACCCGTGTCTTCGGGCCCGCGGGCTCGCGTCTGCTCTCGTGCGCGATCTGTGCGCCGCTGCCGTGCTGCGTCTTCTAGCGCCGCCGCTCGCTCTTCGGCCTTCGTGAGCGGCCGCCGAATGATCTCCTGTTCGCGCTCATCGAACTCGGCGTCGTCCCGGCTGTAGACCCACGGCTTCGGGAACTCGCGAGACATCCCCCCGAGGATGCCGCTCAGTGCCCGTACCCGCCTCGGAGAGCGCTCGCGATGGCGAGGAGGAAGCAGATACCCCCGAGAAGCGCGCGCACGCTCAGAGCTTCTTTTGGAGCGTCGCGTCCGCCCATGCCCGCATGGCTGCGATCTCCGGATCGTCGGCCGCGTTCGCTGCCTCACTGAGCGCCGTCTCTGCCGCCTCGACCGCGGCCTTCGCCTTGTCGCGTGCCGCGACCGCCTTGTGTGCCGCTGCTGCCGCCGCGCCGTGGTCTGGCTCGTCTCCCGATGCGGCGTCGTCCGCTTCCTGCTGTGCTTCGGTCGCTTCGTCCTGCGCCTCGGTGAGCGTCGCGATCGCATCTTCGACGGCACTCGGATCGAGCCCAGCTTTCTTGTGCTCCTCGGCTCCTTCGAGGAGCTCGTTCGCCCGGGCCACCATCTCAGCGATCTCGGCCGACGCGTTCCCCGCCATCTGCGCGTAGCTCGCCGCGTCCCCTAGCCCGTGCTCCGCCGGGTTTGACGTCTCCGGGGCGTTCTCGGGATTGGTGGGCGTCTCTGCCTCCGGGTCCGCCGGAGCGTCTGCGGGGGCGTCTGGCGCAGGTGCAGCGGGGTCCGTCGGTTCGTCTTCCTCACCCTCGTTCGGATCTTCCTCGCTGGTCGGCAGGAACTCGTCGAGCTCCCCCGCTTCCTTCGCCCGAGTCGCTTCGGCGACGAGCGCCCCGATCTGGTCCTCGGTGAGCTGTTCGAGGATTGCGGCGACGCCTTGTGACGCGCCTTCGTTCATGAGCCCGGGAAGCAGCGGGAGATCAGCCATGGGAAGGAGCCTATCAGGCGAACGGCTCGCGCGTCACCGGGGGACCGACATCGATGTCGGTTCTCACTCTTCCGGGTCGCTCGGCTCGACGAAGAGGAACGCGAGCGCGGCGCACACCGTGACGAAGAACGCGACGACCGCCATCGCCGCGAGCCCTTTGAAAACGAACGCGAGCATGTTCCACACGATGCCGCCTCACGTGCCGAACGGCATCCCCGTGTTGGCGCTGAGACGGTTCGTCGCCTGGCGCGAGATGTCGCGACGGAAGATGACAGCCATTCGATCGGGGTCCTGGTCTCTGAAGTCCTGCTTCATGTTGAACGTCTGCCCGCCGTTCATGTTCAGGTTCACGGCCTTGTCCTTCAGCTTGCTGATGTCCTTCATCACCGGCGTAATCATCGGCCCGAGCATCATCGCCTCCGCTGCGATGTCGTACCCGGGTTGTCCCTTCACCTTCATCTTGCCGACGGCCGCGAGCTCAGCGGCCGCGCTGCTCGCTGACATCGCCGTTTCAAGGAGCGCCACCTGCGCGTCCTTCCCCGCGTCCGCGAGCTGCAGGAGCCAGTCGTTCGCTTCCTGCGTCGCCGCTTCCTGCTCGCCATAACCGATCGTGACTTCCTTCGCGGCCTGCGCCATTGCGCGCGTGTCCTCTGCGCCGCGTTCCTGCAGGTCATTGTAGAGCCCGAACGCTTCGTACCCTGCAGCTGCCACACCACCGAGCGCCGCGAGCCCTGCGCCGAGCGTGACGGCCGCCGCGCCCACCGTACCGAGTGACGCCGCCGCGTTGCCGATCGCCGTCGACGCGCCCGACGCTTGCCCGAGGTTCGCCGCGACCGTTGCCTTGCCGATGTTGCCGATCAGTTCCGCAGTCTCGCCGGTGAGCGCGCCCTTCACCGCAGACACTCCGCCGACCACCGCGCCCACTCCGCCCTTCGCCGCGCCGAGCGCACTGCCCGCAACACCGAGCGCCGTCTTCGCCCCGAACGCGATCGCGAGCGCTTCTCGGTGATCGTAGATGAAGAGCGCGACGTCCTTCGCGTACCCGAACGACGTGCGGATCACGTCCCCCGCTTCGTGGAGCGCGCTCTTGATCTCGTCCGAGTGCGTCTCGATGAACTCGAAGCCTTCCTCGAAAAGCTTCGCGCCCTCGGTGACTGCTTCGCCGAACCCTTCCCCGACGATCTCCGCATAGCGTTCGATCTTCGCTTGGTTGTCTTCGAGGTACGTCCCGAGCTTGCCGAGCGCGGGCACGAGCGCCTCGACGATGGGCTTGCCCGCGTGCTCGAACACCTGTTCCCTCATCCCCTTCAGGCTCGTCTCCACCATCTCTAGGGTGGGCTCGGTGCTCTTCATGCGTTCGGCCATCTTGCCGACCGCCTTCTCCCCGAGCTCCATCACCTTCGCGAGATGCCCGTCCGCCGCCATCTTCGTGAGCGTGCGCGCGATCTGCTTCGCGTTCCCATCCATGAGCCCCGTCTGCTTGATCATCGTGACGACGGGGTTCGTCGCTCGCACCATGCCGAGCTCCATCGCCTGCATGCCCTGAGTGATCGCCGAGAAGCCGCCGGGCACCGCGCGCCCCGCGTAGATCATTTCCTCCGTGAGTCCCTTCAGCTCTTCGCGCGTGTGATCGCCACGCTCCGCCATCTGCTCGAAGCCAGAGATCACTTCGTTCGAGCTCACGCCCGCCGTGATGCTCATCGCTTCGAGCTCGTCCTTCATCCCCGCCGCCGCGGTGCGCGTTTCCTCGAAGCTCTCGCCGACGTCATCGCTCATCGCGAGCACGCCCGTGAGGCTCTTGATCTGCTCTTCCTCTGCGCCCGCTGCGCCGAGGATCTCGTGCCCGAACTCGCGAACGCTCTCGATCATCCCGCCGAGCTGGAAGCCGAGGAAGCTCGCCGCGACGTCGCGACCGAAGCCGAGGAGCTCGTGCATCGTCTCGGTCGCGTGGTGCTGCACTTCCTCGAAGCCGTGCTTGATGTGTTCGAGCGGGCCGCTCGATTTGTCTTCGAGGGTTAGCTTCGCTTTGACTTCGGTCTCATGAGCCATCGCACAAGGCTACACCCACTCCCCATCCAAGTCCGGATCGACCGGCGTCTTCTTCCCGAGCTCCGCGATCACCATCGCCTTCGTCGTGTCGAAGTAGTCACGGAGCTCCGCCACGCTCAGCGCTTCAAGCTCGCTCAGCGGTTGGTGCATGTAGCGCGCGACGAACGCGATCACGTCGGTCGCGTCCTTCATCCGATCCCAAAGAGTCAGGATCCGTTCGGTGCCGTCCTTGTCGTGCACGCGCGGGACGAGCAGACGCGCCGTGAGCTGCGCGCCTGGATCATCCCACTCGCAGAAGCCGAGAGTTTCGAGCCGTTGATCAACGACATCCGGATCGAGCGTGAGCCCGTCCGCATCACACCGCAGCCCTCTCAGACTCTGACAGCGATGTAGTTCTCGAAAAAACGGGTGAGCCGGTCCTTCTGCAAAACGTGCAGCTGCGACCAAATCCGGTTCAACAGGTTCTGACCAGGGCCGCCAAGCTGCTCCCAAAGTGTGTCAAGGTTGGCCGCTCCACCCGCGCCGCTCCAGTCGACGACCTCACCGTCGACGGCGCGCACCATCTGCTTCGTGAGTTCCTGCGGGAAGCGGTTCGGGTCCGCCATCGCACGCCCGAGCGCGAGCTTCTGATCGCCGATCGAAAGCGGCCACACGACGATCTGCCGCCAGAGTCCGCCCGCGACTCCGCCCGCTTCGGCGATGTCGAGCGCGGTCTCGACCTTCAGCGGGATCCCCACGGCTGGCGCGTACGTCCAGGACGAGGGGATGCGCATGAACACCGCGAGCCGATGCCGCGGGAACACGAGCCCGGGCGGTACGACCGCCCACGCAGGGATCCCGCCCGTCTGCGCAGGTGGAACGTCGCGCGCCTCCATGCGCGGCGCGGGTTCTTCTGCGGGCTCCTTCGCGGGCTCGGGTTCTTCTTCGGGCGCGTAAGGGATCGGTTGTTCGGTCGGTTCCGTGGCGTCGGTCGTCATGCTCTATCCTCCTGTTTTCGCAGAACGACCACCGCGCTGAAGGGTTAGGAGGTGCTCCGTCGATAACTGTGAGAGCCGTCGATCCCACTACCGAAGAAGCGCACCCCGCAACGCGGAGGTCTCTTGTCACGCGCTCAAGGGAGCGCGTTAGTCTGGACCGTGCGCTCGCTGCACTTGAACTGCATCTTCACTTTGACGTAGTCCGCGCGGCTCGCGATGGTCGTCGCAATGGCTCCCCACTTCACATCGGCGTACGTGTAGATCGAGGAGTCTCCGTTCCCGTACAGATCCGTTCGGATCACGTTGAAGATCCTGCTGAGGACCTTCCGCTGCGCGCGCTCGATGATCGAGAGTTCGAGCGAGACCCAGTTCGCTTTGGTGAGCTGGATCTCCATGTCGCCGCCGAACCCGTTGAAGATCTCGTCGAAGCGGTTGACGAGCTCTCCGAGGAACCCGGCCTCCTTCAGCTCCAACATGACTTCGTCGTTCATGCTCGCGATGCTGTCGATCGTGTTGTCGACGACGGAATCCGTCACGACGCGGATCGAGATCTCTTGGCCCTTTAGCCTCGGGTCGCTCATGTGATTGCTCCTTCAGATCTTTCCGCTTACGCAGCTTGCGCGAGCACGTTGACGGATGTGTCGACGTTCGTGCCGACGATGGTTTCGAGCACGATGAACTTCATGTCCGGGAGCATCCGGCATCGGAGGATGATCCGGAACTGCCCGCGCGCGAGACTGTTCTTCGTGTTCCCGCTCTTGCCGTCGATCACGTAGCTGTCGAGGCGCGCGCTCGCCGGGTTGCTCGGAGAGAGGAGCCCCTCCATGAACGCCTTGATCTCTCCGAGGCAGTTCGCTCGGCGATCGACGGTCATCTTCTTTTTGTTGAACGCCTTCAGCCGCTGCTTGATCGAATCCTGCAGGAAGTATTCGAACCGCTGCCGCGCGATGTCTTCGAGCTCCGGGTTGATCGTCGGGTCCACCGTCGTCACCGCGGATTGGATCTGACAGTTCCCATCATCGAACACGGGCGCCGCGATGCCCGCGCGCTTGAACGCGATGTAGTCGTTGATATCCATCGACTGGACGTCGCTGTTGTTTTTCTCCAGACCGAGCGCCCACGTCGGGATGTCGGTCTGCTGTCCGATGTTCTCCTCGGGTGCGAGCTGGCTCATGAGCGTCGCGACGAGCGAGTCCGCACCGACGTCGACGATCCCATCCGCAGTGAAGCCCGCGCCGCCCGAGAGACCGCGCGCAGCGATCTGCGGGATCCGGATCTGAAGCCCGGGGAATGCGTACACGTTGTTCGCCGTGCGGTACCGACCGACGCCCGGTTGTGACATGCCGCCCTTCGCCACCGTGCGAGTCGTGCCGAGCGGCGGACGGATGACGCTCATCCGGCCGGTCATGCCCGACTCGCTCGCGGCGAGCCCGTTCGATCGGAGCCCGTTGCGGAGCGCGTTCGATTGCCGCGCCGCGAAGACGCCGTTCGCGAGCTTCGCCACGCTGCTCTGCGCGAGCGTCGCCGCGAGCGCGGTGTCATATGCCGAATCGATCGCGGGCTCGGTGAGCGCCGCGCTGAGCTCGCTCGGGTTGTTGACTGCCCACGCGCTCGAACCGGGCGACTCGGGGAGCACCGTCACCGTGTTCGCGGTACCGCTGCCGATCGTCCCGTCATCGAGCCCGGGTCGAACCTTCAGTGAGTACGGACCCGCGTTGTCCGGATCGATGCTCGTCGTCTGCATCGTCACCCACTCGACCGCATCGTCGTCGCGCACGCGCGTGCCCGCCGGGATCTGCTCGAACCCGTGCGGGACCGCCGTCACCGTGATCACGCCGAGACCGAGCGCGGTGAGCACGCCAGTGCTTCCCCCGAGCACGCGCACCTGCCCGCCCGTCACACGCCCCGACAGATTGATCTTCGCCGCGTCTGCGTTCGCGCTCGCCGCCGTGAAACCGACGCCCGCATTGATGCGCGCGATCACATCGGCACGCGCCGTGTCTCCCGATTGGAACGTGATCACCACGTTCGGCGAATCGTCGAAGCCGAGCGAGAGAGTCTCGCCGCCAGTGAACCCATCGGGGTACGTCCCCGCCGCACTCACGAGCACCGCGAAGCCACTCGGCTCGGAAGCGACCTGATCGCCGACGAACCCGAACGCCGTCAATGTCGAGATCCCGAGGAACTGAATGCTCGCGCCCGACGTCGCAGCGATCCGAATGTTCCCATCGCGATCGCGATCCACGCGCGTGTCCGAAGCCGCCGCTTCGATCACGCTCTTCGCTTCGAGGAGCGTCACCGCGGCGATGTTCGTCACGTTGCCCGTCCCCGTTCCGCTCGCTGGCGAGAAGCCCGTCGCCGTCGTGACGAGCGGAACCGACACGCTGTTCACCACGACACTCCCGCCCGTGCCGAGAATGCGACCCGCGATCGTGGTCTCCCCGCCGCCCGCATCCGTCGCCGCCGTGTATCCGAGCGTCGCGTTGATGCGCGCAATGACGAGCGCCTGCGACGTGTCGCCCACCGTGAACACGATATCAATCGGACCGATCGCGAGATCGGTTCCCTCGTCGATCGTCACGTTCATCGACTCGCCGCCGCTGAACGTCGTGGGGTACGTCCCCGCCGCGCTCGTGAGCTGCGCCTCCGACGCGCTGAACGTCGCGCCCGATTGCGCGCCTGCGAGATCCAAGCCGAGGATCTGCCCGTCTTCGAGTGTCCACGTGTCGTCGTTGTTGCCCGTGATCGCCGGGAGCCGAGTGAACTCCACCGCACCGACCGAGGTGTCGACGCGCGCGACGATGAGCCCGCCGAACTTCTTCTGAGAGAGCCACACGAACGCGTTGCCGTTCCAGTACTCGAAGCTCGTCACGTTGTCCGCCTTGCGACCGCGCGCGCAGGGGTTGCACGAGGCGAGCCCGCCGTACGTGAAACCGAAGGCGCCGAAGTTCGCGAGGAGATCGCCACCGTTCTCGATCTCGGTCGGCACGTTGAACGGGCCGTCCTCGAACTCTCCGAGGAGCATCACCGTCCCCGCGAACGCGCCCGAGATCTGCGCCGGGGGATCCCGACTGATGAGCACGATCCCTTCGATCTGCTCGATGACTTCATCTCCGGGGTCGCTAGTGAATCGGCGTACGAACGTCATGTTTGGGAGTCTCCGGTTCAGAACGGTATCAGGCGCTGGTCTTACTTGCTACGGCTCGCGCTTCGGCCGTCACTTCCACCACCACCGACGGATCGAAGTCCGGCGCTCTGACAAGCGCCACCTCGGGGACCGTCATCGTCACGTAAAGATCGGCGCGCCGCCGGTTCCTGAAAACGGGATCGTCTTCGAGAACCTCGCCCTCGTCGGACGCGAACGTCGCCACCTGATTGTAGTAGGCAGGAAGCCGGAGCTGCAGCGCATAGCTATCCTCGCCGTTGGTCAGGGCTTCCTCTAGCCCAGCCTTCAGCGCGGTGCGCATCGCGTCCTCCGCGCCGAGCACCTCGATCGCGATCTGTTCCACCCAGTCGCTCTTTCGAATGAGGAACGTCCCCGGCCCGTACACGTCCGCCGTGCCGTCGATCTCCTGCGCAGGGCCGAGCCCGTAGGCTTCGTGACGCCCACGCGCCGGGCGGATCCCGATCCCCGGGAGCCCGGCGTCCGTGATGTTGTCCGGCTGGTAAACGTGGATGTTCTCGTAGGGAACGACGAACCTGAGCGGAGGGCCCCGCCGCGCGCCGGGCGGCTTGTCTCCGGGCCTCGCGAAGATGAGCAGGCCCATGAACCGCCGGAGCGCGCGGAGCGCGTACGTGCGCGCGTCGCGGGTCGGGATGGCTGCCGCGTCGAACTGATCGCCGACGAGCTCCGGGGGAGGGAACACAAACTGCGACATCAGACCGACTCCCGATCGAGCTCACGTACAATCTCTTCCTGGATGATCGTGCCGATGTCCTGCTGCACGAGCTGCCGCAGGATCCCGAGCCCGGGCCCGGGTCGGTTGAAGATCCCGCGCCGCTTCATCGCGCCGATGATCGCCCACGCGATCGCCGCGTCCGTCACCTTGCCGACCTTCGTCGACGTGTGCACGGCCTTGCCGTTCACGAACTTGATCTTGCTCTGCGTCGCGATGAGCCGCGTGATTCCTTTGCGCTTCGCCCATTCGACGAGCGCGAGGATCATCGCGTGCCCCGGTTTGATCGAGCTCGCTCGAACGCCGTCTTCGATGACGACCGCGGTTAGCTCGTTGTTGACGATCTGCGCGCCTTCCGGGATTGGGCCCGAGCGCCACCCCGCGCGGTAGATCCCCCTGTCCACAGGCTGGGGAGATCTTGAGGGGATGATCTGCGTCTGGATCTTCTGCACGCCGCGAGCGCCCGCACTCACAAGCCCGCGGAGCGCCGCCTTCCTGTACTTCTCTCCGAGCGCGCCGAAGTGTGCGGCCGCGTACTGAAGCTCGATGGACGCCATTCAGTCGTCTTCCCCCGAGCCGACGTCGACGAACCCCGGCACCACGTCAACGCTCGCGCCTGCGAGCGTCGGTTGCCCGCGCCGATCCATGTCCTGACTCTCGCGCACGAGATAGATGATGAACTGCACCCGGCTCGCTGCACGCGACGGGTAGCCGTTCAGGTTGAAGCGCTGCCGCGCCGCCGGGTTGTCGCCGCGTCCGTCTTCGACCACCTCGTAGAAAAACGAAATGTTCCCCTTCGTGTTGCGCTCTACGCCGTTCGGATTCACCGGGCGCCCCGGTTGCCCAGGAACATCGCTCGGGATGACGAGCCCCTTCAGGTTGTCCTCCGTGTAGCGATCGACGCTGATCTCTTCGACGCGCAGGCTCCCATCCGGGAGCGCGCCCTGCAGGAACGCGCGCCGCTGGATCGCGCTCAGGTCACTCACCTTCGGAGTCGGCAGGAGCTCCACGCGAGAGAGGATCTTCTCACCACCCTCGCCGCTCTCGTCGGCAACCCATTCGGTCCATACGAGGAAGACGCGATGCGGACGGATCCCAAACTTCGTGTTGAGCTGCCGCAACCGATCGGCACGACCACCGAACCGATTCGCGAGAGTCTTCTTCGCTTCGTCCGGTGTGAGAGGGCGCACGCGCGGCACGGGTTTAGTTTCCTACCGAGATGTTGCCGAACCCCTGCCCCGTGGTGAGCCGCTTGTCGAACGGGTTGCGGTTGCAGCCGAGGATGTTCGCGAGCGCGGCGACCCAGTAGTCGTAGCGCTTCACGAGCGCTTCCTGCTCGTCCTTCCGGATCGTGATGTCCCCGAGCGAGTCGACCGCGAGCAGCTCGAAGTCCTCCACCATCTGCCCCTCGATCGTGTCGAGGATATTGAGCACCTGATAGAGCCGGGGCTGCCCCGACACGAGCACCTTGTTCATCGCGAGTTCGATCATGAACTGCGTCTGAACACCCGCAGGCGCACCGAGCACGAACGTCGCCGCTTCGGCGACTTCGAGGTACCCCATGTGATGACGAATCCTCGCCTTGTCTTCTTCGGGGATTTGCAGCAACGGCATGGGGTCCCCTTTCTACGGTTCGAGTCGGTTCAGCTCGGTGCGTCTTCGGGCGCTTGCTCGCCGAGATCTTCGAGCTTCACGCCTTGGCGCTTGAGCGCCTTAATGTCGTACGCCGTATCTGCGATCACCTTGCCGGCACGGAGCGTTGTTCGGTAGCCGTCCTGGCTGATCCCGCGATCTTCTTGCACGCGGTAGTAGTGCGGGTGTGGCGCGCCTTCGCGAACCTTCTCACCCTTACCACTCAGATCCGAGACCACCTTTCCGTCCTGCGATTGCAGGCGAGGAAGATCGAACTGCTTGGAATCTGCCGCGCCAATGGTGACGCTTTCGACGGCCTGTTGTGACGATGCACGCTGTCTCATGTGAGAACCTCCGCGCTCAGGCTAGCACGAGCGACCACGCGCCCGCGCCAGCCCTTGCGCAGAAGATCACTCAGGAGCCGAGCGCGAACTCCAACATGAGCGACCGCTTCACGATCTGCGGGCCGCCCGAGCTGATGTCGGTCGGGATCGGGAAGCCACCCGTGTAGCTCCACGTGCACGACACGATGTCTTGCGTCCGGTTGACCGGGCTCCGAAGGATCAGCGAGATGCGATCCGTCTTCACTTCGATCCCTTGGTTCGTGATGTTGAAGCCGCCGATCTTGCCGGTGACTCCCGCTTCACTCACGTAGCGCTTCTCGTCGAGCCAGCGCTCGTAGATCGCACCGCGCCCCGTGATGACGACGCGACCGACGCGAACGCCGGTGTAGTTCACCACCTCGGCGTTGATGCCCTTCGCGAACTTCGCGCTGCCCGCCGTCGTGATGAGCGCGCCCGAGTTCGAGTCGTCCGGCGTCTCGTTGTTGAGGAAGAACGCGATCCCCGCGCCCGTCCCGATGAACGCCGACTGATACTGAATCGAGTCGGGACGCCCTTGGTTCAGGCGCTGCATCACCTGATCGGTGAAGATCTGGCCGTTGCCCTCGGGGCTGATGTGCGCGTGAAAAAACCCGTCTTCGTGTGGGAACACGTTGTTTTGACGGAGCTTGTTCGTCGCGTTGATGAAGTCCTGGTACTGCAGGATGTCGTTCGCCTGCAGTGCATCGACTGACGTGCCGCCACCGGCGCGCATGATGATCGGGCGCGTGCTCGCGAGGACCGAGCTACGGATCGCCACGCCTGCGCCGACAGTGCTGTCGAGCGCGAGCGTACCGGGACCGAGCGGGACCGCGGGATCGTACGGCGTCGCGCCGATCACGTTCAGGCTGATCGGCGTGGTGCCGCTCATGAGCGTGATGGGGAGCGGTGCCGCCGTCGAGACGGGCGTCGGGCGCACGGTCGTACCGCGCGTGATGACGCTCGTGAACCCGTTGAGGCTCGCGACCTGAAGGAACGTGTCACCCGTGAGCGCGGCGACGATGAGCGCCGTCGAGCCCTGAAGGTACGCGGTGCAGAGCGCGTTCCTCGGGATGCGGTTCAGCGACTGCCCCGCCTGAAGGCCGAGCTGCTGAATGCTCCGGAGGAAGATGTCGCTGTTCGCGACCGCGTTCGTCGGCATGTCGACGTCGATCGTGCCGATGTAGCGATCGAGGCGAGCAGTCCATTGCTCCCACGTGAGCGCTTGCGGCTCGGGGTCGACACCGGGCACCGCGGGATCCGTGATCGGATCGAGCAGGCCGGCGCGAGTCATGAGGATTTCCTGGCCGGTGTTGCCCTGCCACTCTTCCTCTTGCGCTTCGCCCCTGAAGAGCATCGCGGGGAAGAGCCCATCGTGGAACGCGCGCTCCAGTAGGCCAGTCTGAACGAGGTTCAGGATCGTCGGAGGTACTCCGAGAACGATGCCGTTGGTCTCCATGTCGATTCACTCCCTGAGATTTGATCCGCGCCGGAATGGCGTCGGCTCGTGCGCGGCTCGTGACTCGGGGAGGACCACTTGTTTGGGACCGCGAGTGGACGCGGGAGTGAATCAACGGTTGCCGCTGTTGATCTGACTCCAGAAACGTATCAGGGCTCCGCACCCTGCACAAGGATCGCGGAACCCTGATGGACCGACATCGATGTCGGTCGGAGTCGCTACCAGCTTTTTTTCATGCCCTGGCGGTTCATGTACTCCTTCAGCTGCTTGTCGTTCATCGAGTTCGGGAGCCCGGGACGCGGCGTCAAACCCGCGAGCGGATCGGGCGCCGCGGGAGCGGCCGCAACCTTCGGCGGGACCGGCTGCTTGCCGTTCGTCGCTGGCGTTCGCACGGGAGGCTTCGGCGCCGCCGCGGGAGCTGCAGCCGCGGGGGGAGCGGTGAGCTCAGCGGGAGGCGCGCCCGTCGGTGCCTCGACCAGTTCCTGATTCTCCTTCGCGTACTTCGCGAGCCACGCGTTGATCGCAGCGCGTCCGAACTTCCCTTGCTCCGTCTTCGTGAGCTTCGCGTAGTGCTGCGCCATCTGATCGTTCACGAACGGCACGAACTTCTCTTTGAACTTGTGCGATGCGACGAGCGCGCGCACCTCGGCGTTCTGCTTCTGCGCAAGCGTCTGCGTCTTCTGATCTTCGAGCTGTGCGGTGAGCTCTGCGATCTTCGTCGTCGCCTTCTGCAGATCGGCCTTCAGCTGATCGATCTCCGTCATCTCGGAGCGCTTGCGCGCTTCTGATTCCTCACGAAGGCGCGTGAGCTCTTCCGCGTCCGCTTGCCGCTTGACCCTGAGCTTCTCGACTTCCGCCGGATCGTCCGTGCCGAACTCGGCCTTCAGGAGTCGCTTGCGCTCTGCCTCGCGTTCCTTCCGCTTCACATCCGAGATCGCTTCTTCCGGCACGGGGCTACCGCCGCGACCGAGCACGGGCGCAACGGGTTCGACGGGAGCGGGCTCGATGGGTGGAGGCGCGGGAGGCGCGACCGCTACGGGCGCCGCAGGGGGCACGACGATCGCGGGAGGCGGCATCGGGGGAGCTGGGTTGACGGGTGCGACGGCAGGTTCTGTCATGAATTGGTTCTCCTACTAAATGCGAAAAGGGCGCCGCCCGGGATCTTCCGAGCGACGCCCTTCGGCGTTCACGCGAGCTCGGTTAGAGCAGCGTGCGATCTGCGGAAAGGATCGTGTTCAGATCCTTGTCCGTCGCGATGAGGAGCGTGAGCGTCGCGCGCGTCACGGCATCGGCCACCGCGAAGAGCACCTTGTCGTGCGCCACTTTGAGAAGCGCCTTCCCCGTTGCCGGCTTGCTGTCCGACGGCAGGAGGATGTGCATCTGCCCCGTGAGCGTTCCGACGAGTGACTCGGCTGCGAGCAGGTACACGACGCCGCGCGCCGTGAGTGCGGCCGGAATGTCGAACGTGTCCGCCGTGCCCGAGACGTTGAGCGTGAGCTCCACGACATCGCCGCGCGCGGGCAGGAACGTCACATCCACGTCCGTGGTGTCCGCCGTGGGCGCGAACATGAGATCGCCGTTCGGGCTGATCCCGATGTGACCCGCCGCCGGTGCGGTCTCGGTGTAGCCGTCGATCGTGAACTCGCCCTTCGTGGTTCCCGCGCGGCTCGTCGCGCGGCTGATCACCGCGGCCTTGCCGGTGTTCGGGAGCGAGATCATCTCACTCGACGCGATGCCAGGCGCGGCCGATGCGACCGGGTTCTGCTTGCGCAGCACCTGCACCATCTGCCCGCGAAGCAGATCACCGAGCCCGAGCTTGCGGAAAAGGTCCGCGATCGATCCGAGGTTTGCGGCGTTCGCCGCGTCTTGCTGTGTTCCCATTTGTTCGATTCTCTTTTCTCCGTGCGGCCCTTTCGGGTCCGCCCGGGTCGCTCCGACAGATCGAAACCCCCTGTCGGGACGGGGCTAGTGCGCGAAACTCAGATGAGCCCGCACACGAAGTATTCGAGCACGCCCGATCCCTTGGCCGCCAGTGCCTTCAGGAACTTCCCCGACTGGAACGGGATGATAAGGGGGCCGCCGTTGATCGGGATCTCCGCTTCGACGTCTCCGCCGTTGCCGTCGTCCGTCGTGACACGCACGATCACGTCGGACCCTGATTTGAAGTACAGGAACGATCCGTGTGTGACCGTGTCATCGGCACCCACACCCTGCAGCTCAGCGAACGCGCTCGGGGAGTTCAGCGTTCGTTGAAGGATCCCCGTTGCGACGCTGTAACCGATGCCCTCCGAGCCTTGCAGGAAGGTGAGGGGGATCGTCGCGCGGATGCCAGGGAAGCCCGTGTTGACGCCCTGAGGGGGCCCCGCGGTGAGGTTCCCCCCGATCGTGAGCTGCCCCATTGGAGATCAGCCCCCGCCGAGCTTGAACGGCTTCTGCCCATTGCTGAGCGAGCCGACACCGACGAAGCCCGACTTCTGCTCACCCGCGCCCGGGGTGACTTCCTCGACGACGGGCCGCATGGCGGGAGAGCTGTTCGGCATCTCCTGCTTGGCCGTCTGCGGGTTCTGCTGCCGATTGAAGTCCGGCGCGGGGGACCGCGAGACTTCGCGCTTCCCTTCCGGGTTCGTCACCGCGTTGAAGCCCTTGCCCGAACCGTCGCTGTTGATGTCCATGGATCGACTCCTATCAGAACTTGAACGGCTTGCCGCCGCTTTCGATTGCAGGGCCCGCGGGGGGCCACGGCTTTTGCTGCTGCGCGATCTGCGCGCTGCACTGCCCGATCGTCGGCACCCACTTCGGGCGCGCTAGATCGGGGCGCCGCTCGTCGAGCGGGTTCGGAGGCGTTGCACCGCTCCGCGCTTCGCGGTTCGGGTCTGCGGGGGAGCTCCCGATGGTGAACGGCTTCGGCATGCCCCTGAAGGTATCAGGGCGCTTTCAGAGCGGCAAGCCGACCGACATCGATGTCGGTCCTACTTCGGCCAGGCCGGGTGCAGCTTCGGCTCCTGCAGCTCGTACAGGGTCGACCAGACGTCGGAGTACAGATGCGCGCGCGGGCGGTCCTTCTCGGCGATCCGGCTCTTGAAGTTGTCGTAGTCGATCGCTCCTGTGATGCGAAGCATCGCAGCGGCCACGACCGACTTCGAGCAAACCACCCGAAACCGATAGTCGGCATCGAGCGTTTCGCGGATCCGAATGCGCGAGCGCGCGTGTTCGAGAAACTGCTTCAAGTCTTCGCGGCGCCGTGCGCGCACGCAGAGATCCACCGAGCCGCGCTTCTGCACGATGCTCACGAAACCGCCGTCGAAAAGGATCCACATCAGCGATCGATCTCGGTCCCGAGGCCCGCGCCGTCGTCGTTCATCTGCCCCCACCATGCCTTGTGCCCCGTGTTCAGGATGCACCGGTACTTGTCCCGCTCGGGAGCCGGGAGCTGTTCCATGTGCGCGCGGATCGCCGCGATGCCGTGGATCTCCTGCCCACTCGGGCCGATCACCGTCACGATGTTTTCGGGCACGTGAAACTCCAGATCGGGCATGTCGTGAGGATGCCGCGCTTCACCAATTGCCCAGCTTCTTCACGTACCCCCACGTCGCGGGCGGCCCGTACTTCTTCGCGTCTTCGTTCCACGTCGCGATCTGCGCCTTGGCTTCGTCGAGCGAGTCGGTGTGCATCCAGGTTCCCACCTGCTCGACGCCGTTCTTCGTGTAGAAGTAGCGCGCCGTCTTCTTCGGCTTCTTCGGCTTCGTCTCTGCAGACGTAGCCTCGACAGACTTCGGACGCGGGCCACGTCCGAAGTAGAGCGCCGATTCACCCGTCCCGTGTCCGCTCTCGACTTCTTCGAGCGTCACGTGCAGCGTTTTGGTTCGCCCCTGCAGCCGGTGCACTTCGACGATCCGAAACTTCCGCCCTTCATCGAGCAGAACTTCATCCTCGCCATAGTTGCTCGACTTCTGATTCACCGCGAGCCGTCCCTCGTGTTGCCCGGGTCTCATCTTGTAATGCCAGAGGATCGCATTCTGCCCCTTCGATCCGTTCTCGTGCGCGAAGCTCAGCGCGGAGCTCGGGCGCCACGACGTGCTCAACACCGACGGCAACGTGTGATGAGTGCTGTTCAACACCTCGTGAATCTGCGCGTCGGTGATCCCGTGATCACCGCGATACAGATCCGAGAACTTCGCCTCCAATTGCAGATCGTGTGCTGGTGCTAGCGGGTGCGCTTTCTCCACCGCACTCGCAGCGTCTTTGAAGCCCGCGCGCAGCGATTCGTATTCTTCCTTCCGCCGCTTGTAGAGCCCCTTGTCGTACGACGATCCATAACTGCTCTCGTTGAACTCCTTCTCCGTCTTCCGCTTCGTCGAGAGCAGCGAGTGATAGCCGCTGCCCGTGTAGTCCTTCATGACCAACATCTGATCCGGGTGCGCTTGCTCCCACGCCGCGAGCTTCCGCATCTCCATGAAGTTGAAGTCGGACCGCGACGTGAACCCCGCGGGCTCGTTGCGATCACGATCGAGCGGCTTCGTTTCGAGCTCCGAAAACTTTCGCTCGTTCGCCGCGCCCTTCGCCGCTTTCTTCACCCGCGCCTTCACGAGCGTCTTCAGCTTCTCACTCAAAAGATCCGTCTTCTGATTGAGCATCTTCACCGTCTGCGCGTGATCGGCAGGTGAGAGCCCGGGCGCGTTGTGCTTCACGTACGCGTCCCACCCACCGCCATCGAGATCGCGGAGTTTCTTGATCGCTTTGATCTGCGCCGCGAGCCCCGTGATGTCTTCCGCTTTCGAGACGCCCGCTTCCTTCGCGACTCGCGCGTAATCCTTGTTCAGATCCGGATTGAAGAACCCTTCCCACTCGCTGATCCCCTCCATCTGCCCGAGCGTCTTTCGTCCCGCCTTCGCGCGGAAAAGGAACACGCCGCCCTTGTCGATGCGTTCCGCGCTGTGCCCCGCGCTTCCCTTCGGGATCAGAATGTTGTCGAGCCCCGAGCCCACCGCATCCCAGTTCGCGGTCAGCACGTCGGCCGCAAACCCTTTCATCACCGTCTTCGCAGCCGTCGGCGTGAGCCCCGCCGTCTTCAGCGGTTCGCCCTCGATGATCTTGCTCGCGTACGCCGTGACCTTGTCGCCCGTCTTCGGGTGCGTCGCCGTGAACAGTTCGCTCTTCACCGTGCCGAGCCCGAGATCGTCGTAGATCACATTGGCGAGATGTTCGAGCTGCGCCTGCGCCGGGTCATCGTAGAACTTCACGTAGCGATCCACGCCGTCGGCGCCCTTGTAGAGCCCGCCTTCGTTCGAGCCCGCTTGTCCGCCGATCTTCTCGGCCATGATCACGTCCGCGCGCGGCACTTCCGGCGCGACAATCTGCGGAGGTGGCGTCGGTTCGAGCACGATCGGGGAAGCGTGCACGTGCTCAGGAGGCGGGAGCGGCCACGGTTGCCCGACCGGAGGCGGGAGCGCCGCGAGATCGGGAGGTGGCGCGGGAGGTTGTGCCCCGAGCGTGTCACCGATCAAGATCGTCGTCGGCTGCTTCACGATCTTCAGCGGCTGCACCTTGCCGAACTGATCGAGCGGTACCGTCGTCATGAGCGGTCGCGCCGGGGGCGATCCCTTCCGCCCTTCGAGCCGCCAACGAACGAGCACCTCGGCATCGGACCGCGGCGTGAGTGACTCGGGGATCGGCCAGCTGATCCGATGAGGAACGACGACGGCACGATCGTTCGGGCGATCGGGAGGGTGCATCACCGAGCCGAACCACGTCGCGAACATTTGCTCGGGGCGTCGGATCTCGCCGTGCACCGCGATCGAGTCCGCGCCCGTCCTGCTGTCGAACACGCAGGACAAGATCTTCACCATGTCCCCGAGCTGCGCGTTCGCTTGGCTGATCGCGATCTCCGAACTCTTCCCGTGCGCCGCCATCACTTCGGTTCGGAGGATCCGTTCAGCCCAGTGCGCGGGAGCTCCCTGAAGAAACGGGGAAGCTTTGATCAACCGATCACGGGTTTCGTCCCATGGGGTTTGCGCGAGGAACCGCTGTTGAAGCGTGCCCTCGAAGTGTTCGACAACCTGCGCGCCGTAGCGCTGCAGGATCCCCGGCCCCTTCTTCTCATCGTATTGCAGCCGGTGCAGGAGACTCGACTCCGCGCCGTGCGTCGCGCGGTCGTAGAGCGCGGCTTCGTCGAGCTGCAGCGGTTGGTGGATCCCCTTGAACTTCGCTTGCGTGGCTCGCAGGTATTCGATCGTGCTCCCCGCGGCGAGTCCGGCCGTCTGCTTGCCGGTTTCGAGCGCCGTGCTTGTGATGCCCGCCTTCACGTCGACGAGCACCGCGCGCACTTGAGTGAGCACGCTCTGCAACTTCGCAGCGGTGAAACTCTCGGAGCCCGGGCCCTTCAAGCCCTGCGCGTGCGTGAGACGTTCGACGAGATCTTTCTCGGCGCGCTTCAGGATCGGGAGCATCCGATCGCGCGTGAGCTTCTCCGCGAGCTCGATCGCCTTCGCGCGATTCGAGGCGAGGATCGCCGCGGGACCCTGGCCCGTGATGAGTGCAGGGACCGCCACGATCGATCTCTATCAGATGCCGGGAAGCTTCGGCTGCACGGGGAGTGCGGGAACGGGAGGCGCGACCGGCTTCGGCGCGAGTGCGCCCCCGAGCCCTTCGCCTTCCGCTTGGCCCTTCGCTTCCTTCTTCGCCGCGTACTCCGCAACGGTGAGATCACCGTCCGGATCGGGTCGCTTGTCCTTCGTGAGAAGCGGCCCGAGTTTGATGCTCCGCCGCGCCTCGTTCACCGTGACGATCTTCGCGACGTCGGTCGGCGTGACGAGCCCATCCTCTGCGTCTGCAAGCCCGACCGGGAGGATCCCATCCGGACCGACATCGATGTCGGTCGGCGCGGGAGCGTTCGGATCGACGGGCCCCGCGGGAGGCGTCGCACCTGGCGGAAGCTCGTTCGGGTTCGGCACCGCGCCGCCGAACGGCGGCGTGAGACCCATCTCCAGATCGCGAGCACGAGCGGCTTCGTCCTGCACGCGTTGCCACTCCTTCTCGGGATCGCGGTTCATCATGTTCGCGATGCTCTCGACCATGCTCTGCTGACTCGCGACCGGCTTCGCTCCGATCGCCGTCGACGCACCGGCCATCGCTTGCTGGCGTTCCGCGATCGTGGGCGGGAAGTATTCGCCCCATTCGAGCGAAAGCGAACCACTGCCAGGCTCGCGCTCGATCGTGCGCGTCTCGTCGGTCGCGTTGCCGTCCTTGTCGAGAACCGGTTCCTTCCGCGGTTCGAGATCGAGGAAGTATTCGACATCGTTCGCGGGCTCTTCGGGCTCGGTCGGGATCGCCGCCGTGTCGACGTCGTACGTCGGGAGCGGGTCCTCGTTCAGCGCGTAGTCTTCTTCGATCGTGACCGGCGTGAGCGGCGCGCCCTGCGCCTTGCCGAGCAGACGGCGCGCGCTCCGGATCTGATCGTTCAGAAGCCGGAGGATCCCCATGTCCCCGTAGTGTTCGCGGTACACGTCCGCGACGTTGATCATCGGCGCGTAGATCATCTTGATCGCGACGCTGCTCGTCCCTGCCGCCGCGATCTCGTCGGGGTCGGGGATCACGCACTGCACGTCTTCGAGGATGGAGTTCTTCTGCGCCTTGATCAGTTCGAGCCCCGCCGTGATCGAGCTGCCCGAGAGTTCGAGATACTTCGCATCGCGCGGCGAATTGCTCTCGGTAACACCGGTCGCGAGCGCGTGATCGCTTCCCTTCATGAGCACCATTGCGCCCATTTCGGCGGGGGTCACACCCGGGAGCACGAGCGTCGGATCGAGGTTCTTCGCACCACCACGCGCGAGCACCGAGTTCAGAACGTCGAGCGTGTCGAGCGCCTCGAACTGCCCTTCGTAGTCCGGCTCTCCGTCGACGCTCGCCTGCTTCGCTTCGCTGTCGTTCGTGATCCAAACGAAGTGACACCGAGCATCGTTGTGCGAGAAGCACATCGGTTCATCGCGTTCCCACGGCACGCGCTCGCCATCGTTCCGAACCGGGGTCGGTTTGAAACAGACATCCTCGTTCAGCGTCCAGTCACGCCGCACCCAGTGCTGGATCTCGACGAGCTCGCCCTTGTCGTTCTTCCCCGTCATCGGGAGCTGATAGAGCTCCATCACGTGCGACGGGATCTTCTCGTCGAAGTTCGCCCACTGCAGCGTGTAGATCTGCGAACCGTCGTGCACGCGGTTCACCGGTTTCCCTTCGTAGAAGCACCACGAAATCCCGACCGTGCCGCACGAGCCGCCGACGTTCCGCGCCTGCACCATGCGAACGCGGAGCTGCCCGATCTTCGCGAGCTCTTCGGCGTAGTCCTGCGTCGCGGGATCGTCGGATCGAAGTTGCGGGAATCGGTTCTGCCCGAAGAGCAGCGACGTGAAGCGCTTCGTGATCGTGCGCGCGAGTCGCTTCGGTGCGTGCGGTCTCCGTTGTTCGAGCGGCACGTAGAAGCTCGGCTGCTGTCCGATCAGCGGCTGGCTCCCCCACAGTTCCTCGTGCTGCCGAAAGCGGCCCGAGAAATCGAACATCTTGTCGTCGTGCTGCGTGCACGTGTACCACTTCGACGCGAACCGGAGTTTCTTCGAGCGGTTCGAGTAGTAGTACGACTCCGGGTTGACGTAGTCATCCGACGCGGGAACTGCGCTCGGTTGCGCGTGCACGTCCTCGGGTCCTGTCGTCGTCGCGCCGGGCCCGAACGCAGAGTACGTCTGCACGGGCGCCGCGTTGCCTTGACCGAAGATCCCCATCAGCGAGCCCCTCGCCGTTCGGCGATGCTCCCGACCAACGGGAACTCCTCAGGCTCGGGATCGACGAGCCGCATGCGGGGCTCGATCATGGCGCGCGCTTCAGGTGTCACGACCGGGCCGTCGTAGCCGTCGATCTCCTGCGCGCGATCTTCCCCAACGAGCTCACCGAGCGGCGTTCGGATCGCGTCCGACGCCGCATCGGGATCGAGCTTCATCGCGGCCTTCGCGAGCAGGCCCGCAGTAAAGGAACGCGCGATCATCCGCACGGCGTCGAGCACCATGCGGAAGAGCGTACTACGTCCCCGGGTCTTTGAGCCACGCGGGATCGGCGACGTTCTTCGCTTGGCTCACCGCAAGCCATCTCACGAGCAGCCCGCGCCCGTAACCGTACAGACTGAGCGGGATGATCCCCGGGTTCGCGATGCCGAGCCGCATCCGGCCGCCGATGATGAACCCACGGTCCGCGCTCGGGTGCGGGTGATCTTCGCCGATGTGGATGAGCGATTGATCGCCGGCCGCGAGCGTTGCCGTGAGGTGCCCGCCCTGCGTGTCACTGAGAAGCCGGAGCTGCCCCGAGCTATCCGCATGCGTCATTCCCACGCACGCGACCCAAAAGATCCACGGGAACCCCTGCTCGACGTCGAGCACTGCAGGGCAGATCCGGGTACTCGCCGACGAGTTCAACGCCCATCCCTCGCCCCACGATCGCCGGAAGTAGCCACGCGCGCCGCGCCGTCCATGAAGCTGTGACTCGTACGGGAGCAAGATCACTCCCTGCGATTCGAGCGCCGCAACGCGTTCGGCCCCTTCGACTATCTGCCCTTCTCGGAGCGCGCCTCGGTGATCGAACACGACGATTGCAGATTCCACGCTTCAGCCTTTCCCGACCGACATCGATGTCGGTCCTAGAGTGATGCGGCGGACGCGCGTTCTGCGCACCACCTGGCGACTTCTTCTTCGAGCCGCGCGATCGTCCGGAGTGCCCCGCGCGGGTCGCGAGCGTACAGAAGAGCGCGGCGCGGGTCGCTCTTCGCGGCGCGGAGCACGATGCTCCACCGCGTGAAGGTGAACACGATCCCCACTTCGAGGAGGTAGCTTTCGAGGATCCCGTTCGCGTGCCCTTCGAGCACGTCGAGCACCGGCCGCGAGAGTCGCTCGGATCGCCGGCCTTCGAGCATCGCTTCGAGGCGCGTGCGAATGTCGACCGTCGGGAACACCGTTCCGATCTTGAACACCCCGCTCCGTTCGATCCATTCAGCCGGCATCGTCCTCAGGATACTCCGCGTCCACCCAGCGACTAATCGCCGCGCGGTACTGATCGAGAAGCTCGAAAAGCTTCGCGCAGTCCCGCACCACCGTGCTCCCCGGATCTCCGACCGACGCGCGCAGCCGCCCGAGCTCTTCCCACGTCTTGCCCATGCAGAACTCCGCGCGCCGCCCGAGCGTCACGATCGGATCGGCAGGCTCTGCCACCGCACGGAACCGTGGCTGCTTCTTCGGCTTCGGTGTGAGCGCTCGCCGCACCTCGTTCGCAATCTGTCGCGGATCCCCGTTCACGCGCACTTTGATGTTGATACTCTCGGGCACGCTGTGCACCGGTGAGCTCGGGATCTCTGCGGGGCGAATCGTGCGTTGACGGGGCATGGGGGGCATTGATGCCGCTAGCTCTCGTCGTATCGAACCTCGACGCGCCCGACGGCTCTGCCGTTCACGAAGATGGTAGCACCTCGGAACTGTGCGGCGTCAACGAGCGCGGGCCGTTCCTCTCGGAAGCGATGCGTCACGATGTACTCCGTTGCCGTTTCGAATGCCGCCGTGAGCGCCTGAAAGGCTTCCGCCGTCCCGCCGTTGTCCGGGTGCGCGTCCTTCGCCCGCAAGCGGTAGGAGCGTCGGACGAGCGCCTCGACGTCTGCCCGCGTGTCGACTTGCTCCTGCCCCGTGATGCCGAGCGCCTGCAGTGCACGAACGAACTCGGCCTTCGTCAGAAGGCGTTTACCTCGCATGCAGCGAGGAAATACCAGTCGCCCCCTCAGGAGGCAATTGGGGCCCGCGCGTGATCTTCGAGAGCCGCGCGCCCTCGCGAGCGATCCACATCGCCATCATGCGATCGCCCGTATGCTTGCCCCGCTGATAGAAAAGCAGCTCGTTGATCCAGTCCTGCACCACCGGATCGACGAGTCCGTCGACGTTCGGGATGAGCCACGCGCCGTTTTCGATCTCGATGAAGATCGATTCGAGCCCGGTCTGATGATCCCACTTTCGCTTTCCAGTCGTGACAAGCGAGCGCACCGGGGTGTCGATCTTCTGTTCGAGGAGCCAGTCCTTCATCCATCCCTGAGCGCTGTTCCCCTCGACGTACGCGATCGAGTTGTACCGGGCGATGGTGTTCGCGATCCGCGTCTTCAGCTCCACGCCCGACCACTTGCCCGCTTGGATGTCGAGGATCTGCCGGAACCCGTTCGGCAGGAACGCGACGGTGAAAAGCGCCGAGAGATCGCTCTTCTTCTTTTTCGAGAACGCGGGATCGATCCCCGTCACGACCGGGAGCCCGCCCGAGTACGCGGCTTCGAGCTGCGTGACGCCGTTCTCCTTCGCGTGCTTCTTACACTTCTCGATCCATTCGATCTTTACGTGGCTCGTCGCGTCGTCACGCACCTTCAGCGAATAGCTCTGTTGATGCGCGAGCTCCGTCATCACGCGCCGCTGTTCCTCGATCTTCGAGCGCGGCCACACCTCGGGCCAGAGCGGGATCTCGTCGTTCCGGTCGCGCCATTCCGTGACCGAGGGATCAAGCGCGATGCCGTTCGAGCGCGCGTACTCAGGAGTGTCGTGCGCGACGAGCCGGAACCGGTCGAGCTCCCCCGGGCGCGGCTCAGTGTCCGACGGACGGATCAGATCGCTGTCGAAAGCGTCGGCGTTCTCGAACCAAATGTTTCCGTAGGCGTCCATGTTCAGGACCGCCCACCCAAGCCGCGCGAGTGCGTACGTGAGATCTCCCTTGTCGTCACTCTGCCCGCTTGGATCGCCCGGGTGCCAAGGCGCGTTAGTCACCGTGATCCGCAAGTCGCGCGCACCGCGGCGCGTGAGCACGTTGTTCTGAACCCAATTGTTCAGCTTGCGCCGCTGCTCGACGGTCGCCGTGTTCTCGCTGTTCAAAATGTCGTCGATGAGGATCCACGTCGCGCGACCACCGAGCACGCGCCCCGTCTCGTAGCTGAGCGCCGCCATCGTCGGATCGCGCACGCTCATCCCGCGTTCGACAGTGATCGATGTCTGCGACCATGGATCGCCTTGCTGCGATGATGGCCGGAGCTCGGGGAAGACGAGCCGCACCTCGGGGCTCTTCTCGATGTAGGAACGAACGCCGTTGACGACTTTCTTGCTCTGATCTTCCGCGGCCGAGATCACCATGATCCGTTCGGTCGGGTCGCTGCCGATCACATGCAGAAGCAGCGACATCATCCCGAACGTCTTGCTCGAACCGGTGAACGCCCGGACGACGCAATACTGGTAAAAAAGCACGAACTCGTTTTGGAGTTGTTGGTGCGCGGCGATCCGAAGCGCGGCGTTTCCCGCTTCCTCCGAGCGCATCGCGAAATCAAAAAACCGAGACTCGTTCGCGCGCGCCGCCGCCGCTCGTCGTAGTGTCGCCGTGATGAGCGGATCGGCGGAAGTCATGCGAGCGCGACTGCAGGGAAGAGCGGGAGCGCGCCCCGCACGGCGCGGCGAAGATCACTCCCGTTCTCTTCGGCTTTGAGAGCGAGCTTCGCCATCTTCGCCCATCCCTGCTTTCGATCTTTCTCGATACCGATAAACCGACACCCGAGCCGCAGTGCTGCGACGCCCGTCGTCCCTGCGCCACAGTAGGGATCGATCACGAGATCCCCCGGCTCCACGACGTCTTTCAGGATGTCGATCATCAGGGGCACCGGCTTCTGCGCGGGGTGCACGCGGCTGCCTTGCTGCCCCTTCCGGTTCGCGACGATCGGGCACGTGTAGACCGCGACCTTGCCGCCACCGTTCCACCGGCGCTTTTCTCCGAGCGGCTTCACCGCGTGAAAGTAGAGAAGCTCCTCATGCCCGGGCGCGGGTCCGTCGCCGTTGAAGTGCGGCGCGCCACCGAGCCGCACCCACGCGCCCGTCCTGAAGTAGCGGGGCATCCCCCGGATCGCCGGCCGTCCTTGTCCGAATCCGAACGCGCTCCGCCAGTCTCCCGCGCCCTCTGCATCCGAGAACGTGATCACCCACCGCGTCGCGATGAGTGCGGCTGCAGCGGAGAAGCGCCGCCGCTCCTCGGGTGTCATCGGGTCGAAGTTCAGATCCACCTTCCGCCGCTCGCGACACGACGCACCCACGACGTCAGGAAGTTGATTGCGCTTCCCCGTCTGAATGTTCGTGTGCACTTCGGCCGAGTACGGCGGATCGGTGATCACATGGACCGATTGCCCTTCGAGCGCTGGGTGCTTCGCGAGATCCGACATGAACCCAATTCCGTCACCGTTGACGATCGCCCATCGTCGCCGGCCACGCAGCACGTCCGCAAACTTCACCATGGTGCGAGGATGCGGCTAGCGCTTGCCGCCCTGTAGAACACGGAGTTCATGCGCGTCCGCTTCGAGCTGCCGCTGCTCTTCCTCGATGCGCTCGCGCTCGCGCGGATCGTAGCTTGCGATCACCTTCGCGAGTGCGTCGGTTGCATCGTGCCGCACGTCGACGTCGATCTGCTTCGGCGCCATCGTTCCCGTGATCTCGGCGAGTAACCGTTCCGTCCGAATGATCCCCGCGCTGTCGTAGCGCCGAAGTTGATGCTTCTCCTGCCGACCATCGTCGAGCACGCGCGTGAGATACATCTGCGTGCCGTCCTTCGTCATCATCGGTTCACCCATACGGAGCCGCACGAGATCCGACGCGAGCCGTTCGACCTGCATCTCGCGAAACGTGTCGACCGCCTGCGCGTACGCGCGCTTCACTTGCACGAGGTGCGTGCGATAGATCGCGACGATCTCTTCTTCGTCGAGCGGGATCGGCCGACGCTTCGCGCCTTCCTCGATGATGCGCGAGAGCGACGCACCCGAGTTCGCCGCAGTGAGCACGTAAAGCCGCCGACTCGCCCGCTCGAACGCGCTGTCCTGATGCACGGGGTGCCCGACCTGCATCGTCTGCGGGATCGGATCGTTGGGTTTCGGAGTCGGGTTCGCCTTCGGGGGGCGCTTCGACGGAGAGCGCATCGGGGAATTTGTGACACGTCCCCGGGTCACTCTGCAAGCGCGTCCCCTATTCCTGCCAGGTTACGTCCGCGACGATCTGGCCGCTGTCCCCGAGTTTGATGGCTGCCGCCTTCTCGAAGTCGCGCGAATCGGGCACTGGCCATCCCCTGGCGATCGCCTTCAGCCGCGCGCAATCCTTCAGCGCGGTCTCGATGTCTTCGCGCGTGAGCCGGATGTGATGCCCGTAGTACGTCGTTTCCATGTCGCGGGATCATGCCGCTAGCGCGTGACGAGCCGTCCGTCCTTGAACACCGTCCGCGGCTCGTGCGTGTCCGTGTTCGCGATCGCTACCTCGATCTCCGGGGTGAGCTCCACCGCGTGCACGTCGATCCGCGGTGTGTGAAGCCCGAGCTCTTCGGCTTTGCGGATCGCCGCCATCTGAAAGGCGTGCCCGTACTTCACGGCCTTCAACACGGGCTCCACTGCTTCCGCCGGCATCTGCCCGATCATCTCGCTGAGCTCCATCTCGCACCGAGCCGCGCCGAGCAAGTGATCGCGGTGCTGCTTCATGAGCACGTCGATCTGATGCTCCCACCACGCGAACTCGACACGCCGCTTGTCTTCAGCGACGTACGCGCGCACCGCGGGCCCGTACTTCCCCCACCCAAGGATCAGCGCGATCCCAACTGTGCCGACGAGTGCGATGAGCACCACGAGCGCGATTTGTTGTGCATCCGTCATCCTTCGGCCTTCGCTTCCGCTGCGTACTGTTCAGAGTAGCGCCGATGTTCCTCGGCTGCTTTCGTGTACCCCTCGGCGCGCGCCACGTGCGCGATCGCCAAGTGATGCGCCGCGAGGTACGCCGTCGTCGGGTCCTTCGTGATCTCCTGCCCCTTCCGGTACACGCTCCACACGAGCTCTCGCACGGCAGGAGGGACGAGCCGCCAGTGTCGCCCGCACATGAGAAGCCGCGGAGGGATCTCGCGCTTGCAGTCGTGCGCGTGGCACTCGTGCCGCACGCGAGCCACCTCGACGATCTTTCTCCGCACGATCAGAGTCTCATCGGCATATGGATCGCAACGAACCCGGGATCCTTCTCGGAGAGAATCATCACCGGGTCGAGCTCCCCGTCGACGTCGATCTGGATCGACTCGTCGTCGCACTTGTCGACTTGTTCGGCGAGTGTCTTCGCGTTCACGCCGATCGGCATCGCATGCATGAACGAGCAGGCCGCAGGGATCTCGATGGCTGCGATCTCTCCGTCCGCCGTGCGCCCCGAGATCGAAAGCTCGTCGCGGTTGAACGAGATCCCCACTCGCCCGTCGTCGATCCCCGTCACCTTCAGCGCGCGCAGAAACTCGGCACGGTTCGCGGTCGCGTGCCGCCGCCGCTTCGGAATCACTTGCTGGTACGTGGGGAACGTTGCCTGCGGAACCTGCGAGATGAGAAGCGCCGCGCCGATCTGGAAGAACTGCTTGTCCCCCTTCGTCGAGATCTGAACGCTGAGACCATCTGCCGCGCGTCCGCACTGCTCGGCAAGCAGGACCACCGCGCGCTTCGTCACGAGCATCTCGAACGGGCGCCCCGCCGCGATCGCTACCTCGCACTTCGTGAGCAGGTGCCCATCGGTCGCGACCATCCGAAGGACCGCCGCCTCGCACTCGATGAGCGCGGAATGGATGTGCGGTCGGTTGAAGTCGTCGCTGATCGCGTGCGTCACCTTGTCGATCAATCGCCCGAGCGCCGTCGCAGGGATCTGCGTCTGCTTGCTCGTCGGGACTGGCGGGATCTTCGGCATGTCATCGAGCGGCACCGACTTCAGCGCGTACCGCTGAGAGCCCGCTTGCATGAGCACCTTCGAGTCCTCGACCGTCTCGATTGCGATCGTGCCCGGAGCGAAGAACCGAGCGCGCTCGATCATCGACTTCCCATCGCACGCGAACCCGCCTTCTTCGCGCACAGTCCCCGCGACGCTCTCGGAGCCTGAGATCTCTAGGTTCGTCGCGCTCGCGACGATCGCCCCGTTCATCGCATCGAACCGAACGCACTTCGCCCAGAAACTAGCGCTCTTCGGTTCGGTGAACTTCACGAGCCACCCGAGAACGCGGATCAGTTCGTCCCGCTCGATTGTGATCTTCATACCGGCATCGATGCCGCCACGCGATTCAAGTAGCCGGTCCAGGGGAACGCGTTGCCGGGGTCCACGTGATCGCCCGCCTTCTTCGGCGCACGCACGTGCGTGCCCGGCTTCGGGAGCCGGAACATCTTCCAGTTCCGCCAAACCTCATTGATGTCCGCGTGCCCGCAGAACCCACCGCCGCGCGAGGGTTCTCCGTCGCAATAGGCGCGGAGCTCGTCTGCGAGATCTGCGAGCGAATACCGGCGCACCTGCACGCCGAACCGGAGGCACTGCTTCGCCGCGTCGCGCGCGCTGATCGCGAGCATCTTCTGCGAGTAGTCATCGGCCCATCCCACCTCGCCCTGCGACGCATAGCCCGCGTGCTCGATGTGATAGCCGATCGTGTTCGCGCCGGGCGCCGCTGCCGCCTGATGCTCGGGACGCACGCAACGGACCGCGCTGTCACCGTCCGCGCAGAGGTGCGCCGATGCTTCGGGGGGCGGCCCGAGCTTGCCCGCGAACCACGCCGCGACGCCTTCCGCGGTGCCCGGCTTCTCGGGTGCCTCCATCGTGTGCACGACGATGAGCCGCACGTCCGTTCGATTGAGGTACTTCCAACAAGCCGCCTGCAGGAAGGGCCAGTCTTCCCCGAGTAGCTTCCACGGCTGCGACTTGGGGATCACGTCGACGGCGCCGAGCGTCTGCGGTCCTACGCGCCCATCCGCTTCGAGCCCGCGATCGATCTGAAACTGGATCGTGTACTTCCGCGTCTGTTCTCCGAAGAACGCGGTCGCGGGATCTCGGTCGGGTGTGACCGGGTACCCGAAGTTCTGCAGTCGCTTTTCCCACTCGAAGACATCTGAACCACGCGAGCCGTATTCGAGAACCATCACGCCTCCGGACCGACATCGATGTCGGGCACCGCGGATGTTAGCCCACTGCAAGAAACTCCGCGATGTCCGATAGGTCGCGACTCAGGCGCACGCCCTCGGGAAGAGCCCGGTGAAAGATCCTGCCGTAAGGCTTCGAGACGAGCCGCCGATCGAGCAGCACGACGACGCCGCGATCGGTCGGCGTGCGGATAAGTCTTCCGGCTCCCTGCGCGAAATCGATCACCGCACGCGGGACCATGTACGTCATGAACCAGTTTGTTGTCCGCGAAGTGATCGCGTCGACTACTGGATCCTGCGGGCTCTCGAACGGGAGCCGATCGATCACGACGCACGAGCAGCTTTCGCCGGGCACGTCGACACCTTCCCAGAAACTGCTCGTCCCGACGAGCACGCTCGTCACGTCTTCGCGAAACTGCTTCAGGAGCTCGGTGCGCGGTGCGTCCCCTTGCGCGAGGATCTTGAACGGGAACTTCTCCTCGCGAAGCCGGTCGCGGAACTGCTGACACATCTTCGTGCTCGTGCTGAGCACGAGCGTGCGCCCCTTCGCGAAGCCCACCGCTTCGACCACCGCTTCGGCAGACGCCGCAGGGAAGCTCGGATCGTTCGGCTCGGGGAGTCCTGCGGGCACGATGAGCAGCGCTTGGTTGGGCCAGTCGAACGGGCTCGCGACGGTGAGCGTCGTCGCGTCCGTCGCGCCGAGATCTTCCATCACGTGCTCGAACGAGCCATCCACCGCGAGCGTTGCACTCGCCCCGATCACGCTTCGCGTCCCGTCGAAGAGATGCGCCTTCAGGATCGGCGCGACGTCGATCGGTTTGCCGACTAGCGCGACCTGATCCTTCCCCGCGGGTTCGAGGAAGTAGACCCACTCGCCCGAGCGATCGACGCGAAGCGCGGAGTTCAGCTGCGAGACGATCCCCTCGCACTTCACCGCGCACTTCAGGATCTCGCTCGTGTCTTCCGCCGAGTAGGCGCGGGAAGCTGCCGCCTCGCTCATCACCTTCGCCGCTTCGAGCAGGAGCGTCACGAGCTGCTCGCGCGGGACGGCATCCGGTTCGCGGAAGCGCGCGCGGTATCGGTCGCTCACCGAGTACGCCGCGAGCGACTCGAAGAACCGATCGGCTTGCGTGAGCACACGCTCCGCGAGCTTCGGAGAAATGCCCGGCACTGCGTTCGAGCCGACGAGCGGTCGCATCGCCCACCGCAGCGATCCGATCGTGATCCGGAACCCGAGGAAGTCGCGCGCGATGTCGCCCGCGGCGTGCAGCTCGTCGAGCATCACGACGTCCGCCTCGGGGAGCACGCCTTGCCCGCCTGCCATCCGGATCTGCATATCCGCGAAGAAGAGATGATAGTTCGTGACGACGACGTTCGCGCGCTGCGCCTCGCGTCGCGAGCGCACGCCGTGACACTGCTCGTACTGCTTGCACTTCTTTCCCACGCAGTCGTCCGACGTCGTGGCGACCTTCAATCGAACGCGCGGGTGCAGCTCGAACGGGAGTTCAGAAAAGTCGCCGGTGCGCGTCTGCTTCGCCCATTGCGCGACCTTCGCCAATTGCTGATCGGCTTCAGGTTCCCCGCGGATGTTCGTGTCCGCGTTCTTCTCCCACGCGCGAAGACATAGAAAGTTGTTGATCCCCTTCGCGAGCGCGTACTCGAATCGCCAAGGGAGTGCCTTCTTCAAGGCTGGCAGATCCTTCGTGATGAGCTGTTCCTGCAGCGCGATGTTTGCCGTCACATAGATCGCGCGCTTCGCGTGGTGGACCGCGTGATGGATCGCCGGCACGAGAAGCGCGACGCTCTTACCCGTCCCGGTCGGAGCCTGGATCAGTTTGATCGCGCCGGGTGTGCCGATCGTTTCGTCGACGGCTTCCGCCATCGCCACCTGGCCGGCGCGTCGCTGGTAGTCGGAACGCGACCGCGCGAGCGGCCCGTCTTCGGCGAAGAGCGCAAGCACAAGCCCGGCCGTCGGGCGCACGTCGAATGGATCACTCACGTCGGGGAGGATGCTGCTCTAGCGGGTCGCGGTGCAGATGTCGCGTCGCGAACGAGACCACGTGACTCCGGATCTGTCCCGTCGTGCACATGCTCGCCCACTTCTGCTTGCATCGCGTGCACACCACCTCGAACGGTTGCGGCTTCGGGAACCCGTTCTCGTCGAACGCCCGCGCCGCGAATTGCCCGACTACGTGAGGCGCCATCTGCGGGCTCCACGTCTGCGAGAGCTCCGCCGGTTCAGCGAGATCCAAGTCCGAATTGTTCTTCGGCATTGCTGAGAGCATCTCGAAGAAGCTCGACGTTGTCGAGCGCACTGATCCCCGGAGGACCGTCGATCACCTGCAACAAATCCCGCGCCGTGATCACGAGCGCGCGAAGCGCCACATCCTGATCCACGGAGAATTTTGGGTGCTCCGTCGCTTGCTTCAGGAGGAGCTCTAGCTGCTTCGATCGCTGCTGCTCGGTCGCGAGTGCTTCCGCGTAGAAGCCCGCCATTGAGACGAGCGCGTTCGATCCCTGCGTCGCGAGCGTGCTCATCGGCCGCCCGACATCGATGTCGGTTCCCAGTCTGGATCCCACACGTGCCCGAACCGCTTCACGATGAGCGCGCCGACATCATCGTTCGACACCGATCGATCGGCCGCGTTGTGATCGAGGATGAGCACGCCCTCCGGGTCGAACACCTTCAGGCGGGACGCGATCCGCTCGGAGCCCTTCGGCGTGACGAAGAATCCGCCGCGCGGCTCGTACACTGCGCGATAGCCCGGAAGCTTTTCGTTGATGGCGCGCGCCACTCGGGCAAGGCGCGGCGTTCTCGTGGTGACTCTGCTCATCGTGTTTTCAGGATGCCGCGCCGAGCGAAGCCCGAGATCTGCTCGATGGCCGCGCGCCGGTCGGTTGCGCTCATGCCGCCGAATGGATCGGCAGGATCGTACCCGAGCTCGATGAGCATGCGGAGCCGCGGGTGCTGATCGGCAAGGCTCACCTGTTCGTTCTGCAACGCGAGGAGCGCGTCCGGATCGTCGGTCGGCCCAGGCCAGAATCGTTCGGCGTACTCGTATCCTCGGATGTACGCCTCGCGGTAGCTGTTCTCCGCGATCGCCGTCGCAAACTGGACCCAATCTTCATCGGTCGCGTCCGGGTGCAGCGCTCGATAGAGCCGCACTTCTTCCGAGATGCGCCGCGGAGGTGTGGGCCCCTCGTTGAAAATCCCAAGGATCCGTTCGAGGAGCTTGCGGAAGAAGCGGCCGGCTCGGGTCATCGTGTAGAACTCGATCATGCCGTCGAAAAAATCTCAAGCTACCGATCCCTCCATCAACCGGATCTTCTGCGCAGGACCGCGGAAGAAGATCGCCGATCTCATCTCCGATCCGAGGAACTCGATGGAGCACGATGAAGCGAGCATCGCCGGGATCTTGGCGAGCCTTCGCGAGTTCGGGCAACGGAAGAACATCGTGATCGACGCGAGCGGGCTCGTGCGCGCTGGCAACGGCACGCTCGAAGCGGCGCGCCGATTGGGATGGACCGAGCTCGCGTGGGGCCCCGCTCCCGAAGAAGAGAACGCCGCGCGCGCGTATGCACTAGCCGACAACCAAACGGCGCGGCTCGCGCGCTGGAACGACAACCTGCCGAGCGAGATCCAGTGGCTTGCAGAGAATGGCTTCGGAGCTCCGTCGCTCACGTCGTTCGGCTTCGAGCCCGACCGACTCTCGGAGATCCTTTCGCACGAACCCCCACCCGACTCAGGCCCGCGCGATTCGATCCCGCCCGAGGATGTGATCCCCGAACCTCCGAAGGTGCCGATCACGAAACGGGGAGACGTGTGGAACCTCGGGGAGCACGTGCTCATCTGCGGGGACTCCTTCGACGCGGCGACACGGGAGCGCGTGCTCGATGCGGGCGCGGTCGATCTCGTCGTCACCGATCCGCCCTATGCGATCTATGGGTCGAGCACCGGCATCGGAGCCGACATCGCCGACGATCGCATGGTGCGCCCGTTCTTCGAGTCCGTGTTCCGCGCGTGCGAAAACGTAGTGAAGCCCTTCGGGCACATCTATCTTTGCTGTGACTGGCGAAGCCACTCGGCGATCCACGAGTCGAGCCGCGCGGTGCGCGGAGGGCACTACGGGATCTGGCCGAAGAATCTGATCGTGTGGGACAAGGGGCACGGGCTCGGGAGCATGTATGCGCAGACGCACGAGTTCGTCGCGTTCTTCGCGAAGCAGCCGACACCGAAAGCGATGAAGAGCACGCAGAAGGAAACCGGGCACCGCACCGTGATGAAGCCGAACGTGTTCAAGCACGAGCGCGCGCACGGCGATGACAGACAGCACAACGCCGCGAAGCCGCCCGCGCTCTTCCGCTGGCTCATCGAGAACTCATCGGACAAGGGGGAACGCGTCGTCGACTTCTTCGGAGGGTCGGGGACGACCATCATCGCGGCCGAGCAGACCGGGAGGTGTGCGACCGTGTTCGAGGTGGAGCCCATCCACTGCGACGTCACGATCGCCAGGTGGGAGCGGCTCACCGGGGGGAAGGCGCGGAAGCTCGGGGGCCGTCAACGCGCAGCGCGTCCCGCTTAGCCGACCGACACCATGCCCGCACCGACTGCGACGAGCTCGCTCGGCATCACCCACGTCGTGGTCCCCTGCCCGAGCACCTCGACGAGATAGAGGTGCCGCCCCTTCTTCACGAGCCGCACGGGGATCCGTTCTCCCCCCGTGCGTACTTCGTACAGCGGGTTCATGGTCGGAGCTCCCCGGAGATCACCGCGGCGAAGACATCGCGCGCGTTCTGCTCAGCGAGCGCGAGCCGGTGCGCGAGCTTCGCGACCTTCTTCGTCCCCGCGTACGGTGTCGAATACTCGTCGCGCTTCTGCTGCGCGAGTTCGAGCGCGTCGCGTTCGAGCCGCGTCGCTGTCTTCACGTACAGGGTCTCAGCGAGAGCGAGCTTCACGTACAGCGCTTCGATCTTCGCGTCGTGCACCTTGCCGAGTTCCCCGAGCGCGATGAGCTCGTCGAGCTTCACCGCATCGCTCCCCGCCTGTGCGGGGTTCGGGTTCACCGCGGGGTGATACGGGTCGCCAGGCTCCCGTCGGAGCCCCTGCCCGCGTCGCGATTGCCTACCCATGATCTCCGACATCACGCCGCCTTCCCTGCGCACTCGGGACCGAGCCCCATGGCGATCGACTCGGGCACCGTGAGCGCCCTGCCGCAGCGGCCGCAACACCCCTCGTGCCACACCTCGACACTCGGGGGGAGCGCGCCGAGCCGCGGGAACACCCACGCGAACGCCTTCGCGCTCGGAGCGTCGTATCCGATCTTGCTCTTCGCCCCGCCGTGCACGAACCGCCCATCCCGGATGAAGCCGAGGTAGGAGTAATCCGCCTCGTTGTCCGAGCCGACGAGCACCGACACGAAGTGAACCCCGCCGTTCTTCGCGGCGCGGATCCGGTACGTGAACCGGTTCCCCGTCGCCGTGTTCTGGATCGTCGCACGCGCGTTCCCCGCGAGGAGGAACCGCGCCGCGTCCGCGGCTGCGAGCTTGGCGTTCATTTTCCACCTCGAACAAGCGCGCGCCCATTCCGAGAATGGATCCGCGAGATGAGACGTTCCACGCGACCGATCTTTTCCGCGATGATGCGAGCCGCAATGTTCGTGCGCACCGTCGTGCACCGAAGTTCGTCGCGCTTCGTATAGAGCGCGACGAGCAGCGTGTAGTGGTTCGTGATGAACATCAGCCGTCCCCCGCCGGCCCGCGCCGGTAGCCGTCAGCCGTCACGAGGTAGCCGACCGTGCCGCCGATCCCGTCGACGGGCGCGATCGTCGCTTCGGTCGCAGTGAAGAACGCGACCGCTGCCGCGATCTCGTACATCTCGATCCCGCCGGCTTCGACCGCCTGCTCGATCGTGACGTACGCCGCGACCGCGTCTTTCCAGTGCGCGCCGCGGAGGGTCGGGCACACGAGTTTCCACGCTGCTTCGTGGCGGGCTTTTTCTGCGTTCAGGGCTGCGAGGTTCATGGGGTGGTTTCCTTTCCGAACTGGACAGCCCCACTATAGGGGACAACTCGCCCCCGATACAAGCCCCGTGTGATCTTTTTTTCAGGACCCCAAGATCAACGCCGAATCCTGCCCCGTGAGCACGCCCGTCACCGCGTACCACCCTAGCTCGCCCGCCCTGCAGTTTGCCGCCACCCAGGCGTCCCGCTCGTGCTCCGTCCAGGCTTCCGGGCATCCCGCCCGCCTGGCGCCTTCCTGCGCCCATGCCTTGCCGCCCTGGTCCTTCTTCCGCGGCCCGAGCACTTCCGTCTTCTTCGGGGAGCGACCGAGCAGGAACTTGCGCGCCGCGAGGATGCTCACCGGTTCGGCGACGATCGCCATCCGTCGGAAGAGTTCGAGCTTCACCGCGCCCCCGAGTTCCCCGAGCGCGTGAGCGCGGCTCTGCATGCTGCCGAACGAGTATTGCTCGATCACCGCTTCCGTCACCGCGTTCGCTTGCGCGAATTTGATCACGGCGTTCGCGAGCTCGTCGAGCCGCTGCGTTTGGAACGCTTGCGGCGCGTCCTTCGGTAGCGGGCTCGTGAACGTGCGCCTTCCGATCTTCGTCCACTTCCCTTTCCAGTTCTCGGGCATCGCGATCATGCCGAGCCCACGAAGGGAGAGATCGAGCGCGAGTAAGACTCTCATCCGAGCACCTCGACGCGAGAGCCGTTCGCCCCCGCTGTGATCTTGATCCTACGCGGGAAGCTCGCGAGGAGCGCGGAGTCGTGCGCCGTCACGAACGATTGTTCTACCCCGTACTCGTCCGCGAGCATGGCAACTAGGTGCCGCGTCACCGCGTGACGGTTGAACGCATCGAGCGCACCAAAGGGCTCGTCGATACACGCCACGCGCCACGCCGATCCCCGCATCGCTCGGAGCCAGGCGTTCGCCGCGAGACGCACCGCGAGCCCCGCCAGATCTTCCGCGCCACCTGAGAGCGGGGAAACAACAGCGCGGAACTTGTGTTCGAGCTTCATGCCCCGCGCCGCGTTGCACGACGTGCACGCCTTCACCTTGCGCGAGGAAGGGAACGGGAGCCCGCACGTCGCACAGTGTTCCGCGGGTTGCTGCGTCTCGCGCGCCCATTGGAACGAGATGCCGAGCACGACGCCGCTCCGCTGCAGGAGCTCGTTCGCGCGCTGCTCGATGAGCGAGAGCATCCGTTCCGCAACTCTCCGCTGAGCGCCGCCAGGCCCGAGGATGAGCAGAGCTTCTCGGCGCGCCGTGATCTCGGGCAGGAGCGCGAGCACCTTCGCCCGCGACTCTTCGGCGCGCTTCAGGTGCTGCGCTTTCCACGCTTCGTTTCGATCGAGGATCTCGATCTGCGATCGAACTTCCTGAAGCTCACGCGCCCAATCCGCAGTCGCCTCGACCGCGGGCTGCGCTTCCGTGTTGAAGAGCACCCACGCGGGACGGAGCCGATCCTGACGCGCACGGAGATCTTCGAGGTTCGCAGACCAGCGCGAGCCCGCGCGAATCCCATCCGTGATCAGATTCGCGAGCCGCGCCGTTTCGATTGATTCCTTCTGCGCCGCTTCGTACTTCGCGTTCGCGGCTTCATCTGCTTTCGCGTTCGCTTCGATGTTCGAGTTCAGCTGATCCTTCGCCGGGCAATCGAACCCACCGCGAACCGGACACTGCCCATCGAACTTCCCACGCACGAGCAGGCGCGTCTTCGTCAACGTCTGCCGTGCGACGAGCACCTTCGCCGCCGCTTCTGCCCCCGTGTTCATCGCCGCCGTGCGCTGCTCTTCGGTGTACGCGAATGGTTCCGCTTTCTCCTGCGCGGTGATCTCGCGCCCGAGCCGTTCGTACTCTTCGGCGTCGCGAGCGCGTGCCTCGTTCTTCGCGAGCGCAGCGCGCACACCCGCGTCCTTCTCGGTTTTGATCTGCAGCGCATCGGCTCGCGCCTGCAACGCTTCCCGCGCTCCCGGTTCACCGACATCGATGTCGGTCGCGTCCTGTTCCGACTGCACGGCGATCGCGATCCATCCATCGTGCTCCTTCAAAAGCCGGGTCAGATCTTCGGCGACGAACCCCGCCGCGTCCCGGACCTTTTCGATCCCGCACCACTCCGCGATCTGCGCCGTCACGATCCCGGGATCTTCGGTGATGAACCAATCGACTTCCTTCTGCCGGCTCCACCACGTCGCGAGCTGCTCGTCCTTGCTCGTCCCCGTGAGCCGGTCGAGCGCTTCCTGCGCATGGTCCCCGCGGAGTTCGAGCTCCGCCCCTTGCCCATCCGGAATCACCACGCGGAGCTTCGTGCTTCCGCCGCGCGTGCGAAACCGTTCGGCGTATGCGCCGCCCGAGAACTCTGCCTCGACTCCGCCTTCTTCTTCGTCGTTCGTGATCCAGGCGTCTTCGGTCTGCTTCGGATGATCGCCCGTGAGCACGAACCGGATCGTCGCGAGGAACGAACTCTTGCCGCTCCAGTTCGAGCGGCGCGGATCTTCTTCCGTCTCGCCCACCACCGCGAACGCGCCGGGCCCGAGCGCGAGCTCGTGCTCTCCTCGGAACGGGAGGAAGTTTCGGATCCGAAGCCCTGTGATGATCTCGCTCATAGTCCCGCTCGCGCAAGCGCGTCTTCGATGACGGCGCGCAGCTTCTCCGGATCCATGCTGTACGAGTTTCCGAGCAGCCAATCGATCGCCTGCCGCGCCGTCTCTGCCGTTGCAGGGCTCGCGTTCGCTGCTTCATCGGGGAGCGATCGATCGCCGCCGCGCGCGGGAGCAAACCAAACGTGACGGACGCCGTTCTGTTTGAACTCGCGTGCGATGTCTGCGCGCTGCGCTGCCGTCGTTCCGCGCTCGGGCACGAGCTTCGCGATGTCCACGTGCGGAACTCCCTGCACCGGGAGCACCACCGTCGCGAGCTCCCACGCGCCCGCGATCTTTCGCACGCGCGGATCATCGAACGCGGGTCGCACTTCTGATCGTCGTCGCACGTCACACCTCCAAAACGAGAAAGCCCGGGGTGTTGTTCTCTTCGCCGTGCGTGAGCCGCGCGAGCGTGCCCGGGGTGAGCACGGGGCCCGTGAGGTTCCTCGAATGGAAGTGACCATTGACGCACGTCACCGGGCGCACGGCGCGGAGCTCTGCCACCGCTTCGAGCGGGAACCGGATCCCGCGACCGCGTGGCATCTCGGTCGTCTCGCTGCCGAGCCCGATGCCGTCGATCTCCGTCATGTGCCCGACGATGAGCACACGCTTGCCCTGTGCGAACCGCGCCGATCGAACGTGCTCCGCCGGATCGTACGGGTGACTGAGCGGGGGATAGGGGAGGAAGCACACGACCAGATCCCCGAGCGTCGTCGTGCGCGGCTTGTCGATCACGTTGTGCCCCGCGGCACGGAGCGCCATCAACGTGTGAGAGCCGCGCCCGTCCTCCATCACGTCGTGATTCCCAGTGATCCAGAATGACGGGATCGGGCCGAGTTGTTCGGCCACTTCGACCGAACGCGCGATCGCCCGGTGCGCGAGCGCTTCATCAACGTCGGGATCGCAGAGATCTCCGAGGAAGAAGTAGGCGTCCACCTTCTCGCGGTGCGCGGTCTCGACCGTCTGATCGAGCCCCGCGCTGATCTCGTCGTAACGTTCAAGCCCGCCCGTGATCGCGTCGAGATGCACGTCCCCGGTGAAGAGCGCTTTCACCTCAAACGCCCGGGTTGTGCGCAGGCCAGATCAGCGCGGTGCTGATCTCGATGCGACGCCCGTTCGCATCGTCTTCGGTGTAGCAGATGCCGTTCCGATCGATCTTCGCCGCGATCAATCGTGCGAGCATCGCGCGGTTCTTCGTGACAAGTTCCGCGTCCTGCGTCGCGGCGTAGCGCGCTTGCCTCGCTTCTTCTTCCGCACGCGCCGCCGTTTTTTCAGACGCATCGGCCGCGATCACGAGCTTCGAGAACTCTTCGACCACTCGCTGAACTGCAAGCACCAGATCCGCCGCCGTCACTTTCTTCGGGTCGCTCATGCGATCGAAGATGCCGCCTTCGTCTCCGTGGCTTGTCTCACATATTCCCGGACGTCCGCCTCGATGGCTGCGAAGAACTCGGGCTCCGCGTGCAGGCGCTTCACCGCGTTCGCTCGTCCGTTCGCGATCCGCTTCTTCCCCCAAATGTACCAGGCGCCCGACTGAGTGATCAGCCCCGCGTCGGTTCCGAGTTCGAGCACGTCGCGCGGAGTGTCGAAGCCTTCGGGCACGAGCACGCCGTTCGACGTGTGGAAGTACGCGGCCGGAACCTTCGACGCCTTCCCCGCGACTTTGGTTTTGTGGATCTCCAATCGGTGCCGCTCGCCCACCACCTGCGCGCTGTCGTCCGATCCTTCTTTCACCCACGACCGAGAAACCCGCACGTCGACGGAGGCATCGTAATAGAGCGCCTTCCCTCCCGCGATCTTCCACGGCCGGTCGTACATGCCGGCATCCGGATCGTCCATCTCGCGCGCGATGATCGCGATCGCCGTGTTCGTGTCCGCGAGGAGCGGCACGAGCTCGTCCATCCATTGCGAATTGATCGCGGCCTTCATCTGCGCCGCGCGTCCGCCTGCGCCGTCGATCCCCTTCGGCTTCTTCTCGTTCGAGCGACCGCGCTTCGGCGCGTCGTCGTCCTTCACCGCGGCGAGCATCTTCTTCAAGAGCCCTTCGGGCACGAGCTTTCGGATCGAGTCGACGACGATGATCCCCGTCGTGTTCTGATCGATCTGCCCCTTCACTCGGGCATCCCCGATCGTGTCGCAGAACTTCCGCACGCCGCCGACCACTTGCTCGTACGAACGCGCGGGGAGCGTCATGAACCCCGGGTGATGTTCGAGCCCGCGCATCATTGTCTGCACCCACGGGAGCGGTGTGGTGCGCTCCGCGTCGACGAACCCCGCGAAGTGATCGCGCGCGAGGAACGACTCCATCAGGCCGAGCACAAACGCCGTCTTCCCTTCGTTCGAGGGACCGTGCACGAGCGTGATGCGCGCGATCGGTTGCCCGCCTACCCCGAGCCGGTGATCGTACTGAAGGAAACGCGTGGGGACCGACTGCACCCGGCGGATCGTCTCGGCCGCCGGGCGCCATCCGTCGAAGCGCTTCGCGACCGCGGCCATCCGCTTCAGCGCGGAGCGATTCCCCGAGAACGACGGCGCGGAGCTCGGGGTGGGAGCGGGGCGGTTTGTTTTAGTTCGGGGCATGAGGGCGGGAGGCTGTACCAACTCGGGGGAAAATCATCCGCCCCGTCGACGGGAGGGGGACCGAAACGAAGCCGCGGGGGCCGCTCCTGTGCCCGCCTGAGGCGCCGCCGGGGTTGAGGGGGCTACCGCCGACGTCGGAGGGGAAGCGGCCGCAGAGCGTCTCCTGGGAGGGGGCTTCGCCGGTTCTTGCTTCGGGGGGTCGGGAATGAGCATCCCCGTTTTCAGATCGTACCGCGCGCCGCAGTGCGGGCAGGTGTCCATGACGGTCGTCATGGTGCCCTCGCACTTGTCGCACGCGACTTCCTCGGGAGGCTCCACCGCGGGAGCGCTCTGCACGCTCGGAGCCGAGCTGCTCGCCGCTTGTCGCTTCTGTTCGCGCGCTGCACCGAGCTCGTCTTTCCACGGCTCTTCGGGTTCTGCGTCGAGCTCGTCGATGATCGCCATCGCCGGACCGAAGAGCTCGTCCCACGGGAACTCGATCAGCGCGTGCGCCTCCATGCTCGCGCGGAGCTTTCGCGGATCACCCGCCCTGAGCATGTCGGAGATATCGGGGGGCGCCTGCTCGAACACCGCTTGGATCTGCGGAGTGAGCTGAATGCTCTGCCGGCGCACGGCGTCGTACTTGTCCGCGAAGGTTTTGTTCTTGTCGTACGTCCAGTGAAACCCGTACGGGTGGATCCGCGGATCGCCGCCTTCGCCGATGTCGGCCATCAGATCCTTGATCACTTTCTGCACACGCTGCCCGAGCGTCTGACTCTCGCGCGTGATGAGGCAACCCGCGCCGGGGTCCTTCGCCGAGACGACGCGGAAGATGTACTGAAGCTTCGCGGCGCTCTCCTGCTTGAAGACTTCCGACTGCTTCACCTTGATCGAATCGAGCGCGAGCTGATCTTCTTCCGAGAATCCCTGCTTTGGTTCTTTGAAGAGACCGCAGAACCCACCGGCGCGAACGATCGTCGACGGTTCCCCGGGCGCGTCGAACTGGAAGATCGGCGTCAGCCAGTCGAGCTTCTGATCGTTGATCTGATCTCGGATCCATTCGATCGTGAGGCAGAGGGGGCAGACCGCCGGAGGGTGTTCGCGGCGATCGTCGTCGTCGCGGAACTTCTGCTTTCGCAGGATCTGTTCCGTTTCGAGACAATTGAAATCGTCGCTGAAGATCTTCGTCACATCGCGATCGAGTTTCTTGTCCTTGTACGTCGTGATCTTGTACCAGCTGTGAGCCCACAGCGCGGCCGGGAGTCCACGCGGGTGCAGGAAGACATCGATCTCCCCGTCCTCTCTCCACTTCTCCAGAAACCCACCGCCGCCCGCGTTCCCCGAGTGACCGAGGAAATCGTCGAGGCTCATCTCGTGACTTGCAGTCCGTCCCATGTGACTCCTTCAGGACCGACATCGATGTCGGTCGGTTGTTTATGCCGCGGGGGGCTTGATCCCGAGCAGAATGCACGCAGCGGTAACAACTTTGAACCGCGCTTCCGGCGGAAGCGGGCGCAACGCATCGACCACCGCGCCAAGTGCTTTCAAAAGCTCGTCGGGCGTAGCAAGTCGGGTCGGCTCGCTCATCGCGACGCCCCGCTCGTCATGACTTGAAGATCTCGCGCGCGGTTCTTCCAGAGTTCCGCGAAACGTTCCAAGACCTGAACCATGGCTTTGCTCTTCTCGCGACGGAGCTCGGTGCTCCGCCACTCGTCCGGGTGACTCGCCGCCATATACCCCTCGATATCCGATTCCGTGATCTGCTTGCCCGTCGGCGCCTTGCTCCCGAGGAGTTCCTTCTGCTTCGAGAACTCTTCGAGCTTCGCGCGTTCGAGCGTTTCGCGCGCTTCGCGCCGCAGCGCTCCGAGGATCGCCATCGCGTCCATTTCAAATGCCGCGTGCGCAACCTTCGCGTTCGCGTACAGCTTCATCGCGCGGTGAGCACAGTCCTGCGCTTCGTCGAGCGTGTTCACGAGAAGCCCGTACTCCGCTTGGCTCGCGCGCATCGAGAGCCGGAGTTTCTTTTCGAGCTCGGCGTACTCCTGTTCTGCATTCAGCTCGAAGAGCCGATCGACGATGCGATCGAACCCGGCTTGAAGGCCCGGCTGATCCGGTTGGTTGAAGTTGCCGGGCGAGTCGGGCCGCACCTCGACACGCGGGGGCATCGCAGGAAGGCCCGGCAACTCGGGGAGAAACTCTTGACGCTTCGGCGCGGGGGGCGCAGTGCGCGCCGCTTCACTTCGTGAACGCATGCCCGGAGGATGCCGCTAGAAGAGTTGCCCTTGTCCGTGCTTCGCCGCGAGCGCCGCGCGGCCGCGGAGCTTCGGGGGCCGACTCTTCTCGAACTGTTCCCACGGGCCCGCGGGGAAGCACGCCTGAAGCACGCGCATCGTCGGGGGGTACGTGAGCGTTTCCCAGAGGTGATGACGATCGAGCTCCCCGGCGAAGTCCGCCGCGGGGATCACCTTCATCGGCGATTCACTCGCGTCCGTCACGACGTACTCGATCCGCGAACCTTCCCCGATGTCCTCACCACGCGCCTGCAGCACCTTTGCGACACGTACGTGCACGGTGCCCGCCGCTTCGGTGCCGTCCTTTTTGATCTTCGTCGCGTACTCGTCGAGCTCTTTCGAGAGCGACTGACTCAGCACGAAGTCCTTCAGTTCGAGATCGCCGGTGAGGATCTGATCGCGCCATCGCTTCACGAGTTCCACGAAAACAGATTCCCGCTCTTCACACTCGGGCACGCGCTTTCGGAGAATGCCCCCGCCGACGAGCAGATCGATCACCTCGGCTTGCATCTTCCGCGCGAGCTTCGCCGTGTCACCGCGCTTGTACTCCAACCCCTTCACCTCGGGTTCGCTGTTCTCGTCTGCGGGTGTGCCGTCGTAATGCGCGTAACGTCCGGCGTACCGTTTCTTCGTGATCATGATCACGCGCTCGAACTTCTTTTCGTATCCGAGCTTGATCCGGTTCTCGCGACATCCGCGATCCTTCAGGAGCTTCGGATAGAGATCGGCGTTCGCCCACGCCACGAACGCGCGGAACTCCGCGTCCGAGCTGCCGACGATGAACGTCGAATCGGTGTCGCCGTAGATCGCTTCGAGGTTCCGAGACTCGCCCGCACGGAAGGTTTCCTGAATGAGCCACGCGCCCGTCTGCGTGATCGCCTGAGCGACCGCGCGCACGAAGTAGCGGGACATCTCGTTGCCGAGCACGCCGAAGAAACTGTTCGCCGTGATCTTCATCGCGGTCGATCGGCGATCGGCTTCCTTCCACGCGGGCGTCCCGGGGGGATGTTTCGATCGCTCGTCGCTGTACTTCTTCCGGAGCTGGCCGAGGATGTCGACGGCTTCGGCGACGAGCCCCATCACGTCGAGTCGAAAGCACGTGTCGTCTGGCGCCGCACAATGCGTGCTCGGGATCGGGCGTTTCTCAGGCGGCAAGTGCGAGAGATAGATCGGGCGCCCCGCGTTCCCGTCGAGCACGACGCCATCGTCGTACGTCTCCGGGCTCATGTTGAACGAGATCATGATCGACGGATACAGACTCTTGAAGTCTCCGACGTGCACGTCCTTCACGATCCCGCGCTTCGTCGGCGCCATGACGAACGCTCCCTTGAACGGGTCCGCGTCGTCGTCGCCCCACTCGTCTTTGTCCTGATAGAACTTGGAAGGAAAGTGCATCCCGCGCTCTCGTGCGCGACGCAGAAGAAAGCCATCTGCGAACCGCGTGGGCTTCGCTGCCTTCGAGTCGGGCAGCACGCCGCACGTCTCGCAGATCACCTGATGCAATTCGAGATAGCCCGTCGCCTGCTCGATCAGGAACATGAGCTCGGCGTCGCGGAGGTTGTAGCGCGCGAGGAGATCCGGATCGCGCTCCCACAGTTCCCACGTCTTCGCGCTGTCGACGTCAAGCTTGCCGACACCCGCGACGCTCGTCGCGATCGCGTGAAGCGCCATGCTCTGCTTCTCGTCGCCGCTCTTCGATGCGCTCACGTTCATCCGCTTGAAGATCACGAGATGATCGAGCCAGAGCCACCGGCGCGGCTCGATGGGAATGCCGAGCACCTTCGATCGGTTGATGAGCACCTCGCGATCGAACCGGTCGAGCCCCCATCCGACGATCTGTTCGTACCGCGCCGCCTCGTGCCAAAAGTCGAGAAGCAGTTCCCGCTCTGCGTTGTCCGTGTCGGCTTCGAGCACGCCGACGATCTTGTCCCCGTCGTCGTCGACGATCGCCCACGACAGAACGCGCGCCTCGCCTCGGATCGCTTTCGCAATGCCGGCGCGGCTGTCGGTCTCGACGTCGGTGAAGCACCGATGAGGTTTCGCGATCGGCGCGTTCGAGTCCGCGAGGTAGCGCTTCACCGGATCGACGTCGCCCTCGAACGACTGAATGAACTTCGCTTCGAGTCCTTTGCAGACGTCGTACACCGCGCCACGATCGCGCCACCGGATCCGAAGCCACGTGTCCTCGACTCGGATCGACGCCACGCGCCCATCGGCACGGAGCATCCGCATCATGTTGTCGTCGACGTCCGACGAGCGGAGGAAACACGTGTGCTCCGCAGGCACGCGCCGAGTCTCTGAAGAACCATCGGGGCGGCGAGTCGTGAGGATCACGGCTCCACCGCCCCAATAGCAATTGACCACCGGATCGTGTGCGTGCGCGGCCGGGACTGCGATGATCGTCATCCGCGCCGATTGTGCCGCGCTTCAGTCTTCGTCCGAAGCCTTGCGCCGGTGCTCGATGTGAACGACGAGCCCGCGCGCTTCTTTGATGATGTGCACGTGCATCACGACACCGTTCGGGAGCTCGTACTCACCCGACGGATCCTGCCCGAGCGTCATCGCGCGCACCGGCTTCGCGTCCTTCTTCTTCGCCCGCGCGAACATCGGAACCTTGATCTTGTCCTTCGTCACGACCGCCGTGAGCTCGTCGGGCCCGGGTGCCTTCGGAGGTTTCGACGGCGCCGCGGGCTTCTTCGATCCGGTCGCGCGCGGGTTCAGCTTGCGAACCTGTCGCTCGACATCCGCGAGCGGGAGCCCCGCGCGCGCCTTCTCGATGATCTCCGCCTGCATGTCGTCGGGCAGCTTCGCGATCAGCGAGAGCTTCGAGACTCCGATCTTCTCGAAATCGTCCTTCGAGAACGCAGCCGCGACGTTCATCGCGCGGCTCGCGTGCTGATCGCTCATCTTCAATTCTTCCTGAGAGAACTGAAGCCACGACTTGTACCGCGGCTTGCCGTCGACGCCCGCGCGCTGCGTGTAGAGCTTGCGATCGTGAATGTCTTTGATCGCGCTCCCGAGTTCCCAATACGCTTTCGCTCCCTTCGCGTGCGCGGCGTTCACCCGTTCGAGCGCGCGATCGAGCGCCTTCTCGGAAACGTCGAGCGAGCGCGGCACCTGCACGAGCTCGGCCTTCACCGCGGCCGCAGGCTTCTTCACCGCTTCGCTCCGCTTCTTCTTCGGTGCTTCGGGCGCCGCTGCCTTCGGCGCTTCTGCTGACTCGGGGGGATCATCTGCGTCGTCTTCGTCGTCTTCGGAATCTTCTTCCGCCTCGACATCGCTCGTCGGCGCGGGTGCAGCCGCTGCGCCGTTCGTCTTGGGTTCGGCTTCTGTCCCCGCTTCGCCGCAGTAGGGGCAAGCATCGAGCCGATCGTCGCTGTACCCACCGCACCGCGAGCACGTCACACCGTTCTCGTCGGGCACGTTCGCCGGATCGTGTTGGTGCGTCTGCAGTCGAAGCAGCCGATCGTCCGGGCTGCCGTTGGTCGGGATCCCGAGCGACTTCAGCGCTCGGTTCACGATCGCGGGATCGACTTCCTTCATGTTCAGCGGCTTCGTTTCTTGGGTGGACATTGGGTGCAGTTCCTTTCCTTCGGTCATGCCGCGCGCGTGCATCGCTGCACCGCCCGGCGAACAGTCGACTGGGCTTTCGCCTCACTCCAGAGACGGAAGACACGGCACGTGTCCGGGTCTTCCCAGAGATCCCGAGCGGCTTCGTTCAGATCGCCCTCGGCTGCAATGACGGCGCAGATCACGTATCGATCTTGCTCGTCGAGGTGCTCCATCGCGGCGCTCACCCGAGCGAGCACCCGAGCGTTTGCGTCGGCCCGTTCGATCCGCTCGTCGACGTCGGGGGGCGCGCCGAACAATTGATCCTCCTGCCACTCTTCCAGACCGAGCCGCGCGAGTGACACCGGGTGTCGGCTCGGTGCATCCCCGTCGCGCCGCAGAGAGGCGCGCTGCTTGTGAAGCCACTTCTTCCCTTTGTCGCAGGCGTTCCACACGATGAACGTATCGATCGGGACGCCGCGCTCCGGGTTCCACTCCTTCAGGAAAGCCCACGCGGCGATCAACATCTCCTGCTGAACGTCGAACTCTTCTACCCCGTCGGGGGCTTCCCATCGCCTGAGGAGGTAGCGCGCGAGCTTCCTCCAATCGTTCGCGGTTTCTCTGCAAAACTTCTCGAAGGTGATCTCATCCGCTCGCAGGGCGGTGAGCGCCTGCGCCATGTTCGTTTTCATCGACGGCCCTTTCAGTTTCTGGATCCCGCGCTCGTGCTCGGGGGTCCGAGGACCGACATCGATGTCGGTCCTCGGGTGCCCCGGTCAGGAGCTCAGGCCGCGACGATTGCGCCGGCTGCCGCCTGAAGGTCGAGCTTCCGTTCCTCGTCCTTCACGCTGTTCGCGACCCAGCTCAGCGCGTTGCTGAACCGGTACGCCGTCTGACCCGCGGGGAGCATGAGCACGTCGTCGCCTTCGTACGCCTGCTTCACCGCTTCCTTTTCGCCCTTCGTGAGAAGCGCGCCGATCTTCTTGAACATCGCCGCCGAGTTCACCTCGGTCGCCGCTGCCGCTTTGATCACGTTGATCCGCTTCTCGATCGCGGCCGGCGCGAGGAGAGCCCGCACGACGTCCGTCGTCGCGCTCACCATCGTCGCCGTGTCCTTGCGGTACGTCTCCGCGCTGAGCTCGATGTTCTCGGGGAGCCGGCCGCCGAGGTGCACCTGCTTGATCCCGTTCTCGCCCACCATCCCGTTCAGGCAGACGAGCCGAAGAGCGAACGCCGACACGGAGTAACCCGCTGCGCCGAAGTCGCTGTTCGTCTGCGAGAGCCCGAAGACCACGAACTCGCCCGGGATGGGCTCGAAGATCTGCGGGATGATCGCGCGCACCGAGTAGCGGAGATCCGTCGCGACGCCTTCCGTCGGCAGGGCGCCGATCGAGTTGCACGCGCTCACGAACGCGTCGAGCATCGGGCGTCCATCGAGCCGGCGGAACTTGTCGGAGAGCACGCCGCGAACCTGCCCCTCGACGGTGCGCATGAGGTAGCGCTCACCCGCGTGATCGAGATGCTCGCGCATCATCTTGCCGAAGAGATCCCGCTTCCAACCGGAGTCTTCGCCCGCGACGCAGAGATCGTCCGCGTAGCTGTTCGGAATGCTGAGACGGTCGCAGAGCTGCCGTCGCGCGTGACGGTGCATCCCGCGGAGCTCGCCCTTCTCACCGAAGGAAACTCGGAGCTCGCCTTCCTTCGTCATGAGCCCGCGAACCGCGGTCGAAGAGACGATCCGATCTTCGGGGATCGTGCTGAGCACTCGCGAGATGACGGAGCCGGCCGACGCCTTGCCGTTCTCGATCACCGTGTTCAAGCGAGCGCGTGCGATGGCGCGCACGTCATCCGACTGGGTGAGGGTTGCCGGGGTCCGCGTGATGTTGCTGATCGTGTTCATTTGGTGGGTTTCCTTTTTCTGCGCCTGAGCGCCACTGGACAAACCCACTATAGGGGACCGACGGCCCCCGATGCAAGCACCCCGTGATCTTTTTTTCTCAGTGCGCCGCTGCAGCCTTTTTAGGCTTCTTCCGAACGGCGCGCACTCGATCCCGAGTCTCGTAGCTCCCCTTGGCTTCATCGGGGATGGGGTACCCCGCCGACTCGAACCGGATGAGCCACCGCTTCAGCGTCCGAAAGTCGATCCCGATCAGCGTCGCGACCTTGCGCCCGCTTCGGTGCTTTCGATAGAGCGCCTCCACTTCATCCCGCACGAGCCGCGCCTCACGCGCGAGGAGCCCGGGAAGGATGGACGGCTCGCGAGCCGCGAGCGCACGGAGTCGGGGAGACGCTGCCACGCTCGGATCGATGCCGCGCTCAGGCAGGCGCCATCAGGGGCGACGCTTCCGGAGCTCCGAGCCCGCACACCGTCGCCGCGTAGTCCGGATCGGCCGATGCCTTCGCGAGCATCGCCGCGAACGCTTCTGCGTCCCCGACCTTATCGGCCGCCGCGCTCTCGTTGATCTCTTCGAGTAGTGCACTCGATTCCATGCCCGCGGCTGCGTCGATCAATTGGTCGATGGTGACTTGCTCGTCCATGGTGTCTCCGGAGTGAGGAAGCGGCGACGCCGATCCCGGATCTCTTCGATCTCGGTAAAGAGGCTCGCACGGTGCACGAGCTTGTACAAGTGACGCCGACCGATCCCGAGCTCGTGCGCGGTGCGCACCATGTTCGCCGCGGTGCGGTCGAGCACTTCGAGCAGCTCGGCCCGCTGCCGCTCACGGCTTACCCGACCGGCGAAGCCGATCGCAGTGTGTCGGTAAGACATACGTCAATCATCGCACGAAGGCGGGACGGATCCACCTTCGCGAGTGATGCGCAGTCTTCGCCCTCGGGGAGCACGAGCCGCGAGAACTTCGCCCACCTGCCGAGCTGCCCGCGGATCTCCTTCGCCACGCGTTCGCCGGCTTCGTCCGGATCGGTGATGAGCAGGAGCCGTTGCCAGGTGCCGAGCTTGCTCGCGTGCCCGGGTACGAACTCGGAGCCGTACAGCCCCGCGAACGGGAGCCCCGTCACCCGCTCGATCGCCATGCCGTCAAACCCACCCTCCACGACCGCGAGCAGATCGCGATCTTCCGGATGGCTCGGCCACATCTGCTCACCGAAGATCGCCGCCTTGTCTGCGCCTTCTTCCGTCCGCGGTTCGAGATACTTTTTCCGAGCACGCCCGAACGCCCGCGCCGTGTAGCTCACGAGCCGCCCATACCCATCCCGCACCGGGATCACGATGCGCCCCGCAAGCCCGCCGTCGACGGCGTACCCGAGCCCCCACGTTTCCGCCTGCGCGTCCGGGACGCCGCGTTCTCGGAGGTAGCCGCTAGCGGGGGAGGGCCACGCCGAAACGGGCGCCACGACGACGCCAGGGGGCAGGACGAAGCCCCGGGTGCGGGCTTCCCGGATCACCATCTCGGAACGAAGGGCCACGTGACGCGGCGCCGTCTTCGTGCTGTCGAGCCACGCCTGCGCTTCCTTCACGTCTTCGATCCCGAGCACGCCCATCACGAGCGACACGAGCGAGCGCCCCGAGAACTTGCACGACCAACACTTGAACCCCCCGTCCTCGGTGTGGATCCGAAAGCTCGGGGAGTTGTCCGCGTGCGCCGGGTGCGGACACTTCAGCTCGTACCAGCGACCGCGCCGCGTGTACGTGAGCCCGAGTCGATCGAGCACTGCGGAGACATCGGCGCGGGGCATTGAAGAGCGCCGAGTCAGGAACGGAGGGGGGTCGTATCAACCGACCCGGCGCGATCAGATGTTACCGCGCCGCCGGCCGCCGCGAGTCGGCTTCACATCACCGATCAGATCATCGAGCCCGCCCTCGCCCGCGAACGTGAAGTCCACCGATCGCCCGTTCGAGACGCTGCCGAACTCCGGGCTCCACTCGAACTCCACCGCGAGCGGCGCGCGTCCGTCGCGCTGCTTCAGGATGAGCGCCTTGATCCGATCGTCGGGCACGTTCTTCCACTGCGCTTCTCGGTGCCACGCGATGATCGTGTCGGACGCTTCCGCCCATCCCTTCGATCCCTTCGTCGCTTCGATCGTCGGGTGATGGTCCTTGCTCTGCTCTAGCTTCTCTACGTTCTGTTGATGGAGCCAGAGGTGATGCACGTGCTGCTCTTGCGCCATCGCCTGCAGCCGGAACGCCGCCTGCTCTTCGTCGTCGGGTTTCGTTTCCTTCAGCGCGCGCCGGATCAGATCGGCCACGAAGTGCTGCGCGTGCGAGTCCGCGATCGTCTGCTGCACGAGATCGAGATTCCGATCGTTGAAGTTCTTCTCGCCCCGCGTGCGTCCGAATGGGAGGCGGAAAAACTGGATGAACTCCCCGAGCCGTTCCATCTCTTCTTCAAGCAGCCGCTGATCTTCTTCCGAGTACCGGCCTTCGAGCAGATCAGATCGGTCGAACTGGAGAGAGAGCGCCGCGCACAGTTCGAGCGCGTTACCTTCTCCCGGCTCCCACGCGCCCCACAGGACTCGTTCCCCACGGTTCGCCCACCCGAGCACCGCCCGCGCGGCCATCGTGCTCTTCGCGCCGCCTGTGCGCGCCGTGAAGATCGTGACCTTGCCGGGTGCTGCGCCTGGCGTGAAGCGCGAGCGACCGGGGTGCTTTGGGTGATCGTCCTCGAAGTAGTCGAGCCCTTCTATGCAATACGGAAACGTCGCCTGCCCTTGTCGCCGGAGCGTGAGCCGCTGCGATTGTTCGAGCACGATCTGAGACGAGCTCCGGAGATACTTCTGCGAGCCGTGCCCCTTGATCGATTCGGGGATCCGTTGCGCGAGCGCGATCACTTTCTCGGGATCGGAGGTGACATCGCGGAGCGCTTCCTGGAACGCAGCGAGAGGACCGCGCACGCACTCGATGCGATCGCGATCCCACATGAGCATCCGCACGTGGTGCGTCAGGTTGGGAGGTGCGACCGGGCGATCGCGCGCAAGCTGTTCGAGGTACGTCGGATCGACTTGCCCGCCGCTCATCTGCGAGACCGTCGCGGGATCGAAGTAGAGCCCACGCGCTTGCATCTCTTTCAGAATCGCCCACGCGGCCGCGTGCCCTTTTCCGAAGAACGTTTCGGGAAGCAGAGCGGGGAGCAATCGATCGGCGACCGCCTTGTCGACGAGCACCGCCGAGATCACGACGAGCTCGTTGAACGTGTCGTGCGGGATCTTCGCGACGTCCGCGCTCGATTGTGTGGGCGCGCCCTGCGCGTGAAGACGCCCGCGCTTCGGAGCTTCTTCGACGGGAGGCGCGACGGGCGCCGCGACTTCGCTACGCTTTCGCATCGGGCGCGCAACTCATCACGACGTACCCAAACGGCACGCCGAACGCAGGGCCCCGCAAAACGTAGGTGACTTCGCGCACAACATCTCGCCCGCTGTAGAGCCCGGTCTCGTGATCCCATTCCCGGAGGTGAAGCAGATCACCCACCGCGAAGCCGCGATCGTCCTTCCGGAACTCGAACGTCTTCGTGCCGCGCAGAAGTGCGGTGAACGGTTCGGGGTGACACTTGAGCCCGTGGGTTCTCATGCGCCTTCGTAAACTTCCTCACCGGGGACCATCTTTCTAAATTGAATCCAGCCTTCGACGTTGCCGAGAAAATGCCGCACGCGCCCCGTGCGCTCCCACTTCTTCGCGGCCCCGTTCCACTTCTGTTCGTGATGCTGAAAGAGCGACAGTTCATCGCGCGTCATCGGCCGGCACGGATGTTCGAGCGGGCTCATGTGCCCGTTCGAGATCAACGTGTCGCAGAGTTCGACATCCTTCGCCGGTGCACGCTCACCGTCGTGCGTGAGGTACGAGACTCGCGCGCACCTGCCCGCGCTCACCTTCGCCGGATCGTGCCCCGTCACTTCGAGATCGAAGTCCTCCGAGCCAACCATCGGCAGATGCCAGCGATCGTCCGCGAGCAGCGTGGGATCGGACGCGCGGCGCGCTTCCTTCATCATCACCGCGATCGTTTTGATCTCGGGCTGCGCCATCTTCGAGTCCCTGAGGTTCTCGAAGTTCTGCCACTCGGTGCCCGTGACGATCACAGTGTGCCAGGCGAACGGCTCGATCACTCGGTTCGCGAGCTGCTTGTGCACGCCCGCATCCGCAAGGTGCCGTGCGTTCTTGATCGCGTCCCACGTCGAGCGCTCCCACCACGCAGCGGCTTCGCGCGCGTCGTGTTCTCCGAGCTCCTCGGTCGCCTGCATCCCGCTCTGATTCTTGCCGAACGCGACCGGCGCGAACGGGTCGAGCTCGATCATTCGAATGCGCTTCTCGACCGGAATCGCGCGGCTGCTCGCGCTGTTTCGGGAGAGCACACGGTGCGTGTTGAACTCCGCGAGGATGATGCGCGGGAACGTGATCTGAAACGACGTGATCCGGAACTCGTACTGCGAAATCGAATCGGCCAGAACCTTGCACTCGTACATCAGGGAACCTCCGCGCGAAGGCGCGCGACTTCATCGTTGCAAAACTTTTCCATGACAGTGATCGCGCGCACGTCGTTCGGTGCGGACATCGAGAGCAATGCTCCGAGCACCTGCCCGAGTACCGTATGATCAGAGAGTCGCGCGATCAACGCAGGCGCCCGCCAGTAGCCACCATCCCACGCGCTCGCCCCGGTGTATGAGAGCAGGCGCGTCGCCTCGCGGCGAAAGCACCACGCGGCCTTTTCGAGATCTTGGATCTCGGCTCCCTTGAGCTCGCGTCTCCAGACGTACTTCACCGCGCTCCCGAGCATCGCCGAAAGATGCTCCGTCACTTCGACAGTTTCGATCCCGCTCGGGTGCGAGTTGTAGCCCTTCGGCGAGTTGACCGGATCGTGCGGCTTGTTCGTCATGGGGGTGAAGAATGCCGCTCACTTCTTCGGGCGCGCGCGTTCCTGCGCCACACGGTAGTCCGTGATCATCGCGGGCGAGAACTGCAGCCGCCATCCGATCCGGAACCCGCCGCTGTCCCCGTCCCTGCGCTTCTGCTCGCGCGCGTCTTCACGCCTCCACGTCCATCGAATGAACTCGAACACTTTTTCGGAAGAGCCGAGCGCCTTCAACGCAAGTCCCGCCATCGCACACGCCGCGAAGAACGAAGGCCCGTCGAGCTCGTCGGGGCGCACGCTGTAGACGCGTTCGTGCAGGAGCGAGTAGAGCCCGACGAGCTCGCGCGCTGATGCGTTCTTCCAATCACGCGCCGCCGCGTTCTCTTCTGCCCGCTGGCGCGCCGCCGTGTGATGCGCGGCGCACACCTTCGGCCCCTTCTTCGCGGCGCGCTTCTTCGGCGCACCATCGGCGAACTCGCCGAAAGACATCTCGCGCGATGCCCCAAGCTTTGGTCGCGGCATCGGCGGGCGCGCCGATCGCGTTCTCACTGCGTGACCTTGTGCTTGTCGACGAGAACGCGGAGCTCCTTCAGGTGTTCGATGTAGCGGAGCGAGCTGATCTCGAACTCCGCTTGGAAGAGCTCTTCGCAGAACCGGTGCAAGCGGAGCCACGCTTGCTCGCCCGTCTCGCCTTCGCGCACCTTCGTGCTCGCGCGCACGGGTCCGACGGTGAACGTGTTGTACGCGATCGGCGCGAACGTCTCGGGCCCGAGCGATGCACTGAGCTCGTCCCCGACTTCTAGGACCGACATCGATGTCGGTGCTGCGCTCGGAGTGCGCTCGCCGCCGCGCCCCTGCGTGAGCGCGAGCTTCACGTCATCCGCGGTCGGTGCCGCCGGCTTCGCTTCGCTTGCGGAGGGGGCGGGGGGGAGCCTCGACAGCGCTTGCGCGAGATTCTGTTCTCCCTGTGCTGCCGTCGGAACTCCGCTCGGGGCGATCACGTCGCTGCGTCGTCTCATGGAACGAAGGATGCCGCCGATCCTTCAGGTACCGCTTCAACGGAACACGCTCGCCGTCGATCACGATGCTCGCGCTCTTCGCCCACGCCGCGATGTTTTTGAGCGGCGTCGTTCCGAACACATGCCGATCCCACAGGTAGTAGACGATCGGCTTCTTCCCCGGTCCTGCAGCGCGCGCGAATCGTCCCGTGTACTGATTGAACTGCATGCGACCCTTCGCAGCGTTCGCGCACGGCGTCGCGAAGATCCCGACGTCGAGTCGCGGCACGTCGATGCCGGTGCCGAACGCTTGATAGGTCGCAGCGGCCGCCACCACTTCGCCCGCCTTCATTCCGCGCTTTGCTTCGTCGTACTCCGCCGACGTCTCCGCGCCGCCGAGTAGAAGCCCCGCGCGCCCATCCGTGATGCGCTGGAACACCGACGCGATCTGCGAAGCGTGTTCCCGCCGGTGCGTGAGAGCGACGACCGTGTGCCCGTCGCTGACTTCGAGCGAAGCGATCCGCGAGATCGAATGGGCGCGATCGTCGTCGTCTGCGAGCTGCCCGAGAAGCTCGTTCATCCCGAGCGCCATCGCCTTGCGCGAGTTCGCACGCGCCTTCTCCGTCACGCTGCGATCGGCCGCACGCGCTCGGAGCTCGGAGTACCAGGGCGCACGAAACTCCGTCGGCACGACCACCACTTCGACGGGAAGCAGCCGCCCCGCTTCGACGAGCTTCTTCGTCTCGACCTTCAGCGCGATCGGGCCGAAGAGATCGTAGGTGAGAAACTCTTTTCGATCAGCGCGCCGCTCGTCCGCGGAGAACG